CTCTGTGAACCTGATTAAATCATCTAAATCTTTTAAGGACATTGTTTTGGCTTTCATTATTTGATTTTAAGGGTTCGTTTTTTTCTTACTTTAGGTCTATCTTCAGGAAAGTTATTATACCATATCTCATTTATTTCATTTTCCAATTGTTCAATTTCTAACTTGTCTGCTTTAGTGATACGTTGTTTACGTTCTTTACCATTTAACTCATACTTATCTAATAGAGTTCGTAATTGGTTTTCTTTTTTATCAAAAGTACTCCATTGTGGGTCTTTAATAGTAACACTTAATGGACCATTTGGGTTGATAGTTTTATCCCATTCCCAAGTAAATATTTCACCTGTATGGTCTCTAAATTCTTGAGTATAAACTTTAATAACAACATCATTTTCAGTTGGTCTACCTTTTGCCATAACTCTTATTTTATACTTAAATATACGAAGGAAAAATTAAATTGCCAAATTTACTTATTATAAGAAATAAAATCATCATCCCTATCATCCTCATCTATTAGACCTAATGACCTGAAATGTTCCTCAGCGTAACTATCTAATTCCCATGTCACCTGTTGTGTTTTAGGAACGTCCATATAATCTTCTATACCTTGTTCTTGTTTCTTAGTAAATACATCTCCTATTGTTAAAAAGTAACAGTTATAGCAAAGAAATTCTAAATTGTCTTGTTTCCAATTACGTTTATTGTAATCTTTAAAATTAATTAGTAATGGTACTCTATAATCTGATACTCGTTGTTCTTTAAATCCACAGCATGTACATTCCTCTGCTAGTATAGCCTCTTGAATTAGACGACGTTTGAATTTATCAATACTAAATGATTCAGTGTATAATTCCCCTGTTAGTATTTTTTGCAGGTCAGGTTCCTTACCATGATGTTTTAAAAATTTAGGGATACCTTTTCCTAATTGGTTTTTATGAGTGTCAAATAGGGTGGGTGAATTTATATCATTATCATCTACACGATATGATTTAAAGTATGGTTTAACATGTTGGTATGAACAGTTGAGGTAACGTGCCGCAGCTCTAATTGATTTTGTAACTTTCATAGCACGGAGTAAATCTTCCTTACTATATATTTTTGCGGCTCTAGCCATAACTTATTTCTCGTTTAGAAAATTTGGGTTTATTTTTACTAAGTAACTATAAAGATCCTCAGGTGTGTTTAATATTACTTCAGATTCAGTTCCGTCTTCATTCATTTGAAATAAACAATTAATTGAACCATCTAAAGCAATTCGTTCATGTAAGTAAAAAGTGATTAAATCATATCCACTCTCACCCCACATTAATAGCATTAATTTATCTATAATACTGTAGTAAGTTTCTTCATATTCAAATAAATCTATACCAAATTCTGCTTGTAATCTATTAGATTTAATTAAAGATTTCTCATATTGTTCTATTAAAGATAAGAACAATGATTTTTTCTTTAATGCCTTATTTTGTCTTTGTTTTTTTAATATAACAGGTGTGTTAAATAATTTTTCAAAGCCTTCTTCAAGATTGTTTTTTAGTTCTTTGTCCATTTTCTATTTCTTGGATTAATTCATTAATTTGAGAACATTTTAAATAATCTTCAGTCTTAATAAAATAGTCTAATGAGGATTTTAAAACAGGAATAAAACCAGATTTTGGTATTGTTATATTTACTTCAAGTTGATTTATACTACAAATAGTAAATTCCTTTTTATTACCTTTAATAGCTATTTTTATCCCCTCAACAACCATTTCAAATAATAAATGTTGTATTTTAGGAGTAAAAAGGGTATCTAATATACCCCTCAAACTATATTCTAGAAATACTATATTAGGCGATTGCTTCTTCATCTTCAGAACCTCTTATTGTTTGTTCTTCACCTCCACCTAGTATTTTATCTCTAATGAATGTGAACACTGAATCTAATGGTATTTGAAAATTAGCTGCACTTTTATCTGGTGCGTCTGTGTCTCTATCAAATTCTAGACCATATTCATTAAATTTTTTAGATATAGTTGTAGCAATACTATTTTGTAATGTATCTACTTCTTCAGGTGATAAATTAGTTAATACTTGTCCTGTTTCATTAACAGGAAAAAATTTAACTTTAATACCTTTTTTAGTTGGGTTTTTATTTACATCGACCACAACTTTAAAGTTTTCACCTCCATAAGTGGCGTTGTAATTTAATTCACCTTCTTCATTGAGAAATTCTTCATTTAAAAAGAAATCACGTAATTTATATTCCATAATTTTGTTTTAGTATAAATATTAAATATACTTTGAGTTTGTTATAGGATCATATTTAATGTAATCTCCCCATTTATATTTAAAATACTCACTTGCATAACGTTGCATTTCATCTCTATAATTACTTTTTTCAGGATTGGAGCGAGTGGATAATGACTCAAAGTGGTAGAAAGTACAATTGTAAGTTCTCATCATTTTCAATCCTACCATTTGACACTTCATAAAAAATTCCCAATCAGCAGTTAATCCTAAAGGGTAAGATTCATCCCATCCTCCCAACTTTAAGTAATCTAATTTACTCATCATGAATGGAAGAGTCCCCCCATTAGCTTCTAATAAATTTTTACTTATTGAAGATTCAAAATCCCAATATTTTTCTATATTAAAGGTTTTAGGATCTCTTCCTAAATCTTTTTCTATAAATTGTCTAAACATACTATAAGTTGGTTCAATTTGATTTGGAGTTAAAACCATACCTTCAGAGTAATTATTTAATAATTTTTCATCCCACTTATCAGGAGCTACATTATCATCATTGATAATTAAAACTAATTTATGTTGAGCATTATAAACTCCTAGATTAGTTCCCCGACATAAACCCACATTTTCTTCTAAATTAAGTATTTCAATATGAGACTCCCATCTATCTAATACAGTTTTATTAATATCATAGAAACCATCCACAACTACAATAAGTTGATTTTTATTTACTTGCCCTTTAATTAAAGATTCTAAACATATATCTAGAGCATCTGGGCATTTATATGTTGGTATTATAACTGAAATCATTTAGTTATATTTTGAGTTAAAAATGTATGAAGTATATCTTTCAAAAGCCCATGGAGAAGCATAATCTGTTTCTAAGATATTTTTTAAGTTCTTATAAAAATCCAATGTTCGTATATGGATTGCATCTTTATGAATAATAAAATGACATGATGGAGTGAAATATAAATGAGTGGGGCAACTCTGTTCAAAAGTATTATTCCATAGGTTTTCTATAGGAAGTCCTGGATGGTGTGGAAAACCCTCAATATCCGATGTGAGAACTCCCATATTAGAGAAAAAATAACATCCAGGTTGTTGATATGTGGCTACTACTTCCCAGAGATTTTTATCCCCTAATATTATAGATTCCCAATCATGTACATGAACGAAAGGATTATCCTGAGAAAATATGGTCCATTTAGCTAATGAATTATAATTCTCTATAATATGGTGAATATAAGTATGAGGTTCCCTTCCTTTATTTTCTAATTTAATAAAACCCTGAGATTTGTTGCTTTTATCATATATGATTGAGTTTAAAGATTGAGGAGTTTTAGACACCCAAAATAGATCTTGTTCATAATGAGATACTACTAACTGTTTTTCCATTTTTTAATTTAATATTTTTTGTGTTAATTCTAATGCTATAAAAATAGTTTCATCCATGTTTAAATATTTATAACTTCCCATTCTTCCCCCAAATATCACATTAGATTCTTTATTAATTAATTTCTCATATTTATCATAAATTTCTTGATTCTTTTTATCATTAACCGGATAATAGGGTTCTTTACCTATACTCCAATCATCAGGATATTCTTTAGTTATAATAGTATGGGATTGTTTACCAAATTCAAAGTGCTTATGTTCTATTATACGAGTAAAATCATATTCAGGTTCAGGATAACTTACCATGAAAGTTCCTTGATAATCATTAATTTCCAATCTTTCTTCTTTAAATATTAATGAGCGATATTCTAAGGGCCCAAACTCATAATTAAAATATTGATCAACTGGTCCAGTGTATATTACATTTGTAGTTAATGAATTATAATAATCTTTATCATTAAAATAATCAGTTTTAAGTCTTACTTCAATATCTTTACTTAAGTTATTAAAGAGTTTATTGTAATTAGGAATACCTTGGTAAGGATGATTATAATAACTATCCTCATGTACTAATCTAAATACTTGTCTTTTTAATACTTCAGCAGGTATATCTTTTGGATCTTTTTTCCATTGTTTTCTTAAATACCCATCATAAAATATATTATACAGTTCAGGTCCTACTAATTGCATTCCCCATTCATAAGCATTCTGTGGATTAGGATAAAGTTCTTTAAATGGTTGAGTTACCTCTTGTATTTTATCACGTGCTTGTTGTGGGTTAAGAACTCCATATACCTGGTGAAGGGTTAGGAGATTTATTGGGAAAGAATATAAAGTTTGTTTATATCTGAGTTTGGGTCGACATGAAAAATGATTTAGAGTTGTATACATGTTTATAAAATCCCAAACTTGCTTATTATCAGTATGGAATATATGAGGACCATATTTATGAACTTTAATCCCATCCACATCTTCAGTATAACAATTTCCCCCAATATGGTCTCTTTTATCAATTACAAGGCAACTTTTCCCTGAGTCTTTTAAAATCCTGGCGCAAACTAACCCATATAATCCTGCTCCTACTATTAAATAATCATATTTCATTATTTTTCGGTTTTTATCTATAATATTTTAATAAGTATTCATGTAGACATATTTTCCAATCTCTCATATAGTTTCTGTTTAAATCGTTTAGGGATTTATTAATTAACTTTTCTGAGTAAGGTCTTGGTGCTGAGTATTCTTCTGCAAAAAAACTACTATCGACTTTATTAACGACTACCCCTAGGTTTAGAAAGCTATTCATCTCTACTGCAGTCTGGTATCTACTAGCTTCTCCTGAGCTAACCATGTTGTATAGTCCATAGGGAAGATCATCCTCTAGGTGTTTTAGTATTGAATATGCAAAGTCTTTTGTGTATGTAGGCACTCCTAATTTATCATCTACAACATTAAGCTCTTTTACTCCTGCTTTAATCTGCTTCATGATCTTATTTACAAACTTCTTATCCTTAGAAGGACCTCCTCCCATCATCCATCCAGCTCTAAAGATCCAATACTTTTCATAGCCTTGATTCTGCAATAACTGCTCTGTGTAGTATTTACTTTTTCCATAAGCACTTAATGGATAGGGAGTATCCTCTTCTGTATAGAATTCTTTATCGTTACCAAAGATTCCTGCTGTACTGATAAAGACGTAGGGTATGTTTAAATCCTTTGCTAAATTAAATAAATGTATAGCTGCAATTGTATTAGTTAAATAGCAATCATCTTTTTCTTGTTCACAGTACTCTAGGTCTACTAACGCAGCAAAGTTTAAAATAACATCCGGCTTATATGCTGCTACAATCTCGGTAGTGTGTTTTAAATTTCTAATATCGCAGAAAGGCATTCCTCCTTCTACATCTTTATCTGTAAGAAGATATTCTGAGGTGTCTGTTAGGTTTTGTAAAGTAGTTCCTAGCATTCCATTAGCTCCTGCTATGAATATTTTTTTATAATGTGTCATTTATTTACTGTTCTAATAATTCTATTTGAATATCTTCTTCTTTCATTCCCATAAGTAAGTAGTGTCTGTGAACTACCTCTTTACTGTCGGGAGAGTCTATGGTAAGTATTTTAAAATCTAATGCAGGATGTGTTCTCTGTATACTTGCTTGTAGTGAACTAACATCCTTATTAAATCTAGTTACTACAAAGGTAACCTCATCTCCTTGTTGTGTATACTTTCTAAAACTATCAACTCTCCTATTATACCTCTCTTTTAGTAGTAAGAAGTCATCCTTAATGTAATGGTCAATACCTCCTGTCCATCCTTGGCTTACGTATAAGTTTGCATGACCTGGTGATTCGTGGTTGAATATGAAGTTGTACTTTGTGTTATACACAAGATACTCTCCTTCTACAATACCCCCTATGCTAAAAGGAGCTTGGAGAACTTGCAGGTACTTTTCATCCATGAAGTATTTAAAATCATCTGCAAGACATTCTTCAACTCCTTTTAAGTTTGTTATCATCTCATCGAAAGGACAAGTTTTATATCCAACTCCTTTTCTCTCTCTCAACCCTACTTGTACTCCGTAACCGGCTGAATGGTAATTCCATCCTAATGAGATTCCTATTGGTTTATTCATTCTATACTTAGATTTGTTTAGTTAAAATTACTACAGGGTGTCATAATAGTTATTTTGTCTTTCCTGTTTGTCAATTGTCTTTGGATGGTATAGGCTACAGTATTCTTCTGCGGGAAGAACTGTTACTGTTTTAAATCCCTCTAGTACTTCGTGTACCTTATTCTTCCACTTTATACTAGGATCATTTCTATAAATTCTCCATTGGTAATCTGGGAAGTTTACCCATCCATTGTGGTTTATGTTCCATCCCCACTTATATACGTGCTCGTCTGTAAGCCCTACTACGGAGTTAATTCTAGGTACTCTAAAAACATCTACTTCTGGGTTAAGTTCTAGAAGTTCAGGTAGAATCTCTATGAGAGTTTTATTTGGAAGTTCGTCTGCATCTATTTGAAAGATATAATCTCCTATACAATACGATGTTAGTTTGTTTTTCCAATCAGCAAAGTGTCCTGTGAAATTATCCTTTATGTTCTCTATCTCATCTACACTATCTATGTAATCGTAAACTTCTATATTACCATTGGTGTCGTATAAGATAACTATCTCATCTTCTTCTCGTTTGTTGGAAAGGAGGAAGTTGACTAGTCTTTTCACTTCCTCCAATTCATTACAAACTGTTATTGCATAACTTATTTTCATCTTATTAATTAAAAAATCCTATATAATCTAAGGCTTCAATAAAATCGTTTTGTGGATAACTTTTTAAAGTCTTTATATCAGTTTTATGAGTATAAAATTCTTCAGTTCCAGGTATTTTAAATTTACCTTTCTCATCTTCGTTTACTTCAACAGCTAATATACCACTCCATTGCCAGTTATCTTTATGAGTACCGTTGGCAAATACCGTTCCTTTTTCTTGAATATTAATAGTTATTGGATACCAAACACGTTTTTCTGAGTCTATTGATTTAATATCTTTATAAAGTTCAGGTAATGTTTCTTCATATGATTCGAAGTCAAATTCTCCTTCAACCATTAAATCATTAGTTTGGAAACCACACCCAAAACAATAATAATTGTTTTTAAGTTCATTTACTGGAGTAATATAACATGCATCACTGCCACATCTTGGGCAAATACTTAATTTATCTTTCATTATTTTATTTTTTGTTATTTTTATATTTCCAAATATACCCAAAAGCAGTTTTTTGTTTACCTATACAAACTGAATTTATATCTCCCACTCTCCCAGGTTTATTTAGGTAAGTACAAGCTTCTGTCATACTTGAAAATTCATTTATTTTATTATTTTTTAAATCGTATTGTTCAACAGGGCGAGAACGTTTTCCTTTATTAGATAAAGATTTTTTATTTTTAACATTTTCGTTATCAGGTTTTCTATTCTTATTAGGTAAATATAAATTTTTACTTACTAAATAATTTCTAACAGTATTATAAGTTAAATTTAATTCCTTACAAATACTATATATACCTTCACTTTTATATAATTCTTCAATAACTCCTTCAGAAATATTTTTTAATTTATAATTATTTCCTAATTTACTATTAGTTATTTTTTGTTTAGAACCCTCACTTAACTTAGTAGGACCCCCTCCCCCTTTATTTTTATTTTCTAAATTAAACCCTTGGGATTTAAATAAAGCAATATAATACCTTTCTGTGACTTTCCAATCTTCATCCTCTACTAATTCTAATACTTTAATATTAATACCTTCCCCATAAGTTTTTTTATGTTGACAATACCTAACATTGATATTATTACATTTACCTACATAAAAAGGTATATGGTTTTTTTCTAAGAGATATATTATAATCATAATTTATTATTTATGATAAATATATTAAAATTCAATCTCTTTCAAATTAGGGTTCAATTTTTTTTAAAGTTGGAAGAGAAATTTTTTTAAGTTGGGGCAACTTCAATTGAACTTGTTTAGGAAATTCAGGTATTTTAGAAGTTAATATGATATCTAATTTTTCTTGCATTTTTTCAAATGAAAAATTAGTTTTGCAATGAAAACCTAACCGTTTACCTTTTTCTTGATATTTTTTATAATTCTCAAAATAATCTTTTAATAATCCACTTGCAAAACCATAATCAGCTGTAAACCATTGTGATCCTTCAATTAACATATCTTTAACTTGAGCTGAAGGGTGTATTGGGGTTAAATTACCAGGTACTAAAGAAGTAAATTCATGATTTAAGAAATCAATTTGACCACTCCAGTTAGGAGCAATAATAGGTTTTTTAGTTTGAGTAAATTCTAATAATGGTCTACCAAAACCTTCACCTTTAGTTAAACTAACCATAGCTTTAATTTTAGTATGATTATACAATTCATTCACTTCACTATCTGAAATTTCACCATGGAATAGATAAATGTTAGGTAAATTTTTAGAATTAATAGTATTTTTAATCATATCAATCTTTTTTAAGATTTGGTTACGATCTACTATACTAGCAGGACCTGACATGGTTTTTAGAATTAATGCTGGTTTATTCTTTTTATTTTTAAATGAATCCAAGAATATTTTTATTAAACCACTAACATCTTTTCTATCTTGACCTAAATCACCTTGAAGCCAATGACCTACAAATAAGAATGCAAAATCCTCTTCAACTGTATCTAAGGCTTGTTTAATTTCTGAGGTTGGATTTAAGGATGAAGCAAAGTATTTAGTAATATCAACTCCTTCAAATAACACTTCAATTGGGGCTGTTAATTCTATATTACCAACAACTTGTTTAGTTTTTTCATCTTGTTTCTGAAATTTAGAATCTTGGAATACTTTTTTAGAATGTTCTGATGATACTAAATTTAAATTCATTTTATTCATACCTTCAATCCATTGTGGGGCACAAAGTGTAGTTTCAATTCCAGCTGTTATTCCAATATTAAATTTTCCTACAGGTTGAAATTCATTTGGAACTGTAATTTGAGCCCAAATATCAGGTTGTTGAGTCAATTGACCTTGTAATATATGGGATTTTAGGAAACCCCATTCTTCTCTATGGTCATCTATAAAATTCCATGGAGTGCCACCCCATCTTTGTGGTATTATTTTAACGTCGTATTTATCTAAATTAATCAACGCTTTAACTAAATCTCTACTACGAGAACCATATCCACTGTAAGTGTCAATTGGACAGCTTATTACAAATGTATTTTTCATATTTTTTATTTTCTCATTAATGCTATCCCTTCAGGATTGCTTTTATCTACCATATACTTATCTTTATCCTTTATTTGAGAAATAAAATAATCATAAATTCTAGTTTTTTGCCCTTGGGCCTTCTCCTTATTCTGGATTTTACGATAATCGTCTGCTCCTTTTATTTTTAGCCCTTTAGGTTCATATTTATCTAAAAATTGAGAAGTTGCACTAGCCACTGTAGATAATAATTTTGTATAATCTTTTAAGGTATAATTAACATCTAAATCTTTAAAACTAGTGTTATTGACCATAAAATCTATTTCATACAAACCATTACCTTCGTTGTAAAAAATGATTTTAATTTCATTATCTTGGGGATCTTGAAATGGAGTTATAACAACGTCCTTGTAGTTATTTAAACCAAAATTAAAATTATTTTTAAAAGGCTCACTATCAAAAATCTCATCTAACATCTCAAATAATAATATTCTATCTCTATAGGTTTTAAAACTTTGTCCCATTTTATCTTATTAATACGTTAATGTATGAACTATTTCTAATGGAGCCAAATCTTTTACCTTAATGAATTCAAAAGTCTTTCTAGGTTTAAATGATGATAAGGTGTTATCAATATCTCTGATGACATTATTACACATTGTTCTAGCTGACATACCTGATTCCTCAGATGTTGCCCATTCTCTACCTTTTAATCCTTTAGCATTTCTATCTTCAGGTGTTAATTCATAAACTTGTTGGATAGCTTTAGCTAAATCTCTAAAATCTAATCTATCATCCCAAATATAAGGTGTAGTAGGTGAACCAACTAATGACATATTAGAAGGGAATACAGGTACTGCCCATTCTCCATGTTTTTTATAAGTTCCAAAGTGGTTTGATGGGAAGTCTTTAGTAAATTCAATCCATCTCCCCTCTTCATCTTCAAAACGCATCTGATCTTGCATACCACCTGTTACATTAGCAATAATCATAGTTCCTGCCATCATAGCTTCAGTTAAAGCTAATCCCCACCCTTCGTTTGAAGAAGGTAAAACTGTTACATCTGCAACATTATATAAGTTATTCAATTCAGCTGTATCAATTCTTTGATCTGAAAAGAATATATTTGAGTTTTTACCAAATAATAATTCTCTTACAGCATATAAATCGGTACCATTATCATCTACGGGTTGAGTGTGAAGTACTAAAGCAATTTTATCAGCTTTTTCTTTAGGTAAACCATCTACAAATAACTTATGAGCAGCCATTAAATCACTAACAGATTTACGTCTAATATTTCTTGAATTAAAAAATACTGTAAAATCAAATTCTTTATCTCCAAATAATTTTTTCTTAGTAGCTTCTAGTAAGGATTTATCTTCTACTGGATAGAATTGTTTTTCATTAATACCATGTGGTACATAAGTAATAATTTTATCTTTAGCTAAGTCTCCTAGTACTAATTCATTAATATTTTTGGTTTGTTTTGAAATAGCTAATAAGGTATCACATGACTCATAAAAATGTTTGTTATATAATGGAGCTGGTAGATCATCCCAAATATTAAGATAAACCATTGGGATTTTTTTTCTTATTTCGTTTTCCATTGCAAATAACCAATCCCAATATCTTGGATCAGTAAAAAAGAATATAGCATCTGGTTTTTCATTATTAATCAATGCTCTAATGAGTTCAGGGTTACCATAACCATTATTTGGGTATAATATAACTTTTGAATCTGTATTACCAGTTTCTTGGTTAGTAGCTTGAGATAAATCAAGTCTTTGACCAGCTTCAGGATGATTAATAGCGGCTCCTAATGAAACCCAATTGTAGTGATGAGCACTTCCTAAGACTATTTCTCTAGCCATTGTTGCAATACCCGAGTGCATTCTAAGATCATCACAAAGAAAAAGTATAGTTTTTCTCTGTTCTGGTGGTAAATAACCTTCTTTTGACATAAATTTTATTTTATAACGATTGTTTTTTATTTTATTTGTTTAAATCTAGATCCATATGATTATGGATGGCTTTTCTAAATTCTTCATCTGTAAGGTATAGATGCATACCTCTTTCTGCTAATTTTTGAAGTGAAAATTTGGTTTTAACACATTCGATTTTAAATGCTTCGAAGATATCTTTATCTACTTTAACACTTGTTAGTTGTTGATTTTGTGACATAATTTGTTTTATTAATTTATATTGTTATATATAAATATCTAAGTAGGTTGGAAGAATGCAAACATTGTCTTAGGTTTTTCATTCTGGTCACATAAATCAGAGTTATCCTTGTAAGGGCAGAAATGACAGTTGTGCTTATTAGGACGTTTTTCAAAATCAGTTGGTTTATACCCACCATCACTATTAAAGGCTTCTAATAAGAAATTATCTAATAATTGCCCAGCTTTGTTCAACTTAACTTTACCTGATGCTGGGATGAATTCTTGGATACGTTTTTGAGGGTAATCTCCTTCTTCGAATATTTTTCTACGAGTAATAAAGAATTCTATTTCAATGTTATCAACTGGAAAGTTATATTGTTCAGCAAATAATTTTTTGTATAAGATTAATTGGGTTTGTTTTACCTCGTCTTTTTTATCTTTATCACCCCAACCTCTTGTAGATGTTTTGATATCAAAAATTTTAACTGTGTTTGTATCTTCATGATACAAAACTAAATCCAGGTATCCAATAAATCTTACATTTGGGATTGACTTGTGGGGTTGTAGGTTTAAAGGTATCTCTACACCAACTAAATGCCATCCCCTTTTGGAAAAATATTTAGCTTTTTTAGCCTTAATGTATTTGATAATGTTAACTCCATCATCATAAAATTCAGCTAGTTCAGCAGTGTCACTAAAATGGATGTTTTTATTCTTTTTGTAGGCATTTTGATATTCAACTCTCAGCGATTCTTTAAGTAAAGAATTTAAATCTAATCTATCAGCCGCTGCTACACTTACATTGTAAAATACAGTTAGATACTGCTGAATAGTTGTATGTAGTGCAGTACCAAATACAGCATGTATACTAGGTGTATAGATTTTATGACCGTCTCTATACCTTAAACCCCATTGGTGAGGGCAATTAGAAAACATGCTAAGTTGTGAGTAAGATATTGATTTTTGGAACCCATATTGTACTTCGGGAATCACTATGGATTTTATATCTTTAAGTATTTTAGGGGTTACTTTCTTTTTCATTACCTACTTTTTCCATTTACCTTTACTAACTATTTGAGCTATAATTCCATAATTAGTTAAATCAATCCATGAATCCATGGTTGGTTCATTATCTAGTGGGTTTTTGTTACCCAATAATACTAGATTTTTTAATCTGTTCATCTTATCATTCATTCTGATCCAAATTGAAGTAAGTGAAAATTTAACTTCATCTTTGGTTTCTAAATTAGAACCCATTGAAATATTTCCCATTCCATATGATAACATTTTTTGAGCAAATAACTCATATTGTGCTACTATTATTTCTTGGAACTCATTAGCAATAATAGGATATTCTTTTTCTAATCTATTAACTATTTCTGATTTGTAAGGATAAGGTTTATCATCTAAATCTATAGTATAGTTAGGTTTTACGTCTATATTTTTTGTCATTTCTTCATTTGCTTTTTTAAAGACATTTATAGCTTGTTCTTCTTGTTGTTTTCTATCAAAGAAGGCATTTACTGAATCGCTCATTTTAATAACTTTTTAATTTCTTTATCAGTTGTTCCTGTTTGTAATAATATCTCTATAACATCTTGTTTAGTAATAATACTACAGTAATCTATAACTTCTCTAGTACTAATTTGGAAATAAGAAGCTAGTAAACCTAGTACTTCATTATTGTAAATAGCTTTAGTGGGTTTAATATACTTTGAAAACGATTTTTGTTTGGGTAAAACTTGGCAATAAAATTGATATAACTTTTCTTTTGGTATAGAGAATTCTTGTATTTCAGCAACTATTTCAATATGGTTAGGATTCATTGATATGATCTTATTAACCATAAAGTTACTAAAAATATCATGCTCCTCGTTCGAAAACGAGGACCATGGTAATTTGTCGTATTGCATTTGCTTTACCCAATCAAAAACTGATTTAATTTGAGTCATCTTCGATTATGAATTTTAATTCTTCAGGTAATCCTTCTTTTAGAATTTCTCCTGTCTCAGGATCATAAAATACTTGAATTGGTAAAACATTATCATCAGCTGTACCTGTTACAAATTTAGATACTTTTCTTAGTAAATATCCTTGATGCCAAATTTTACCTCCAGCTGCTGTTAAAATTGGAGTTGTTTTTTTAATGTCTAAACTTAATTGTGGTTGTTGATCTGTCATTTTTATTTATTTTGTTGTTAATAATTTTGAGATGCAAGCCATCATAGTCACCTCTTTATCAGGAGCCATAAGACTTTTATATTGGTAATCTGCTATTATAAGTGTAGCTACTGCTGAATTACTATATTCATCTGATCTTTCAAATAATACTCTATAAAGCTCATTATAATCTCTAATATTTGAATCAGCAACTATTTGTCTTATAGTATTAAAATCTCCAATTTTATGAAGTGAAAGTAATTCTATAATCTTATTAGATATTTGGTTAAGATTTGTAACTTCTCTACTTTGCTGTAATTCACCATCTTTAATTGAGGATTGTAATAAATTTAAAGTTTTTCTAATATCAGGGTAAGTTTGTTTAACAATATTTACCACATCTATATTAATAAAATATATATTCTCTTCATTTAATATATTAATACATTTAACAGCCACATCCTTCATAGATGGAGGAGTTAATTCAAATATTACAGTTCGAGATTGAATAGGATCTATAACACGTTCAATGTAATTACAAGTAAAAATAAAACGTGTATTTAAACTAAATGTTTCAATCACATTACGAAGTGCGGCTTGAGCGTTGATAGTCAAGAAATCAGCCTCATCCATTACAACTACTTTTTGTGGTTTAAAACTAGCAGCAGAAGCAAATGATTTTACCTTATCTCTAATAGTATCAATACCATTTTCATCAGAACAGTTAATATATAATGAATCACAATTGATATTGTTCACTATTAATTTAGCTGCAGTTGTTTTACCTACTCCTGCACCACCACAAAGTAGTAAGTGAGGGATATCATTAGAATCAATCCATTGTTGTAAAGACGATTTAAAATCATCATTACCAATGTATCCTTCTAGAGTATCAGGTCTGTATTTTTCTGTATAAAGAGTATGTTTTTTATTTATCATAACTTAAATATATGGAGGAGCTTTCGCTCCTCCTAATTTATTACATCATTCCTTGTTGAGGATTTTGTTCTTCTTTATCTTCTTTTTTCTCATAAATTACAGATTCTGTTGTTAAAATAGTACCTGCAACTGATGCTGCGTTTTCTAAAGCAATACGAGTTACTTTTTTAGGATCAATAATACCAGCTTCTTTAAAATCAATAGTTGATAAATTTTTATAATTAAGACCCGCCCAATTATTTTCTTTTTCTGAATCGGTTAATTTTGAACCTAAGTATTGTACTTCTACAATATCGTGGCCTGCGTTAGTTAATATCTTTTGGAATGGAGCTGCTACTGCTCTATAAACAATTTTCTTACCTAAAATAAAATCATTTGAACCTTCAAATGTGATTGATTTTCTAGCATATAATAAAGCTGTTCCACCACCTACTACAATACCTTCTTCTAAAGCAGCTTTTGTAGCAAATAAAGCATCTTCTACTCTATCTTTTTTCTCTCTAATTTCTAATTCACTGTTACCACCTACATTAATAATAGCTACCCCTCCAATTAGTTTACCTAAACGCTCTTGTAATTTCTCTTTTTCAAATGGTGAACCCGCATTATCAATTTGAGTTTTAATCTCTGCCGCTCTAGCTGTAATAATAGCTTCTTCACCTTTACCATCTACAATAGTAGTTTTATCTTTACCAATTGTAGCAGTACGAGCAGTACCCATACATTGTTTTAAAGTAGCAACATCAATTTTATCTAATTTATGACCTTTATCTTTAGATAATACTTGACCACCTGTAATAATAGCTAAATCTTCTAAAGCCATTGTTCTGCGATCTCCAAAATCTGGTGCTTTAACTGCAACTACATTTACAACTCCTCTCATTTTGTTAACTATTGTCACAGCTAATGCTTCTCCATCAATATCTTCTGCAACTATTAATAAGGATTTAGTTTCTGAGTTAGCTATTGTTAAAGCGTTTACTAATTCATTTACATTACCAATTCTACCATTATAAATTAAGATATAAGGATTGTCTAATATAGCGGTCATTGTATTATTATCTGTAACAAAATAAGGTGATTTATAACCTCTATCAAATTGCATACCTTCAACAATCTCTAATGAAGTTTCACCTGTTTTAGATTCTTCAATAGCTACAACTCCATCTCTACCTACTTTTTCTAAAGCAGTAGCGATTAAGTTACCAATTTCTTCATCATTGTTACCTGAGATAGTAGCAACTTCTTTAATTTGTTGGTTATCTGAAATATCTTCTGTTAGATTATTAAGAGATGTTTTTAATTCTTCAACTGCGGCATCAATACCTTTTTTAATTTCTACTGCGTTTTGTCCGGCATTAACATGTTTAAGACCTTCTTCTAGGATAGCATATGTTAATAAAGTACTTGTAGTTGTACCATCACCTACTTCATTAGCAGATTTAATTGATACTTTTTGCACTAATTCAGCTCCTGTAGATTCAATTGGATCTTCTAATTCTCTAAAAGCTTTAGCTACTGATACTCCATCTTTAGTCACTGTTAATTGACCATAATCTCCTTTAATTAATACTGTTCTACCTGCAGGTCCTAGAGTAGAAGAGACACTATCATTAAGTTTTTTTACCCCTGATAGTAATTTAGTTTTTAATTCTGTTCCGAATGATGTTTCTGTCATAATTAATCTTCAATAATTGATAAAATGTTTTCTTGTGAAGTAATAAAATATTCTTCATTGTCTAATTTATGTTTTTGTACTCCCATTGGTGGTAATACAACTTTCATACCTACTTTTAAATCTGTTGGTATAAATTCACCTCTATGGTAATTATAAACATCAGATACTGCTGTAATAATAGCGGTAAGTGTTTTTTCATTACCTACATCTGGTATAATAATATTACCCACCATCATTTCTGATTCTTCTAAGGGTTTTAAAATAATTTGGCCCATTCGGGGTGTTAATTTACTCATAAGAAATTAAATTTTTTAAATTGGTTAAAGTTGTTTCTAATTCTGTAATATACTCTTTAATAGTGTATACAGGTTTTTTTTCTATAATTTGGTTTTTAACTACTTTTTTTAATGCGTAATTTAAATTAGTAAAATAACCTACTATTTTTTCTTTTTTAGTTATAGGATCAGTAAAGATTAGATTATAAGATTCTTCATCAAAGATTATTTTATAATCTCCTAAAACAGGATCTTCAATAAGTGATGTTTTTTTAATAGAACCTGCTTGACGACCTTTAAAATTTGGATTTGCCATATTTGTTTATGTTTTTTATATTAAATCAATATACGAAAGGTATTTATGGAAGCCTACCCTTTATTCAGAGAAAGCAACAAGATAATATTCTGATTTAATTCCATCTTCTTCAAGTTGAATTTTCATTAAACCATCTTTGAAGATATATGCTTTACCCTTAGCATTTTTACTAACTGATACTATTTCTCTTAGATTAGTAGCACTAAATGGGATAGGTTTTATTTTATTTGTTATAGTACCTGGTTCAAAGAAATTTACTTTGTTTGAATAAGATGATTTTTCCCCTATAATAAAATTAATAACGTCTTGACCTTGAAAATCAGTATCAAGACCAATTTCTAGTCTTGGTGGTTTATCAAGTGCATTATGGGCTTTAACTAATTTTTGACAAAATTCAAAATTAATATCAAATTCTAAATCATGAGGTGGTAAGTTTGATATAACGCTTGGGTCTTGAATTAGACCTAAATCACTTAAGTTATAAACTAAATCAAATTGGTTATCGCTGATATTTAAACGTAAGAAATGATTACCTTGTTTAACAAGGTTAAGTTCAATATGCTCGTTGGTTATACCAAGTAGTTTAAGCAATTGTCCTGTATTGTAAATACCGATTTCACAGTCTTCTAATTCGATTGGTGCTGATATTTCACCAATACAATCTTTATTATCAGTGGCAAACTTAATGTGTACTTGTTTATCTTGTACTTTAAGTTTTACTTGTGAAGTTAGTCCATTTAGATAGAAACTATCTATTGTTTGTACAAATAATTTTTTGTCCATGTTTATGAGAATGTGAAAAATTTATATATTAAGGGATTTGCTGGGGGTAATGACCATTCAAGATCATCATAAAATCCTTGTAGTTTATTTTGTAATATAGTTTGAAAACTCTTATCTCTATCAATATACTCATTAATAAAGTCTCTAATCTTATCAGGCATGTCAAATTCCATAAAAGCAATTGCTTCCATTTTATACGGATTATCTTTTAAATAAACCCATTTTATTTTATCACCTTGTACAATTTGACTGTAGTCCTTATCTAAACTCCAAAATCTTAATAAGTCATTATAACAAGTGGCAGCTTTAACATTAGCACCTGCTCCTTTTTTAAGAATAGATAATATCTTGCCGGGTTTTGGGATAGATTCAACATAATCATTTAATACTTTAACTGATGTTGGATTTCCAATTAAACAAAAATTTATATTAGGTGAAGTTGCTTCTGTTCTAAAATCTGATATTTGTTTATCTATAATAGACTGAGGTGTACCTTTAATTATTAGTTCTAATAGATTTTGATAAAATATCCCGAAATATTTAGGGAAATTAGCTTTTTTAAATTCTAATCCTTTAATATCAAGTTCTTCTACAGCTCTACCTTCTTTCTTAGTAATCCATTGAGCATATCTTCTTGTTGCTCTAAAATAAGCAGAACGAATAACAGCTTCGGTTTTCATTTCTAATCTGTGAGTTGAAACATTAAATGCCTCTTTAGCCAGCACATCATAGTGTTCAGTTATGATGTCTTGGTACTTAAGAGCTACTTTCTCTAATATATCATCTTTTTCTTGATCAGTTTTAGTTTCAAAATCAGGATAAAGATGTAATAGAAGAGGTTCAGCATTGAAATAATTAGAGTCTGTATCCACATAAGCACAAAAGTTGAAATCATCTTCATCACAAATCCACCATGGAGTATCTTCTAAATGTTTCATATTAAAATGTTCTTTCTCCTGGTACTGGTGGTAAATTAATGGGTCTGTTACCTCTTGAATCAATGTCTGTTCTTTCTTTAAGAATTATTTCAAAAGAGTTTCCATTAACTTTACATTTACCTCCTTGTTGTAACATTTTCTTAAAGAACTTTTCTTGTGAAGCATCCCAATTTTCAGATAGTTCAATAACTAATTGTTTTTCAGCTTTAACTCCATTTAAGTTAATAGTAACCCCGTTTCTAATTGATTGTCCTTTTAATGCCATTATATATCTAGTGTTATTTCGTTTCTAATTACTTTGTTCATGTGTCTATTAGCACATAATGCTGATTCTTGAATAATTCGTTGACCACTTAATGTAATGGCTTCTGATAGAATTACATTACCATATCTAAATTTAGGTAAAGCTGTTGCTCCATATAAACTATTTAGTAAGATCTTCATAGTATATTGCATTAAATGATATTTTTCACCACCTATAATATCACCAGCTTTATAAGCTTTCTTCATTAAGTTTTTATATAAAACTCTTTCATCAAACCATTTTGCTAATATAGTAGATAATACAGATGGATTATCAGTTTGAAATATAACACCATTTGCTGAGATGGCCAAATTATATTGTAAGAGAAGTTTAACTAATTTTGAACTTGTCCAATCAATTTTATTGAATTTGTTTTGATTAGTAAACCATTCCATATTTCGGGGTTGATCATCAGTATCAGCTTGTAAATCATTTAGACCTAATCTATTGTTTCTATCATTAAAATCTAAAATTCTACCTACTAATGTTTCCTTACCAATGTTTAGAGACATAATAATTGAAGGGTATAGTGAAGTTAAATCCTCATCAAACATATAGCGATATAAACCTGCTTTAGGGCAGAACAAATAACCACCAGCATAATTCTTTTTAGAAACAAGATTTCTATCTCTTGAAGGTGGAACTATACCTTCTGATAAAAGGTAAGCTGAAATCGCACCATCGTGAATTTTAGAGGATTGGTAAACATCATCATAATGAATTTTACCTTTATGTGCTAGGTTTTTAGTTAGACCAATATAATTGAATTTAGAATCTAATGCTTTAAGAATTTCAACATCACGAAAGTTATATTCGATGAATTTTTCTTTATCAGTATTAAATAACCTATCTAAACTACCATTATACTCAATTTTACCTAATTTACAATATTTTTCACCTAAAGCATCTAATTTATAAGAGGGTTCATCAGACATTGAATATTTTTTATGTAAACGGATATAATCTAAAGAATACATACCTTCAATTCTAATTGGTTGATCAGGATTGTATATAGTGTTTCCGTCTGAACCCTGAAATGATGGTTCTTTAACAGAACCTATTGGGGAGAATGAATTAGCTTTACGTTCACCTAACTGATTGTAAATTCTCCAGTATAGGTAAGGTATATCGAAATAGTCACTATTATAACCAATTAAGATATCAGGTTGTACTTTGTTTAGATAATTTAACCATTTAGTTAGTAATTCTCTTTCGTTAGGAACAGAGATAATTTGTTTATTACCTATGGTTGTAGATTCAATTTTACCTTCTTTATCTAAGATTAAGATATACCACTTATCTTCTTGTTTGTACCACCAAGCAATTGAAGTGACAGGTTTAGGTGCTCTTTTAATATAATCAGGTGTAAGAGCACCCCCCATCTCAATCTCAATATCGAAAAATATTTCTTTGTGTGAAGTTGAAGGTTCATCATTAATACCGTATTTATCAATTAAGAATTTTTGATGAATAGGCATATCATGGTAATGAATAAATGGGTTATCACGTTCCCAATATGTAACCTTTTTTAGAGGTTCACCCTTTAAACTAACATGAGTTGAATCTTTTTCATAGCATTTTTCATAAGCATAATTTTGGAATTCATACTGTTCTACTCCATCATCTGTCCATAAAGTAATGTTATGGCGGTTTTTTCCTAAAGATGTGGTAACTATGTTTTTATAACTCATTTATAACCTTTTTTATTTTATTAAATACTAGTCTTTGGTTTTTTAGGATAATATTTCCTTTTTTTACTAGGTTTGGTAGGTTCTACTATTGTCTCTAAAGTTATTGTTGTTGACTCTGGTGTTGTTTTAGCAATTTCTACTACTTTTTCTAAAACCTCTGGTGTTATTTGTTGAGAGGTTGTTTTTGTTCTGTTGTCGGTCTCTTGTTGTATGTCTTGCACAGTTTTGTATAGATCCGACATAGGTAATTGACCTTTCTGTACTTGGTATGATACCGTTAGAGCTACCGCTACGATAGCTGCTATTAAAATAATTGATAATAAAATTGACATATAATTGATTTAATTGTTAAAAAATTGTTTTAAATTTGGTCTGAAATAATTGATGTTTTTCATTACTTTTCTATCTCTACTTCTATAAACGATATAGTAGTTGCCAACTTTTTCATAATGACATTCTTCACCCTGTTCGCTCGATCTTTTAATGACAGTTGCTTTAGCATCTTCTTCTGTTTTGCAAGCTTTCGACATATTTGAAGCTTGTACTTCTTGATATGCCGGCCATATCTTATCCTTAAGGCCATGTAACATAGCACCGTTCCCAAGGGAAACATAAGTAATATCGCACAAAGCATCCAGAATCTCAACGATGTCTCCTCTTTCGCAAGCCTCTCTATATTCTTCAAGTTCTTCAAGGATGAAATTGTAGACAAACATCCATTCGTCTTTGGGGGGGATTGTTGGTTCATAATTGTTTGGTTTGCCCATTGTGGCATTAAATTCTTCTACCTCATCAATGAAAGGCACATTTGGTTTTGTAATCATAACTTGTTTTTAAATTGTTTTTTTAACTGCTCCTATTAATATGTAATAGGGCCAGTCCGAATATAATAAATGTTCTTCAGTCATCAAAATTTTATCGCCAGGAATAAATGAAAATGATGTTCTTTGTTTAGTAGCATTTATTTGATGTATTACTTCATATACACCCAACTCAGCTGCTGGGTAATCCGATGGATTATATAGGGGAGGGGAATTTGATTCATAAGGCATAACCCCATTTACCCATTCTTGTCTATCTCCACAACCACAATCTTCTATACCTAAAGCTTCAGTTATTACTTCTACAGCTTTGGCTATACCAGTAGCATGAGTGAATTTAGCAATTGTATCTCCTAAACCTCTTGAAGGTTGAGTTGGATCAAAGTTTTCCATTTTATTTTTTTAAGTAATCTTGTATAACTTCAGAATCTCTTCTTTCCCAAGGATAAATGACCCATTCATTACCTTCATGTATGATGGCATAAATATCAGGTTTATAACAAGAAGTGTGGGGTTTGTAATGTAATACTGCTGTGTAACCTCCTATACAATTTTTTAATGTTACTCCCGAGTCACAAATGTCATCTACTACTAAAGTATTAGGCAACATCACGTCAGACCACGGTAAACCTAATCTATGTGATACCATCACGGCAGGTATAAGCCCGCCGCGTTTTAGCCCAAATACTGAATCAATATTGGGTTGTTTTGTAATGATTTTTTTGCATAGGGTATCAATTAAATCACTAGTATCATCCCAACTTAAATAAATTTTGTTTCCTACTTTTAACATTATACTGGGTGATTGCCGTTATTAATTTTAATTGAATCGAAGAATTCTTCACGAGCTAAATTTCCATTTTCCATAAATACACCATTTGCTTTAGTTGTTATCATAGATGCTCCGTTATGTCTAACTCCTCTACATGAAACACAATTGTGAGTACCTACTACAGTTACGATTACACCTCTATTGTTTTCACAAATTTTATCTACTGCATTGTGAATAGCGGATGTTAGTTGTTCTTGTATTGCTCCTCTTCTACCAAACAATTCAACAATTCTGTTTAGTTTAGATAAACCAATTACTCTACCATTTTCACCTACTACATAACCTATATGAACTACTCCTCCAATTGTTTGGTGGTGATGTGAACACATTGAAGTTAATGGAATATTTCTTTCGATTACAATACCATCGTAACCATCAGAAGGGAATGAAGTGATTTCAGACATTGGAGTGTATCTACCTTTCCATAAGTCATTAACGTAGGCTTTAGCTACACGTCTTGGTGTATCAGCACTGTTTGGATCATTTTTCCAATCGCAACCTAATGCATCTAAAAATTGACCATAGGCTTCAGCAGCATCATCAATCATAGATGATTTTTCTTTTTCAGTAAGTGGGAAACCTGGTGCAATACCGTTTGCATAACCTACAGGAACGATTTCTAAATCGTTATGGATTTTTTTTCTGTTTTCTGTCATAAGAATAAATTGTTTTTTTATCTTTACTTGTAAATTTATATCCGTCTAATGTAATAAAGTCTAATTCAAGATCCAAATCTTCTACATAATATTGTACTTTAAAACTGCCAATTCTTTCATTGCAGTATAACCACCATAAGGTGTTAAGTATTTCAAAATGGTTTGGTTGCACTTTCATTACACAAATCTATTTTTACCAAACATCATTATATGTAATCTAGGAGCAAATCTCCAACCTCTTTTTAATGCTTGTTCTGCAATCCACCCTGTTCTACTATTAAGAGTATTTACATCTACTCCTTCTGGCATTAGGCATATATCTGAAGGTTCCCAACCGGTTAATTGGTTTAATATTTGTTCTATTTCTATAATATCTTGATCTGTAGCTATAACAAACTTTAATTGAAAGTCAGTTAAATACTTTTTACTTCCATCAATATAAGATTGAATTACGGGAATATTAATTCTCAACTTTTCATGTTTAGTAGCCCATTTTTCACTATACTCAATTCCGGTTTCTACAAGATTAGCTTGATGAGGAGTTGAAGTTGATAATTTAGGTGACATTGAAACTAAATCTGTATGTTGAGATATTTTATCACTAAATATAGTTGCATTTGTTTCAATTGTTGTATGATAACCTAATGTTTGTAATTTTTCTAATAGTTCTTCTAATGCCTCGGTTTGCATTGTAGGTTCTCCTCCTGAAATAACTATATGTTTAATTCTTTGTGATAATGTATTCTCTACAACTACTTGAATAATATCATCAATAGTCATAGGATTTTTTTCGGGTTTATGGGAAGAATATGGTGTATCACAAGGTGATCCTTTTCCGTCTAATCCAATCCATGCACATCTTAAATTACATGCAGATGTTCTAATGAATAGACAGGCAGTTCCTGTTAATTTTCCTTCTCCTTGAAAGGTACCTGAGTATTTGAATCCGGTTGAATCTTCTATAAGATTTTCTTTTATGGGAAAAATTCCCCCATTTACTAAATTTAGTTTCATGTAAAACTTTTTAATTATTAAATTTTTAATTTTAAATATTCCTTAAAGGTGTTAACAATTTTGTTCCTTTCCAAATAGTGAAATTCCATATGACAGTTTCTGCAAATCATTACACATTTTCTAATTTCATCTTTAATAAGTTTTATACCATAAGCATTAAATTGAAGATTAGTTACATCTTTATACTTAGTACTTGGATCTAAATGATGAAATTCTAGTAAATATGGTTTATGAGATAACTCACACTTAACACATTTACACATTTTTTTATATCGTTGAATGAATTCTTTATTTCTTTTTTCAAATTCTTTTTTCTTTGATTTATTTGTAGCTTTATATTTATTTTCATAATACCAAGCTCTATACTCAGCAGTACCACTTTTAGGTTTTGTTTCCATATATTATTTTACTATAAATATTGGAGGGCTTCATTAAAATGGTATTCTTTTCATTTGCTTATTTTTTTATTTATTTCATCTCTAGCAAATAGAGATATAAACTCAGGTGTTGTTCTTCCTTCCGGTACTAGTATTTCTGTTAGAGGAGCTGCTATTGAAGTGTCCCCTGGATGTATTATTAAAATTTCTTCATCCATGTCAAAAGTTGTTAGAAACTGTATTACCTGTCTTATGGTTAGTGGTTTTCTTTCATCTTGGTTAAGTAGTAGTTTCATATTACTCTCCATATATTGCTGTGTTTTTATTATGTTCCATAAACTCTACACTCACTACTCTAACTCTATTATTTGTTTCTTCGAGTACAAATGTATTTACTTTCTCGTAAATGTATTTTGCAAATTGTTCTGCTCCTGTAGCTGGGATTATTCTTAGTTGGATAAGTCCTTTATTCTGCATTTCTCTGAAGAGTTCAAGAGATGGATCATCCATAGCTATGATTGTGGTATGATCAAACATATAGTCCATCCATGCTTTTGGATTCATTCCTCCAATAGTGTTCTTAGCTCTTTTCATTCCTCCAAAGTCCCATACCCAGTTTCTTTCGTCTAGGTCTCCTTCGAAGATAATCTTGAAAGAAATACCATACCCATGCAGGAACCTACAATGTGTTTCATCTGCTCTCCATTGACGAAATACTGTTGAGTATCCATCAAATACTTTTGTTGATTGAAATTTCATATTAAAATATTAAGTTGTAAATTATTGTCCATAATACTATTGTAACTGCTCCTATACTAGTCCATAAAAGAGGTTTAACATAATCTGTTTTTCGTTTCATTGTTATATGTTTTTATTTTAATATACGGACTTTATTTTGTTATTCCAAACTTTTCTTAACAAATTCATCTCTATTTACAATTACATTAATTATACTTGGTAATTCACCTTGTGGACATCCTGCTGGTATTCTCTCCATTAGCTGTTTGTATGTATCATCGCCAACTATTCCATCAATAGTGTATTCTGTTTTAGTTCCATTTTCATATATTGCAATTGAATATGTCTCTAGCTTACTTTCCATCTCCTAAATGTTTTTTTATTTGTTCGTCCCATTCTTCATTTATTTTATCTAAAGCATCTGCAATACCTCTTAGGGCATATGAACTCCAGTACCCTGATGTTTCTGTTGTGTAGTATCCGTAGTATCCATCATCCTGCATGATAAACTTTCCTATTACCTTTGTATTGAAATAGACTAAGTGAACTCCGTTTGTAACGTAAGATAGGTGTATCATTTCCATATTAATTGAATTAACATTATACAAACTGCTAGTGCTAAACAAACTAGAGTTTTTGCTGTGAGAGGTTCTCTAAACCACATCCAAGACATTGCCATGAACACTACTGCTCCTATGGCAAATCCTAGTAACCTAGAAGGCCATAGATTTCCATCAAAATGTGCTACCATATATTTTACTGATTGTAAATATAAAAGCGATAAAGGAAATCCTAAAATAGCCATATACATTGGATTATCTTTTGCCCATTGGAATTTGAACTGTCCCTGTAGTTGTAAGAATGTTAGTACTTGTGCTAAAATTCCGTAAAGTAATCCTAGTATGAAATTCATATTAATTGTTTTTGTATTTCCAAATAAACCCACCTACACTCTTTCTTTTACCTCTTCTACAAGAACATATATCACTTGAATCTATTTTTAATTTAGTTCCAGCTTGTTTAGCAGATTCCCATTCTTTTATAAAATTTCCTTGTAGGTCATACTGACATGCTGGGATGCTTTTGGCTTTAGCTAGGTTTTCTCTATGTTTTGGTGTTTTTATAAGTCCTGTTATACTGTCTTTTAAATTCTTTCTGTGAGAATCAGTCATAGGAGGTTTTTTTACCCCTTTCTTAGATACTCCCATTTTTAATCTAGTTTCTAGTGATTTTGGGATTTGTTTCATCATATCAGCATGTTCCTGCCTTATTCTCTCGTACTGTCTATTTCCTATCTTATAATTCCTATTAGCTGTTTTTTGATTTGACATTGCCCATAGTGCAAATTTTAATTTAGGTTCAACTAAGTAAATTCGACATAATAGTTGGTGACAAACAAAATGTTCTCTCGCTGTTAGTAGAATAATATTAGGATGTATTCTCCATTGATGTGTTTTTCCTTCTCCACCAACACATTTTGGTATTATATGATGCCTCTCATAATATACACCTTTACCATATAACCTACCTTCTTTTCTTGCTCGATCAATTATTTGATCATAAATTCTTTGATAATCCATAAAAGATAAAAGCTACGGCTTTCGAGGTGGACGTCTCTACTTGCCTGTAGCTTTTAGTTAGTATTTTCTATATACGTAGCGTCCACTCTACACATATAAATATCAACTTTTTATGAAAAACTAAAAGCTTCTATTGTATATTTGAAAGGATTTCCTTCAATATTTTTTACTAAATCAAGCATTTGCTGTGCTAATTCTCTAACTTCTTTTTGACTATGCTCGGAGTTTCTTAATCCTTGAAAGTGAGCGAAGCTTCTGAAGTTAAAAGAAATGTCCATTGTAATTTGAGAGTTCATAGTTTTAAAAAATCTAGCTGATTCCTTTGCTCTCTTTCTTCCTAATACTGGTGTTAATTCTTCTAAGCATTGATGATAGTAGTGATTACCTTGATTAGTAAAATTCTGTAATCTCTCTGCCCAGGTAGTAGTACAGTCGCTTACTTCCACCTCAAACCAATCTTCAGGTAAGTAGGATTTGTCTTCTTTTAATTCTTTATATCTAGCACTCTCACCATTAATAGAAACTCCAATACGATGTTTAAGTAAATGAATGTGAGTCGCTTGATCTACATTTACTAAAAAATGTAATTGACTTTTTTCAAAAGGAGTATGATGTCCCTCAGATGCTAACATTTTTAGCAACTTAGGAATCCTTTGTATCTTTTCCTCAGTTAACTCTCTTGAAGTTGATGTCCATGCACTGCTTGCATGTACTGTATCGTTTCCATAATATCCTAATAATTCTACTGTATTTTTATTCATCTGATGTATTAATTGATGTTTGTACTTCTCCATAAAATCCCTCCTCTGAGTACCATGCAGTTGCATACTCTCCTCCTTCTCTCCAATATGCTTTGTAGCTATTATCCATTGAATCAAATTGACATATAACTACTTTTACTGAATCAGGCTTTGCATACATAACTGTACCGTAAGGATACTTTTCTTCATACACTGTTGCTGGTTGTTCCTGAAGTTGTTCTTCCTGCTTATTGTTACAGCTAATTGCTACAATTGCTAGTAATATTATTAGTATCTTATTCATCTAAATACTTATTGAAGGTTTCTTTGGCTTTTTCTAAATTTTCCTTATCCTCTTCCATTATAGTTAGAATAATAAAGTTTGCTTCTTCTTCAGTACATTTATGATCTATTATTTTAATATAAGTGTAAAGATCAACTCCTAATTCATGTGCGATGGCATCATCCATCATATCAAATAATCCTCCCATTAGTTTTTATTTTTTATATCTTGTTTTAAGCTCCATAATAAATTTTCAAACTTATCATTAATATGTGTAGTTTGGTAATAAGGCATTCCTTCCTCTCTTAATCTCTTAATATACAGTCTTACTACTTTTTTGACATTGATACGATGTCTTAATGTCTCGCATGAATTAATTATTTTCTCAATCCAAATTTCAATATCTACTGGTGTGTTGCTTTCTGCTGCCATTATAGACTATTAAATTGTAAATATTTTGAAGCCTCTACCATCTCTAGGAATTTTTTAATAGCAGATGATTCTGATATTTTTCTTCCTGAGGGTGTTGTATGTTCTACTCTAGATTGTTCTTGAGATGCTCCCCAGTAACTAAAGTATTTTTTTGTTTTAGTATCTTGTACTAGTACTACTTTACTGTCTCCTACATTAGCTTGTGCTAAAAATCTGCAATCGTTATATTTTTTCATTGTTTTATTTTTTATAATTTCTGTCTATTAAATTGTACCAAGTTAAAATTCCTACTAAGTGATACATTGACAAAGAGTCTGTGTACATTGAACCTTCTTCACCTTCTTCTACAAATTGAACTTCGTACTGGTCTCCTGTAACTATTACGGTACATTCTGAGTTGCTGTAACTATCTCCTCCAATTCCTTTAAATCCATTCTTAAGTAGGAAGGATGCTATGTGAGAGTTTGGTTCCATTATAAATTATTTAATACTGTGTCGAGCATGTTTGTTTCATTTACAAATAACTTGTTCTCAAGAATTTGTCTGTTGTCTTCTAAGTGTGCATGAATATTATTTACAATAACTTCATATGCTTTTGGATGTAAAGACTTTGAGAAAGAGAATTTAGAATTTGTAAGCTGAATGCCACTATCTCTTAAAAGAATGTAGTAATGTTTTTGCTCATTGATAAGAAAGTACTTATCTGTGAGTGGAGTCATCTTTAGAGATGTCTTAGGATGTTGTAATAGTTTGGCAACTATTTCAATGAATTGTTGCTCTTGTGGTGTGGGTGTGTACTTGAAAAACTTTTTGAATATCATAACCTTTATTTTTTATTTAACCAATTATTAAACTGCCCTGCATATTCAGATCCTTTAAGAACAATCCAAATTACTACTCCTAGTATAAGTCCAATTACTATTATTACCCATGTCACTGGTGCTAAATAAGCCCACCAATGATGTCCAATAACTTTAACATCATCATCATACTTTAGATCTTCCCAATTTAGGACTATCATAAAAAATGCTGGAATGCTTATTAAAAATATAGTACCGAGTGCTACGTCCTCTCCCATACAGCATAAAATTATAAATGCTAATAGAGCTAATCCGTTCCAAAAGAAGACACTATTTGGTGTGTCTTTAAAAAATTGTTTTATCATAACCTTTTTATTTATAGTATAATATACGAAAAAAGACTTGAGTAAACAAGCCTTTTATCATTTATTTTACAAATTCTATTGTATTTTTTTCTTTATCCCAATCAAATGTCATTGGCTTTTGAGTGTATTCGTAACTCTCATCCAGTACTGAAGCATTGAAGAAGTGTGTACCATCTTTAAACACATAGCCGTATCCTGAATGTATGTGACCACAGATATGAATTTTAGGTCTTAGTCTTTCAATTCTTTGTGCTAGCAACTCACATCCTAAAGCATCCCAAGGACGACCTACTACTGTATCTAAAGTTCCAAATGCTGGACCATGAGTAATAAGAATGTCTGTGTTGTCAGGAATTGCTTCCCACTTACCTGCTAATTGTATTCCATTTTTAGGAAGATTAAATGCCCAAGAATAAAATTCTGGTTGCCAAGGTGAACCGTAAATACGAATATTGTCTTCTGTATGATCCCCATTTGGACCATCAAAGTACATTGTTACTTGCTCGTCTTCTAGATAATCAATCATTGGGTAATCCTTCAAGTATCCTTTTACTACTTCAGGCTCAAGTTCAAACAATCGATCATGATTACCTGCAATGAAGAATTTATCATTGTATCCTTTTATGTTTGAGAACCAAGTACAGAAATCATGGATATCATTTTTATTGTACCCTGAGTTCATTATGTCTCCTGCATGAATAAGAATATCTCCTCCAGGTAAATCTGTTAAGGGAATTAATCCATGTCTTGTATGCGTATCGCTCAAAATTGTCAGTCTCATTTTATTCTATTTTTAATCTCTTTTTTACTAATCTCTTTAATGCTTTTTGTTTTACAACATTGCTTCCTGGTTTAGAAACAAATTCCCAAAACTCCTCTATCGATAATACTTTTGCATTTACTATGACGTAGTACTGTGCTGTTTCAAATGTTGAGAAGTATTTTCTTTCACTATACTGTCCACATCCATCAGATGCATTAGGTGCTAAACTAATCTTAAGATTTGTATCTACAAAATAGTATGAGTATCCTTTCTTAATACCAACTCCATCTTCTGTTGTAAAAAGTACTTTGTTTTTTTCAATATACTCTTCGGCTGCTGCTCTTGTTTCGAAGTATACATTTCGATCAGAATAAAATTTTACTTCGGGATATGCTATAGTGTAGTGGAAGTATAGATTTTCTTTATTTACATACCATATTGTATCTCCTGCAAAAATATCTTTCCCATCGTGTGTTAAAAAGATTGGATTTTCTACTTTAATAGCATGGGTCATATGTGAACTACCTGAATCATATCTAAACCATATTCCTTGTTTAACTAAGGCTTTACTATCATTTACAACAATCTCAGTAATAGTTTTTATAGAACCATATTCATACACTTTTACTTTATCACCTACTGTAAATACTTCTCCATCTGAGAGACGTTTTACTGAGAGTATTTGTGGTGGTACTATTCTTGATATCAGTATTTCATAATCTTTCTCAATTACTTCTTCCCAGTATTCAGGATAAGTTTCATAATAGATAGTTCCTTTCCAAAGATCAATTTTATTTTCACTACTAGCAATAATGCCTAAGGGTAAACTTCCTGGATATTCTTTTATAAGTCTATATTTTTTCATTTTATCTTTTTATATAACTAAATATACGAAATTTATTTTAAAAATCCTAATATTTTTTCTTTTATTCCTGATTGTTTTATTCCTTCTGACATTCTAGGAGTTTCAACAAAATTGGTCAATCCCCACTTGCTACTACCATCAGACATGTTAGGGTAGATTCCCATTTTTAAATCATCTACTGCTACCCAGTGAGTAATTTCAGGATGATCTGTTAGAAATTGATTTATTTCTAATGCTCTTTGTTGTTCGTACATTGAACTTCTATGCCAAACAAAATCATCAACCCTATCACAACCAATATATCTTTTGGTACAAGCTATTGGAGATTTTACTATACCTTGTTCTAAATAGTATCCTTGCAATTCTTCTAGAGTAGCATGTAGTTTCCAATCTGAGGATACTACTATTTCGGCACCAGTTTCTTCTAGAATACAATTTAATACCTTAATTGCTTTTTTATCAAAGTCATCAAACCTATAGTAAACAGGAGCATTAGTATCGCTTAATTCTTCTGGGTTGAGTTTTTTATACTCTTTCCATTTTTTGGTTCTTCCACCCCAGTTGTTATCTAAGCAAATTACTCCATCATTATCCAAGAATATTACTTTCATACTGTATGTTCTATTTGTACTCTTACACAATTCTGAGGTAATCTGTGGATATGTCTGTAGTTGTTTATGTACCCCATCATGTTGCCACTACCGACTGCATTTGCAGAATGTACTACAACATCAACAACACAAGCTCCATCCAACCATTGATTGACCAACCATTTTGTGCAATCCATTCCAGTCTTCTCTGTAATATTATCATAGTTTAAAGTATAGTTGTAATATACATTTTTATGCCATTCAGCCATTGCTGTATCTCCTAAATCGTGATCTAGAGAGATTACATCTATGTTTTCCAATCCAATGTAAGTGACTGTATCAACAAATTGTTCGTAGTTTCTTACTACGGTCCAAGATGGATCAACAGGTGTTCTTACATCGTCTAAGTATATTTTCTTTTTCATCTTATTTCTTTTTAAATTGTTCAAACCATTTAGCAATACTATGAGGTGTTCCTGAAGATGAATTTATATCTCGTGAAGAAAATTCCATAAGTAACTTAAACACTTCTTCCTCACTATAACTTTTTTCTTGTTGCCATTTAGCACCTTCAATCCATTTTTCTCTGAAAACTTCTCCTATATCATCATATATTTCACTTTCATATCCATCATTTGGGTATATTTTATTTGATGCTTCTTCAAGTGTTTCTTGTTTCATCTTATTTCTTTTTAAATTTATTTTCCACTAATAAGGTTATTATAACACAAATTATAAACCAAAAAACCATAAACTTAATATCCATATCTTATTTCTTTTTAAATTGTTCAAACCATTTATTATCTTCAAATGCATTAGACGAAATTCCAAACCAATTTAATCTTAGTTTTAATATTTCCTTAACTTCTTCCTCACTATAACTTCTTTCTTGTTGCCATTTAGCACCCGCAATAAATCCATTTTTTGTAGTTACTAATAAAGGTTGTTTAGCATAATTTAAAGCAACTTCTTCAAGTGTTTCTTGTTTAGCATTTGCAATAAATCTTTCCACTATTTTATCTTGTTTAGGTAATGAGTCGTAAGCCATTTTAGCATTCATTTGCATAATTTTTGTTATCATACATTCTTGTTTAGGTTCTTCTTCTATTCCTTTACAAGTTTTTGTTAAATAACCAAGACATTCATCTGTACAAGTGCAAGTTTCTTCTGTTGGTTTAAAATCTTCCACAGTTCCTCCATTTTTAAAATGTTGAACAAAATGTTCTTTACCTTTAATAGATTTTTCTAGTCCTTCTTTTATTTTTGAATAATCTTTTGGAATGATTATTTTGTATTCCCAACCTTTTTTTATATCAAAAAAATTCTTAGGTTCGTAGATAGTATCAACCTCTTCACAACTTGGATTCTTAACAAACCATTCTAAAAATTCATCATCAATAGATTGTACACCATCTTTGATTAAGTCTTGGTCTGTTGTTAGGATTATTTTTTTAAACCATCTATTTACATAGGTATTAGATTCCCCAATCCATTTAGTTATTTTATTAAAATTAGTATCGTAATACCATTCATTTTCTTCTCCTTCTTTAATTTCTTCATCAGAAGTTATGTAGATGTGTTGGTTTTGAGTTCCACTGCCAAAATTCTCTGTAAACTCTGGATTATTAGAAGTAATACCTAATTTGTTATTTGATTTAATTAAGTAAATTCTACTTGGTTTGTCTGTTGGCAATACGTGTAAGTTTTTCATAACCTTTTATGTTTTTAAATTTCTATACCTAAATATACGAATAATATTTCAATATACCAAACTTTTTTTAATTTATTTCTACTAGTCCCACCAACCCTCGATATTCTGTTCCATTATTTTAAACAACAGCTTCCTTGCCCTATCGTGATTCAAATGACCTATATTCATAGCAATTATTCTTTTTATATCAGATTCATCCCTACCGTCTAGTGTAAACACTCCTTCTCCTTTCATTATTTTTTTATATACTAAAGGGTACTTTTTAAAGTACTCATCATACTTTTCCCATACCTCTTCTGAGTTGTACTGAGAAGATCCTGGTCTGTCTTCACAATCTGTAAACCATACTCTGTCTTTGCAGTAGTCCATGTACTCCATTGCATAATCTTCTTCCTGTACTTTCTTAATTAAAGAGATACAAAGTCTCATTCTTTTAGCATCAAGCTGTGCTCGGGTATGTCTGTCTTTACTACCAATGTAATTGGCTTGTGCTTCCAATTTATGTTGTAGTATTTCAAAGATGTAATGACCGTCCCAATCTCTATCCTTCCAGATAATTGGAAACCAGTACCAAATATTTATTACTCCTTGTTTAAAGTACTTGTGATAGTACTTTCCGTCATGTGCCCACCAAAGGTATATTCTTCTGAATAAGTTTGGTTTAGGTCTGTTGTTTAAGTCTTCGAAAAAATCTTGCATAATTATTGTATAAAGTTTTTTAATAATATTACCATAATTACAATTTCTATTAAATTAAGAATAAATATCCCTACTCCTACTTCACTATCCATTGTTTTTCTAAATGCCCAATTTAACAAGTGCGTTAAAACTGTGTGTAATACAAATATTAGTATTACGATTGATAAAATTGATACTGTTACCATAGTTAATTGAATTTATTTTTTAATTGTCTTTTGCTAATGATTGCTTTTAATCTCTGAACGTATGTCGGATCCTCAGCATAATTTTGTTTTAAGTACTCAAAGTATTCTCCTTCAGTTCTAAGATCGTGAAGGTAGGTTGAATAAAATAAAGCATAGTCAATAACTGATTCTTGCCATGTTTCATAAAATGCATGACCTCTACTTGTTCCTTTTGCTAAATTGGATCTTAGCTTAGCTTCCTTCATTCCAAATAGATTATTATTCTCTAAAAAGATACCTGACTTGTAGTGTCCTGTCTCTTGGTATGATTGAGCTAAAATAATGTAAGGGAATTTAAAATTTAACTGTTTAATTTTCTCAATTAGCTTTGGTTCTGAGAATCCATTATGCTCTCTAATGACGATTAGTTTTTCTTCTTGAGAAAGATTTTCTACCTTATTTGCAGGATTGGAAGTAAATCCAAATACTAATAATAATCCTACTGCTGCTCCTAAACCTATTAATGATTTATTACTAAGTTTTACTGTTTCGAAGTCTAATGTGTGTTGATTGAATTTATAATACATAACCTTTTTTTAAATTTGTAATACCTAAATATACGAACTTTATTCTAATTCTCCAACTTTTTAACGCGAGAAGTTTTTAAACAATACAGCATATCATCTCCTATGTGTTCGTACTCTAAACCGTTGATTTCTACTGTTTTTCCGTGTTTCTTAGACGCTCTAATATTTTTTAGTATTGGAGATATGTCTTCACAATATGTTCTTTTTCCTCTCATAACAGTTATTTTATATTTGATTCTGGGTAGGCATTTAGGATTGAATTGCAGTCAACATATTCGTCACAATATTCAGAACCTGTATTGCCAGAATATTCATATTTAATTTTTGCTTTTTCACTTGCTTCTTTTAAAGCTGCTTCTACATGAAGTTTTGCAAATTCAATCAAAGCTTTATGGTGATTGTCTGGACCATATGTATGTTTAAATTTCATAAAGAATTTTTCTGCTGTTGGTATCATAACCTTTGTTTTATTTGTTTTTAATACTTAAATATACGAAAAAAAGCCTGCTGAAGCAAGCCTTTTATCAATTATTTTTAAATTATTTTGTCTCTTTTTTTAATATTATCTAGATGCCACATAGGTCTTAAATTAGAATAATGATTTAATTTTTTAACTTCTTCTAAGGTATTAGCTGAACTAATAGGGGTAAAGTGATCTATAGACCAATCTGTTTCTACTTTATTACCATAGTTACTCCAATTCATTCCTTCAGTAAATTGATTTTCTAAATGTTGTTTGAAATCTTCCCAACTGTCTAATCCTATTATATTTAAAGTAGGAAGGTCTTTAGTAGAATTAATTTCTCTAATCCTCATAGAGATAGAAGCTCTCATATTTTGAGATAATTTAAATACAGGATCATTTTGTTTACGAACTTTCATATACTCATTATCTCTTTGTTTAATATGAGGTTGAGCATTATAAAGCTTACGTTTATCTTTATTTTCAATATTATATTGAGTCTGTTTTAACTTTCTATAATCTTGATCTTTTAAATAAGCAACCTTATTCCTTTCAGAATATGTTTCTTTATTATTAAAATAACGTTGTTGTTGTTTTTCTTTTATTAAACTTTGATTTTTTGTTTGAAAGGTTTCAACTTGGAATTTCCAACAAATTTTACAAACAGGCATTACACCATATTTGCATCCTTCTTTCTTATAAAATTCTAGGGTAGATTTTTCCTGCTCGCATTGGGAGCATTTCTTTTGAATATGTATCGTCATAATAAATTATTTGGCGATAATAAATATTATAAAAGCATAGAAGGGCGCAATAAGTTGCGCCCATTTATGACTAATGACTATCCCCTATGTCGTGTTTCTCACCATAAATAAGATAATCGCTATTGATTACCTTTGCTACTTTTTTTCTATCACCTGAACTGTGTTTGATTACAATTCCTTCATGTGGTACTTTTGTTCCTTCAATGAAGTTGTTAAATACAAACTTATCCTGTACTTCTTGATTCCAAAGTCCAAAATAAAGTACTTCAATATAAGGTAAGTCTAGTGAATGAAATGCACCGTAAGTACCAGCTGGTGAATTATAGTCACCTTTCATAGTTGTATCAAATCCTATAAATTTAATATCATCCAATCCATAGTCATAGTTCTTTTGAATACCTGCTCCATAAATTTCTCCATAGATTACTATACCACTTCCAATGTCTACAATATTAGCTGTATCTTTAACATATTTCCAAAGCTTAGCTTTAATATCATACTTCTCAGCAATTGTTTTCCAAACATCTTCAGAATAAAATCCTTGAGAGTCACTTCCTTTCTCACAGTTATGTGAACCGTAAATGTATTCGTAGTTAATCCACTTATCAGCTAATCTAAAGAATTTTTTTACTTTATCCCAGAATGACAATTTAGTCTTTTTTACAATACCATATCTAGCATTTGTACCATGAATTTTACGAGAAATCTCTACTGTATCTTCTTCTGTAAACATTCCACCTACGTTTTTAAGGTTAGGGAATTTATAGTAGATATGGAAGTTCTGATTGTCTCTCCATTTAATTTTTCTACCTGAAGCAAGTTGAATTTGTTTAACTGGTGGTTCGTATTTGGTAATACCTAACAACCCCATACAGTCAGTTCCTTCTTTTATATCCCAGTCACCCATTGTGACTTTACCCTTAAGGTAAGTCATTGGAATGATTAAACATTCAGAATAAACTCCTCTTAACTTTACAGTTCTTACTCTGGTACCTTTTCTTAGGTAGTTTGCAACTCCCATCTTTTCAGATAGTTTCTCAGGAATTACTGCATCAGTAGTTGCAATGACAGTTAAGTCACCTTCTTTGAATTCACCTTTTTTAGTGATTGCATTCCATCCACCTGCAATTACTAATTCGATGTTATCAGCTCCTTCGATTGCTCTTACTTCATTTATTTTTGCTACAAAACAGCAGCTGTTGTTATTTTCCATTTTCAAATTCTTCTTTTAGTTTTAAATAACTTTCATATTTCCTTTGCTTCATTTCTTCAGCACTTTTATTATTTCTTGCAATTCTTCTATTAAACTCTTCATCGGTCTCCTCAACTATTCTGGTAATCTGATTATGCCAGTACCCATGATAGTCAAAATTGTCATCATCAACCCATCCTGAGTAGATTACATCCTCGTCTTCTAATTGTAAATTTTTAATGTCTGACCATTTCATTGGAGCATTGTTATATCCATGGAATATTTGTTTTTCTAGTTCAATTTTCTTTGGTGATTTATTATTTTCCATCTTTATGTTCTTGTATTACTTTTATTACTATTTCTTTTTTCTCATCATTGAAAACATCTTCGAGTTTAATTTCTTTTTCTGCAAAATACATAAACTCTAGACATTTATAAACACTCATTCCACTTTTACAACAATCTCTGATATATCCTTCGTATTTAGTAAAATCCTCATCAGTGTACTTGTAATTGTCTTCTGTACGTCTGTCTTTTAGTCTTTGTAAGTAATCTTCAAATGCTTCTTTCATAACTTTATTAATATAAATCTTCTGAGTATAGTTCTATTGAATTGTAATTTAGTTTTCCTCCATTTTTGACCCAAATCTTAGCACCTTCTTCTCTATCAACAAATCTATTCTTATTTGTTATAAATCCCTGTATATGTTCCCCATGTTCATGTAATCTCTTTCCTGTAAGTGATACTATAGAAGAAATACAATGACCATGTCTAAACCCACTGATAACAACTCCTCCAGGTGTGTTGATAGGTCTGTGAGTTGCTCTTTCTGCTTCTATTAGCCATATTGCAGCACATAGTATTTGTTCTTCGTTTTGTTTCATAACTAAATAGTTTTAGCAAATTTCCAATAATCGATTGACCTGAATTCTTCCTCAGTATCGGCATCGGTTTTTATATTATTTGATGTTACATAGGTTCCGTTTGTTACCGCAATTACATTTCTTTTTTTCCAATTTTTTCCATCCATACTAACCATCATTGGTATATTAACTAATTCTGGAATTGTTTCTTTTTTAGGTTTACCAATTACCATATTGATAGTACCTTTTGGTATTCCTCCTAAATACTCTTTTGGTACTTTAAATGCATTCAACATATACTCCTTAGCTTCTTCAGATGCTATCATAACCTTTGTTTTAAATTTATACCTAAATATACGAAATTTATTTCGATTCTACAAGCAAATTTCAAATCTATTTTTCATTTTATCTAAAGTTTCTTGTGGCACACCGTGTTCATTTATTCCGCCATGCCTGTTCTCCACTATTAGTGAAAATACTTTATAACCGTATTTTTCAGCTAATTGGTAATAAGGCTCTAATTCTTTTTCCTGAGTAAATGTGTTTGATACTACTACCTTTTCCGTACTATTTACCATCCAAACTTTTACTGCATTCTGACACCAAGCATGAGCTTCCTTTAATTTAGTAGGGTCAAATTTATATTCACCCATATCCATAAAATACTTATCAGCCTCCATATGTGATCCACCTAATGACTTTGCTAATGTTGTTTTACCTGATCCAGGAACTCCACGAAGGAGAAATAACTCTTTCATATTATTTATTTTTAAATTGTTCAATTACAGTATTTTCGTGTTCTCTAAATTCAGTAGCTCTATATCTCATCAAAGTAATTGTTTCTTGAATAGCTTTTCTCATATCTTCTTCACTATACATTCTTTCTTTTTCTTTTACTTCATCTGATTTAAGTTCATCTTCAAAAGCATAATGCATTTCACCTTCTCCATCAACAACCTCAATAATTTTATGTTCTGTGTATAGAGGATGTTCTCCTTTTTCATAAACTTTACCTGTTAGTGTTACTGCAATAGGTTGCATCATTGCATAGGGTCTGAATTGATATTTCATATTAAATTCTCTTTTCGTGATGATCCTTTGGTAAGGCTAATTTTTTAATTGGTTGATCTTTCATTATCATAAGGATCTGTCCTAGTGATAAAGGCTCTAAACCATTTCCATCTACTCCAACATCCATTGCTTTACCCTCTGCTATTCGTAGGTGTGAAGGTAAATGAACGTGACCATGCAAGTGAATTACTCCTTGGTTCATATCATGCCATGATGCGATTGGATAGTGCATACAAATGAAAATATGCTTATCTGTTAACGACTTATTAATTGGCTTTACAACTTCCAATCTCAAGTAGTTTTGTACTGAAGAGAATAGTTTTTGTACCCCTTCCCTATCTCTTTCGATGTGGTGATCGTGATTACCAAGTACCAAGTGAATGTTTTTACAAAGTATTCTACTTCTGAATTCTTGTATTCTGTCAAATCCTCCAAATGACCAGTCTCCTAAGTGGATTAAGATATCATCCTCACCAACCATGTTGTTGATGTTGTTGACTAAGGCACTGTTCATATGATCAAGTGACTTAAATTCTCTTGTCAAGTTTGAAGCACCTACCCACTTAGTGGTTGCACTGCAGATTGAAGAATGGCAATAGTGAGTATCACTTGTAAAAAATAATCTTTGTCCTTTTTCTAATACAATTTTCATAACTAATTTATTAATAATTAAATATACGAAATATTTTTTATAAATCCAAATATTTACTAATAATTTTTTCAATATTATTCATCTCAGTATAAGGTATTCTAAGTAGTTGAATATTGTTATTATTACAATATTCATTTTTTATACTATCCTTTAACTGTTGATATTCAAAATTATAATCTGATCTTCCGTGTAGCCATTTTATAGGTTCGTAGTGTTGCATTCCGTCAAACTCTATTATTAAATTATATTTGGGTAAATAAAAATCAAATAATAGTTTGTTCTTGTACTTACAATCCTTGTAAGAATGTTGAGGTATGAATTCTATTTTGTTTGATTCTAAGAAAACTCTTATTTTTGTCTCCCCTTTTGACTCTTTGCAGCTAGGACATCCCTGTTTACTATCCTTGTGAGCATTTGGAATTTGAAAGAAAGATCCATGTTTTTTACATACTATTTCAACTTTAGTTGTATTATTTTTATAGATTACTTTTGAGTAATCATATAAACTTCCATGCACTTTTTTTGCTTCTTTTATAAAAATATCAGCTCCTAAATTAGCTTTTGCAGCATTTCCTTCATATTGACATTTTCTACATCCTCCTTTTCCACTTAAATGTCTATGAAAGGTTGTATTAATTGTAGTATTGTGTATGTTGCATTTAATAGTAATTGGAAATGTAATTCCTATATAACTTACTATACCTGAGTAATCGTAATTATCTTTATATCTATCTCTGCATTTCTGTAGAAGCTCTTCTAATGTATATTTAAGCTCTTTTCTAGTTTCTACATCGCATTTTAAACATCCATGTCCACCGAAATGATCACTAGGTGTTTGCAACCAACTTCCATGTATTGGGCAAATAATCTTTACTTTTGTTTGACTATTACTATATTGTACATTTGAATAGTCGTATTTACCTTTATGAATCTCAGTAAATCGTTGAATAACTTCTTGTTGTGTTAATCTTTTCATAATAAAAAAAGCTTAGGCTTTCGAGGTCGGACGCTCTACTTGCCATAAGCTTTAAATTGATGTTTTCGATATAAATATAGGTCCGACGCTATGCTTATAAATATCAACTTTTTATGAAAAATACGATTTATTTTCATTTTATTAATTTTAATGCTTCTTGTAAACCAACTTCTAATGCTTCTTCGTAAGTTTTATAATTATTATATTCATCATACCAACCGTTAACATTTTGATTTCCATCAATATCTTTTTGTTGAAGGAATCCCCAACTAGTATAATATTGAATACTTTTTCCATCTGATGTTAAGTCATGATATGACTCTACATATAAGTTATGCACTTCTCTTAACCATTTTTGAAGAAATGATTGTGTGCAACAATTAGCATAAACTTTACAGTATATAGATGCTCCTATACATCCTTCATCATCTCCCTCTAACATATAAGGTAAGTGATTTGTTCTAACATCATCAAAACCTTTCTCTTTAGCTAACTTAGCTGTTTCAAATGTTATTAATTGTTCTTTCATAACTTTTATTTTTTAAATTTCTTTTCTTTTATTTCAACAAATCCTTCTAATGTAAGATTTTCTCCTATACATTTCCCTTCTGTGTTATAAAAATAAATTGGAATACCTGTGATGTTTGTTTCTATAAATTGTTGACTCTTTACAAGTTCTCCTGTATTTGAATTCTTATAAAATTTATTAACTACTTTCATAACCTTTTTATTTGTTTCTAATACTTAAATATACAAAAAAAGACTTGAATAAACAAGCCTTTTATCAATTATTTTTAAAAAAATTTAACACCTCAGTTGCACTCTGGTTTGTAATGGGGCTACTATGGGAAATCCTGAATTCGTCGTGTTCGTCACAGGCGTACTAGTCCTTATCTTCCTTTGAACTTAATCGATTACAATTGGCGAGGTTTACCACTATCAACACGCCTATTCTGTTTCATGTGTTGGTTACAGACAACCATCGAGGTGTTAAATTTCTATATTATTTTGTTGCTGGGATGTAAAGCATATAGACTATGTCAAATACAAAATCAAAGTCAAAAACCTTCCACTACCACAAGGGCAAGGACAAAAACTAAGTCTCAGTTTCGCTAGCCACTTTTAATCTCATCCCCCTTTTCAGGGTTCGCACGAGTAACATGTCTAGCTGTTGAGTTCTATCTCAGTTTTGGTTTAAGTTTGTAGGGAAGCGAGTTTATGGATGGCTCGAGGCCACGGTTATCATGATTGATTAATATATATCGCATATAGTTTGTATGATAACTCCACTATCCCAGCATAAAGCTTTGGAGGATCGGCTTGTGCCTACCTCCTTAGCACCAAATTATTTTTCTCCTTCTTGGAATATTTTCTCCCAAGCTTGTTGTGATTCGTAAGGTCTTGCTACGTACTCATTTAACGCTTCCATTCCTTCTTTAATTGTTGTAAATGGAATTTCTTTACATCCTACTGAGATAATACATCCAATTGATAGGAATCTAATTTTTACTTCATAATTTGTAAGACATTGTTGTCTTGATGGTTTCCACTGTTCTTCTGCTAATGGTCCATTTTCTACTAGTCTTGTTGGTGCTGCTACTGGTTCTACTTCGTTCATAATAACTTAATTTGATTGTTGATAACTTTGTTGATTTTCTACTTCTTCTATGAATGGTTGATTTTCCAACTCTTCTATAACTATATTAATTGCATCAGGATAATGAGTGTGTCCAGATTGAAAATATATTCCCACCAAACCTAATACCTCATTGTCAATGTAGTGACGATTTTTACCTTTACCGTTTACTATCTCGTGATCCATTGACACATCATCCCATTCATCCAATACAATTCTATTACCACCCTTTTCTCTATAGTGGAGCCTGATCATATTATTATGACTGAAGTTTTTAATAAACTCTCCTAGCTTCATACTATTTTAATTGGTTTAAAAACTCATCTACTACTGATTGAAATCTTTCTGCTACTTCAATTTTTAAATTAACAGCATCTTGAATTCTTGCTTGACGTTTTTCTTCAAACTCATGTTGAGCGTTACGTTCTTCTCCAGCCCATTTATCGTAAGCTAGTTTATAAGTATTTGCTGCTTCTGCATTCTCAGTATTTACTCTTGCTTGAATAATTCCTCTTTCTTTCTGAATTCTGGCATTCTCAGAAGTAGTAGCATTTTTAATCTTAGATTTAAAGTAATTTACTTTTTGTTCATATCCTCTGTGCAGAGCTGCTAATTCTTCATGAATTAAAAGCAACTGTGATGGGGTATGATGAATTGAGATTTTCATAGGGGTTTTCTTTCCTACTTCAATTTCCATAAACTCTAAAGTTTTAATGGTAGGAAGTTCTGCTCTTAATCTATCCAATTTACCTCCTTTATGAATAAATTGCCCAATATGTGAAGCATAAGCCTCTGCTTCTAAGAATTCGTTGTACTCGGCTGTAGTTAAAGTATTCCAACCAAAATCCTCATCCACTTCACTTGGAATTGTTTCCGATATAAGTTTTGGTCTCTCTGGGGATTCTACTTCGTATTTGAATCGTTCTTGTTTGATTTTATTAATCAACTCGTCCTTAGCTTTGATGTTCTCCATCAAGAATGCTTGAGTAGCAGATAATCTTGCTTTAGCAGTTAATAATTCAACTACATTTTCTGGAATTGGGTTTCCTTTAACTTCAGTATAGGTTTCTTCTCCTATCACTAGTTCTTTAGAAACGTTATTGATATCAGCTAATTGTGCTGTAAGATCTTTTGAACGTTGGTTACACAAGTTTGAGATTGATTGTGCTTGAGACATTGATAACCCTTTTGATGCTAACGAATTTTTCATAACTATGATTTTTTATTTATTTTTAATGATTTCTATTAATTTTTTAAGACATTCAAGTTCTGCTTCTTCGTAAGATTTAAAATCTGTTTCTAATTCAGATATTGATTGAGAATGATTTATTATTTGATAATCACAATTAACATCATTTTCTAATGAATTGTCTAATCCTATTGAATGATATAAACCATACTTCTCTCTAAACCAACTAAATGCTTGTTGGTATAATGGTGCTGAAACTACTATACTTGATGAATTGTGATTAAATAGAATTGGTTTAGGATTAATACAATCACTATTCATTATTGCATAATCACCTAACAATGGGTCAAAATATCCAAAACAAGGTTCATCAAATCCTAATTCTTTTAAAATTAATGCTTGTTCGTAAGGTGCAAATTCTTTTTCCATAACTATTTTTTCTTATACTTTAATATACGAACTATATTTCTAATATCCAACTTTTTTTTAATCTATTTTTAAAGTAAGTATAATATAATCTGCCCATCCCATTTCATGTCCTTCTATATAGAAGTCGTCTTCTGGAAAGTAATGAGATAAGTCTGTATCCCATAACTGATCATATATTCCTTGCTTAAAGGTATCCATATCTGTTGGATAGATTTTAGGTACCATGCATTCTAATTTTTCTGAGAGGTATTTTTTAGCAAGTTCATCATTTAGAGTTTTGTAAACTTCAAATGCTTCTTTACTATCGTCATTACCACCATTCCATTTGTAGGTTTTTAGCAATGCTTGTGATATCTGTTCATGTCTTTGTTTATCTTGTTCAGATATCTCTACAATGGTATGTGTTTTTAGAGCATCTGTAGATAGAGTTGGGAGAAATCTTCTAGTAATATATTCTCCTACGTAAAGTCCTAGCTGGTAGTTTAAGTCTTTTACATCAGGATCTCTTCTCATAACTTTTATTTTTTATTGGATAAAATATTGTGGTCTCGGGGAATTACGATATCCCAGCCTCTTTCTTATGAGGAAATTGCTCTACCTTTGAGCTACGAGACCAATTAGTTGCGGATTCAGGACTCGAACCTGGCCTCTGGGTTATGAGCCCGGAATGCTACCAATTACACCAAACCGCGATGTATGCTTTAATGAAAAGAGGTAAGCTACTTCAGTTATCTGCGTTTACTGAGTATTTAAAGCCGTCATTGGCAAAGTGGCTACTTACTTATTCATTTTGCGGTCTAGAACGGTAACGCTCCGTCTACTCAACAGTGACAGTGTTGGATGATACTTCTTCACTACTAGACCTTTTTGGTGGAGCTACCGAGATTCGAACTCGGAATAATAGAATGCAAATCTATCGTGATGCCAATTTCACTATAGCCCCTTTTGTAGCCCTGCCGGGAGTCGAACCCGACTTTTATGGATGAAAACCATATGTCCTAACCGATAGACGACAGGGCCGTGGAGCAGATGCGGAGAATCGAACTCCGATCTTCTGGTTGGAAGCCAAAAGTAATAACCATTATACGACATCTGCATTTTGAGGTTCTTGTCAGGATCGAACTGACTCTATTCAGCGTTACAAATGCTGTGCACCACCACTTATGCGTAAGAACCAAGTAAATTACAGCCGGTTTTCGTATCCGTTCTCCTACTGCCAAGCAGGTGCTTTGCTATAAGCTAGCTGTAACTTTTTTATGTAGGCGACTAGAACTCCAGTCCTTCTGTCCAATTAAGGAACTCATATCCGGTAACCCGGTCCTACTATATTCTACTGTACCCAAGGGGGGAGTCGAACCCCCAAGCTTACGCCACGGCTTCTAAGACCGCTGTGTCTACCAGTTCCACCACTCGGGCATTTACCGCATGTGCGGTCACTTATCAATCGGTAGCTCCCTCTTGATGTCCATCTGTGGGTGTAACACATTTGGTAGAGGGTCGAACCTTAAATATCGTATCATGAAGCATTTTTGATATTGTTGAATATGCTATATCCAACTTTCTTGCTTTTATGATTATAATTTCTTTATCTTTCATACTTAAATATACGAACTATATTTTTACTATCCTAGCTTTTTTTAATTTACTTTTAATCTTAATTGCCATCATTTATTTTAATTCCAAAAAATATAAAGACTACAGCCACAATTATAAAACATACTATCATAATTTATTTTTTTGAGGGACTATAAAGAATCGAACTTTACAATCTATTCGTTTGCTGCGAATAAGCTTAACCATCAGCCTTAGTCCCATTTATCACCTAGCCTGACCTTCCAGACAGTACAAGTCAGTATTAATTTCACGTGCTGTTTTGTAGTAGGTGATTTATTTTATTTATTCAGATCTTGTATAATAGGTCCTAAATCTTTTACAGGTATCTTACAATCCTCTTGACCTTCTCCTTCTGAGTTTCTCCACATATAGTTGTAAACTGCTTTTGTTTTTCTTTCCATCTCAAATGTAAAGTATAGGTTTGGAGTTTCTAATTCATATACATTCCAATCATCTCCTCTTCCGTCAGTATATTGATTTACTAATTTAAAATCTGTTATTTTCATATTTCTTTCTTATACTTTAATATACGAACTATATTTCTAATATCCAACTATTTTGTTAGATTTTTTTAAATTATCTTTTTTCCACAATGGTTGATAATTACTATAATGATTTAATCTTACAATATCTTCCTCTGTTTGAGCTGAAGAGATTGGTATTTTATGATCTAATTCCCATTGACCATAATTGTAAATAGTCATACCTTCTTGAAATAAGTTCTGAATATGTTCTGTAAATTCTAATAGAGTGCATCCTAGTATTTCTTCAGTTCCTATACTTTTTCTATAAGTACCATTGCAGCTCCTTTTGAATGAACCTCCTATTAAACTTCTTGTATTATATATTAATTTATAAATTGGATCTACTTTTTTTCGTTCCCTATGATAATTTACATAATATCCAGGATTCCTTTCATTCCAACTACTCTTTTTCTCTCTAGGTTTTTTAATAACCTCTTTTTTAGGTCTAGGATGAGTTTTATAGTACTCTCTTTGCCTTAACTTTATCTCCTCTTTATTTTGTTGGTAATTTAACCTATCTCTTTCTCTTTGCTTATCCCTATTAGCATCTCTATACTCTTCTCCATATTTTTGTAGAGATTCTTTATTATCCTCTTTCCATCTTGCAGTTTCTATTTTTCTACAAGCTCTGCAGGTATAGTCGTAGTTATTAAATACAGATTTTGATATGTTAATTCCTACTTCTAATTCTACTTTACACTTTATACACTCTTTCATATTAAAATAAAAGGAGAAATTAAAGAAAACACATGGTACGTGCTAAGCTCTAAAATCTCCTATAATGTTTTTATTGAACAGTACCATTGTTCATTTAATATAAATATCACAAAATATAGGAAACCTTAATATATTTTTTAAAAGAATAGGAAAGCTTCCCATTCCTTAGGTACATAGTTTAAGGTTTTTAAGAGCATTAGGTAATGAGGTCTTTTTGGTTCTGGAATTTCCTTTCCATATTCCTCAAGAGTTAAATCTGCTTTAGCTCCATTACAAGATCTACATGCTGTTACTAAATTGTCCCAAGCATTTTCTCCACCTTTTGATTGTGGAATGACATGGTCAAGTGTTAATGACTTTATGTTACTTGATCCGCAATAAACACATTCATAATTATCCCTTCGATAAACATTTTCTCTCGTTAGAGGAACTTTTTGAATGTTTTGTTTTACATATTTAAAAACCCTAATGATTGAAGGTTTAAAAATTTCTAGTTTTGGATTTACTAATCCGAATGTTTCTGGATGTTCAGCTATTATTTCTGCATTACCCTTATACGAAATCACGAAAGCTCTTTCGGTAGAGATGATGCTTCTTGCCATAAAGCTTGAATCAATTACCAGTGTTCTTTGGTACTTACTCATGATTTTAATTTTTAAATGAAACAATTTATTTTGCGCAGGCCGTAAGAATCGAACTTACCCGTAGCAGTTTTGGAGACCGTACCGACACCTTGTCTGTGACCTGCATTTGTAGAGTATCGCTTACTCTACCAAAGTTGATCAGACTTCTTTAATAGCTCTTTAAGTTGTTACCATCTGTCTATCCATGCGATTTTTTTGTACCCCTAGAAGAATTCGAATCTCCATTTTACATCTTAGAAGGATGTTGCATTTCCATTTATGCTATAAGGGCATTTTGAGGTCCTACCAGAACTCGAATCTGGATTCTATCGTTCGTAGCGATAAGTTTTTCCAATTAAACTATAAGACCAGACTGTAGGATATCGCTTAACCTACGAAGTTGATCACACTTCTTTTCTATACGAACGATTTTTTTGTATCCCTGACTGGAGTCGAACCAGCAGCTTACGAGGCTTAAACTCGTTGTGTTTACCATTTCACCACAGGGATGTAAAGCCAATCCCGTAGATTGGCAGCTCAACTTTAGGCATTGAGTTTGCAAGAACTAGTCTCTGGCCAAGTCAATCTCCCTTTGGGAGTTGTCGTGTGAAAGGTGGGACTCGAACCCACAATCTCCTGAATCACAATCAGACGCTTTACCATTCAGCTACAATCACCATGTTAGTACCGAGTGTTGGATTCGAACCAACCTAAGGGCGGATATGAGCCATCCTTGATCCCAAGCTCCCTCGGTAATTAAAAGTAACGTAGGACTCGAACCTACTCATGCCAAGTTAATAGCAATTATCCACCATGCATTACTTTTGAGGAAAGAATGAGAATCGAACTCAATCCAATTACGAACGTCTCGCTTAGCAGGCGGACTCAACACCATGTTGATTTACTTTCCATTTTGTACTCCTAGGAAGAATTGAACTTCCATTTCATCCTTATCAGAGATGTGTGCTAACCATTCTACTATAGGAGCAATTTGTAACGTTTAATCTGATAACCTTACGAAGAGTTGTTCCTTATTAATCCAATTGTAATGTTAGTTGTTGGAGGGAAAGTTACACATCTAAACCCGTCAGGAGATACTAACACCCCTTGCTCCTCCCCTAGGACTCGAACCTAGATAAGATGATTAACAGTCATCCGTAATAACCTTTATACGAGAGAGGAATTTTGAGCCACATAACAGGAATCGAACCTGTCTGCTGAATCTTGTCAAATACTCTCATCTTGTCGACCTTTCAGAGGCATATTCTATTTAACCCTTTATGATCTTCCACCCTACGTCTAGGACAGTCCATACATAATTGACTAAAAGATCCAGTCGTCACCGTTGACTATGGACTTGTTTGTGGACCCTGTAGGAATCGAACCTACTCCTCTAGTTCTTCAGACTAGCGTACGCACCAGCTATACCAAAGGTCCAAGGTTAATAAAGTGGGGCCAGTAGGAATCGAACCTACCCAGTGAGCTTTTACAGAGCTGCTCGGCACCTTGCCTGTTGTCCCCAATTACACTTTCCAATTAAATCTGTATAAGTGTGAAACCCTCTTCGTACCTCGTAGTGGAATCGAACCACTGCCATTTCCATGTAAAAGAAATACGCTTCCATTACGCCAACGAGGCAAATGCACTTCCTGTTCTCTACGGTATAGTATAGTGCTAACCATTTGTACCCCCTGAAGGTAATGCTCCTTCTTCCCGATATTAAAAGTATCGTGCTTCACTTTAAAGCCTAGAGGGCAAATTTAATTCTATGCGTCGGTGCTTATTAGGCGGTGATCTATGAATTAGTAACAGTCTCTCGTCTAATAGTTAGGATTCGAACCTAAGTACTGCTCAGTCCAAGTGAGCCATGAAACCGTGCTTCGCTACTAGAAATTTATTTGTTGCCCATGAAGGTAACGCTCCTTCTCCGCATGTGTCAAAGACATGTGTACTACTTTTATACGAACGGGCACAATGCTATTTTAAATTATGTTTTATTTTTAATCTATGGACTCTATTGTAATTATCACCTTTTGGAGATAAACCAGCATCTCTTAATATGTCAGCTATACTTCCTCCTTTTTTTATAGATTCAATTAATACATCTTCATGCACCCATTTAGTATGGGTTTCTTTTTTATAGTTTTTAGATCTAAAAGTTGATGTTTGTGAATGACAATTAGGACACATATATCTTAAATTCCCTCTAGTATTATTATGTTTATCACCATCTATATGGTCTAATTCTAATAAAAGAGGTTTTTCATTCCATTCTTCTAATATTCCACATTCTACACATTTAGGTTCTCCTAACCATTTATCTTTTTTTAACCAGTCTCTAAAAGCAGGAACAAATGTTATTGTCATTTCCCCATTTAATATTTTTTCAATATTATTTTTAATATCAGTACGTTTCATATAATATATTTGATAATAAATATTACATCGTCTTAAAGACTTAAACATACTTTTAATAGAAGAGAGTGTGGGACTCGAACCCACAACGGTTTAACCCGCTACGACTTTTCAAGAGTCGCTCTTGATCCAGCCAGATACTCTCCATCTTATTCTATCCAATATGTCAATGAACTACTTATTTTTCTTATGCTTCAATATACGAACCCTTTTTACGGTATCCAAATCTTTTGTAAAAAAAACTCGAATCTTTTTATTTGATCCGAGTTTCTTATTAGAATTTATATGTTATATCTCTATATCATACCTCGGTACCACCTTGTTTCGGTTCATTATTATATGTAAAGCCAATGACAAAATCATTCCATAACGAACTGGCTGACATTGTCAGTGATCTCGAGGCTTGATGTTGTTGTATGTTTTGAATTTGTATCATTTTGTTTTATGTGATTATAAATATATATAAGGAATAGAAACCTTGAATTATTTTTACCCTTTTAATAATTTTTTCTTATCTTTACTTTTAGCTAACCTACTATCTAGGTACTGAATGGTGTCTACATGAAGTCTGTCAGTTCGATCTATTTCTTGATCAATTCTACGATTCACTAATTCATCATTTTTGTAAAGGGTATTAATAATCTCTGTTTCATTACCTTTTAAAGCAGTTACTTGCTTTGATACCTTGTTTAGTTTTACTCCTTGGTAAACTAAGGTGATAATTGCTGCACCTAATAAAAATTCTGTCATAATAATTTGATTTTAGAATTAGAGCTAAGGCCGGACTCGAACCGGATACCGTTTCATTTAAAACGGACTAGACAACCATTTGACTGGATTCGGAAACCATTCCTCATTACGCCCACTTAGCTTTTTGGAATCGGTGAGGGATTCGAACCCTCATCTGGACTTACCGTCCATGTTAACCCTAGCAGGTATGCTCCTGTTGACACCAACCGATTCTTTTTTTACCAACCTTGGTCTTTCTTGTAGCCTTCCGAGTTATCAGTTACGGGGCTTGTACAAGATCAGGGTTTCTGATTAATGATTTGCTTGTACTCTAGATTACTATAAACCCTTTTTCATCCGTTTAGCATCATCATTAATTAACAGCGAGCATTGGTAATTTGTAGTCAGGACAGGAATCGAACCTGTATACCTCGTTTATCTGTTGGAACGAGTACTCCCAATGGTTGCGACCCATACACTGCGTTTCCCATTTTCGCCACCTGACTATTTTATAAAACATTCCAGCCACATTGGGAGAGCCGCAGTTCCCACGTTGTTTAAAGACTTTCTTGGCGGACCTATCTACTGGGGTGTGTTTTACTTATACTTAAATATACGAACTTTAGTTTAATTATCCAACTTCTTTGGACATTTTTTCTAACATTTCGTAAGTTTTTTCAAAAATATCTGGTTTACATGGATAAAATTCTCCTTGTACTCCTTTTATGATAAAATCACCTACACTAGCTGTCATATCTCCTTCTAGAGTTTCGATTGTAATTTTTCCTGATGGATTACCTTCTTCAGGACTTGTTTTAGTCCTGATTGAGGTTTTCATAAATTCAGCTATTTCTCCTTGATTTGTTCCATCCCATCGAACTGCTTCAATTACAACTGGTTTCTTTCTGTAGAGAGCCATTAAAAACTTACTGTTGAAAGTACTTTAATAATAGTAAATTCAGGATCAAAATCTTTGTCTAATTGTTTTGCAACTAATAAATCGATTGATGTTCCGTTTTTTTGCTCAACCCATAACTCTTTTACAAATTCTGAAGATGTTACTTCATTTTTGTCGTTTCTTCCTACTGTAAATACAGCTACTTTTACTTGTTTGCTCATGTTTTTTATTGGTGTTACGGCTGTTGATAAGCCTAAATTATTTGAATAATTAATTGTTGAATTTCCTGATAGGGTTAATCCTGAATTGGGGTGGGATACTGTAAGTATTGAGTTAGGATTAGTACATCCCATTCCTATTGTTCCTGAGTATCCAACTGTTGTTCCGGTTGTTCCTAGCCAACTTTGTGTTTCGTTCATAATTTTAGATAATCTTTTAAATTAATATTTTGTGTTTTTTCTTGATAATGAAAATCTGTATGGCAATTTCTACAAAGCACTTTACATTTCCGTATTTCAGTTTTAATAATATTTAAAGTGTAAGTTTTAAAATATGGTAAAGCATGTTCTTTAGTATCAGGATCTATATGGTGAAAATCTAAAACCCAAAATCTTTTTTCTCCACATTTTTGGCACCCACAATACTTTTTGTACCTATTCATAAATTCTTGACCTCTATTATAACTCTTTTTACTAGCCTTTATTTGATACTTTTTATAAACATCACTATTAGCTTTATTATGTATAGCATTATAAGAATGTTGACATAATTTACATTTACCTCCACCTTTATAAAAATCGGTTAATGGTTTAGTTTCATTACAAGAAGGGCATTTTTTATTATTCATAATTTACATTTTAGGTCCGGTTATAAATATTAAGAAACCGGACCTTTTGTAAATTATTTTATATGGTTTTCTAAAACTTGAGCAACATGATCCCTAGCAATTTCCCAACTTACAGGACCTTCTTCAAGGTTCGCATAAGCAACTGGATCTTTTCTTCCTAGTTTAATAAATGCTTCGATACGTTCTACTGAAGATGCTGATTTATAATCTGAGAACCATTCTCCTGTCCAAACATTAAATTCTTTACCTGGGAATTGTCCTTCTTTCCAGGGTTTATATCCCTCAATCCAAATTGGCTTATAAGAAGTATTAGTTCTCGAATAAACTTCATCAAAATCTAATCCTAATTCTCTACACAATACCTCTCCATCTTTTAAGATATCGAATTTATCTCCTTCTAAATAAGGTGTAAAATAACCTACTCTTTCAGCTTCCCAATTTCCTAATCTAAAAGCTGTATCATCAGCATCTCTAAACTCTTGTCTACAATCAGGATAAATTGCATGATCACCAGCATGAATACCTAAAGCAATATCACAAGTTTCTCCTGTTCTATTTGCAACTGATAAAGCTACTGCTTGAGAAATTGAAGCAAATATTTTGTTTCTATTAGGAACAACTGTTGCTTTCATATTATCTTCTGCATAATGACCTTCAGGTACATCTTCACCTCCTGTTACTAAAGCTGAATCTAATAAATCAACTAATCCATCTAGTTTAATTTGACGATAACGTAATTCAGTCTGTGATGATGATTCCTCTCCAATATAGTTTACTAAGGATTGAGCTCTCTCTAGCTCTACTCTGTGTTTTTGACCGTAATCAAAGCTAATAGCAGTGACTGTGTCATACTCTTTTAGACATCTAAGCAATAATGTGCTTGAGTCCATTCCTCCACTTAAGGATACTACAACATGTTTTTTAGACATAATTTATAATTTAATTTGTGCCAGGTATTTGAAACGTATAGGCAAACGTTATTTTTGTTCTCCGTTGTAAATTTTCTTTCCAAAATATTCATCAAGAAATTCTCTACGATAAAGTTTTACTTTACCTGTGTATTTAGGATTTGACACTTCTTGTTCTTGAATAGTTTCTCTTAATTTAACAGCAACTTCTGCTACTTCTTTTCCTAATTCTGATCCTGCGGCTCTGCCTAGATACTCATAAAGAGACATCATGTACAGTTTTTGTGCTTCCATAACTCTATTTTTGTTTTAGTTTTTTTAATCCCCAAGGATGATAAATTATTTCAAAGGTTTCAGTATCATATTGGGCCATTCTTTGAAATCCATACCCAAATATTCTTAATATGGGGTTTACAAACTGGGCTAACTTATATTTTACCATTATTACAAAATTCTTTAAATTTATTTACATTAAATATAATATCTTCTAATTGAGAAGACAAATCTTTTTCCATAAACTCTTCAATTTTATTTGATGGTTTTTCTAATAAACCTATGTCAGTATATCTTTTACCTAAAGCCCCACAAATAATTGGATTTGAAGTATCAACTGAATTAATTAAATTAGGTTGAGCGTCTCTATAGTAAGTAAATTCTTGAGGTGTTGATGCTCCTAATAAATGAATATAATGATGATCTTTTATTACATTTTGAGATAATAAAAATTGAATTAATAATACTCTACCAACAGATTGATTAGCTAGTACATTTTCAGAACCACCTAATTCTTGATATACAACAGAAGAATGGTTAAAAGCAAAATGAGTATAGCCTAAATCAACACATTGTTGATATAGAGTATGAATTTCACTTACCGTTTTTCCCTGCAATACAACCATTAATTTAGTTTTAAATGGTAGTTTATATTGGGTCCAATGTTTTGCGTTTTTAGCTGTAAGATCACGTTCATTCCACTCATCAGGTACAATAAATATATTTGGTTCAATTAGATTTATTTTTTCTAATAAATCTTTAGTAGTATGTGAATATCCTTCAAATAAAGAGTTATCCATAATAATAAATCTATCTCTTTCTTTTTGATCTAAAAAATACTGTCTATATTCTGGGTACTTATCCATAAAAATAGGGAGACAATAATCAAAATCTGACCATTCATTATTGTACTCAAATAAAGAGATTGGAACTTCATGTGAAATTTTCATAAATTTAATTTTAAATGTTTGTTTTTAATTTCCATATATAATTACCTGAGGATTTTGATATACCCATTACACAGTTATTTATACTTTGGTAGTTTATTTTTAAAGTTTTTGATGCTAATAATTGGGAATCCCATTCTTTAATAAAATTTCCAGTTAATCCATATTGAATAACAGGTTTACTATTTTTATCTCCTATAGTTCGTTTACCTAATTCAGTATGTTGGGGTTTTCCTAATTTAGCTTTAGATATATTATTATTCCATTCTATACTTCGTGTTTGTTTTACCCCACTTCCGGATGTTTTACCCCCACTACTTTTATTAATTAAAATTCCATCAGATTCTATTCCAATTCTACCAAATTTTTTAATTAATTTTTCTTCTAATTCATAAGCGTAATCAACCTCTAAATTTTGATACCTAATAATAACAATAGGATCACCATATTTTTTCACATAATTATAATAATGCTTACTTCTTCCCCATTTGAAAGAATATGCTCTACCTTTCATTCCTACTCCAACATAAAATAATTTTTTAGTTAATTGGTTAAAGTGATAATATACATAGTGTTTATTTTCCATAATACTTATTTATTATAAATATTAATAATGGATAGGGGACTACAAATATCTTTTACAATTCGTGTGAAATTTTCATAACTTAATGTTTAAATTTTATAGACTAAATATAATAAGGCTCCCTATGGGAGCCAAACTTATTTTACAAATAGAAAGAGTGAAGTTGCAATTCCTATAAATGTTCCTACTCTATAGAGGAATGTCTTTGTTCTAGATTTCCTAAGTTCTTTTTGTAGATCGTCGGTCATATGCTCATACTGTCCAATTTGTAGTTCGTTCTGACGTATGATGTATTTATTGGTTTCGTCTTTGTATGTTAGGAGTTTTATAATAGTATCTTTTTGTACTTCTCTTTGTTCTAGTTTAGATACTTTTTGTTGAGTAAGTTTTAGTTCCTGCCTACAACCATCATATCTAATAAGGTCTTGTGCAACTTGTCGAGCAATTTTAGTTGGGAGTAAGATTTTTGTTGTATCTGCTTGCGAAAAACTGCTCAAGCTCAACATTAGAAAACTTACCAGCATTACTAGCTTTTTCATTTGTTTGATTTTTTATAATTGTTATTGTATTATCTATGTGGTAAATTTCTTTTGTAATAGTAATTACCTTTTCTTTTACTGAGTCAATTTTAACATCTATTTGTTTATTGACTACCTTAGCTGAATCTATTTTAGTTTGTAGCAGTTCTATTTTAGCTTTGTATCCTTTTACATCTGTCCTAACACTATTTGTATTGAAGATGTTATATCCAATTAAGACAATTACTATAAGTAGTAATATATTTTGTTTATTTTGTAACATCTCTTTCACCTTTATGTTTATCAAGCTTATCTAATATCTGTATTACTAATTCATTCTTAACTGCACCAACCATTGAGGCATTCTTTAAAATAGAAATTAATTGGAATACCAAAAATGGAGCCATAATTGTTTCACTTAACCAAGCTGTTCCAGTAAATCCTTTTTCTATTGATAAAATAGCTGACAGCATTACAATCCAAAAGCCAAACGTCTTGAGCACACTTAATGCTTTACGAGTTTGAAAGCCTTCTCTTTTAATTCCTGCCCATATACCAAAAAATCCATCAGCAAATATAACTAGCCCTACTGAGAGGTATTGTTCAATATTATCCGCTGTTAGATGCATGAAATATGTACCTATAAATGCTAATGCTGTTGTCAATGATAATGTAATTAGTAGTGAGGTTTTCATCTTATAGCAACTTATTTAACGTATTCGTAGTATTTCTTAGTTAACTCATTACGGTGAGATAACCCTATCGTTCCTCCATTTATACGTTTTGTTAAAGCTAATATAGTTTTATCACTAATTCCTTGGTCGCAAATGGACCACAATTTATTTTTATCGAAGAAAAACATTGCTGATTCAAAAGAGTACGTAGTTGCTACTAAGTCTGGATTGGTCATGATCTCTGGTTTTTTCAAATAATCTGAGAATGCTTTGTAATTATCTTTCCCTGTTAATTGAAGAGCTCCTCTTCCTCTGAACTTATACCCATCTCCTGATTTCTCATCTCCATTACCCATTCTAGATCCATATACTCTGTTGGCAATCTTTTCAGGGTTGCGAGCGTATAGTTCGTTTAAGTTGCCTGGAAAGTACTTTGCAAAGATACCTTTTAACCCATCTCCTGAGTAGTTAAGATTTTCTGCAAATAATTTAAACCCTCCAGTTTCGTGAGCTGTTTGTGCAAAGAAGTGTGCTGCTCTTACTGGAGTTAATTTATAGAACTCCATTGCCTTCTTCATAGTACCTGGGCCGAAGTCACCATCTGGGGTTGTGCTTATTTTTGTCTGTAAACTTTTTAAACTCATTACTGTTGTTTTGTATTATCTTTTTTCTTAGCTGCAAATTTTTCTAATCCTGCAATTCCAAAGGATCCTAATGTTATATACATAAAAGCATCAAAGATAAACTCTGTTACTTTTATATCTCTTCCTAAGCATTTTGTTACTAGGTCAACACCTAGGGTAATTACCATTACTGTAAATGCCAAAAATCCTATAATAGTTTTTTCATTATAGTCGTTACTGTCTTTAAAGATGTTTTTAAAAGCCATAATATAATTTTTAAAGTTGATTAACTTACAACCAATTTGGCAAAACATACTTTTCATAAACATAATTTATAATAAATATTAAAAGCCCCAGTATTAATGGGGCTTTCTTTTAAAAAAATATAAATTTTAACTATCCTTCACAAGAAGTACAACTATCTGCAGTACGTTGTAAATTGTCTCCTCTTAATACTGATTCTGTACGAAGGTAATATAAAGTTTTAATACCCAATTTATGTGCTTCTTTATGCACGGCACTGATGAAACGAGGTTGGTCATTTGGATCGAATGAAAGGTTTAAAGACATTGCTTGATCTACATACTTCTGTCTAATTCCGTTTTGTCTTACTAATTCTAATTGATTAATCTCCTTAAATGTTAAAAATATTTCCTTTTCTTCAGGAGATAAGATATAATCTGCTAAACCTAATACTGAACCTTTGTCTTTTAGAATTTGATCCCAAATGCTATCAATGTTATACCCTTTAGCATCTAATACTTTTTCTAATATTTTATTTTTCTTAATAAAAACACCTTTTGCTGTTTTTAAATTATAAACATTAGCAGGAATTGGTTCAACTGATGGTGAAACACCACCTGAAATGTGAGCATTTGATACTGTCGGTGCAATAGCTAAATGATGTGAGTGTCTTAATCCTGTTCCTTTACACCATTCTGGTTCTCCATAAATTTCTGCTTGTTCACGAGATGCTTTTAATGCTCCTTCTTCAATAAATTGAAACATCATTCTAGTATAAGTATCTGCTGGTATTCCTGTAAATGGTAGGTTTTTAGATTGTAAAAATGTATGCCATCCTAACACACCTAAACCAATTGCTCTACCTTTTGTAGCAGATCTTACAGTATTTTCAAAGAATTTGATGTTTTTAGCACGATCAATAAATTCTTGTAATGCTCCTTCCAAAAACCAAGTAGATACTTCAGGTAAAGTCATATCATTTTCGAATTTGTAATCTTTCCATTCATCCCACCTTGCAAGATTTAATGAAGATAAACAACAAATAAATGAGTGTAATTCGTCTGTATAAAGTGCAATTTCAGAACAAATGTTCGTCATTGTTACTTTGAGATTATTATTTTTGTATGCTTGAGGATTAGCGTTATTAACGTTATCTTCATACATAATATAAGGTTCACCTGTTTCTAAACGTGTTTTTAAAATTTCACCCCATAATTTTAAAGCTCTTGGATCTCTTTCTTCAAGTTTATCCATAAAGGCATCATCAATTGATACACATTGGTGTAAGTTTAAACATTGTCTGTTTACATCACCTTTTGGTCTTCTAATTCCTAAGAATTCTTCAATATCTGGGTGATTGATTGATAAGTTTACTGATGCTGCTCCTCTTCTTACTGATCCTTGATTAGTTGCTAGGATAGTTGAATCAAACATTTTAGCCCATGGAACAATTCCCTCAGAAGTACCATTATCTTTAATAGTTTTACCTCTACCTCTAATACGAGATAAACCTATACCTACTCCACCACCTTGTGAAGTTAATCTCATTAATTCTGAATTAGAACCTGCAATTCCTTCAATAGAATCTTCTACATCAATTCCAAAACATGAGATAGGCATTCCTCTTTCTGTACCCATATTTGATAGTACAGGAGATGCTAGACATAACCAGTTTTTTGTCAATGCCTCGTAAAATATAGGTTGTAAATCTTTACGTTTTAGTCTACGAGCCGATGCTTTACTTACTCTTAAGAAAGCTTTAAACACATCTTCTTCAGGCAAGAGATATCCGTTTGAAACTATATCTAATCCTATTTGATCAAACCACTCTGGGTAATTCTTGCCCTTAATCCAATGGCTGGTGTCCACTTGTACGCTCATATTTATTTGATTTTATTCTGTTTTTATTTTTTGTTAGGGGTTGAAGATTTTTATAGTTCCAACATTCTATTATTTCGTTTTCGTCTTTAAAATTAAAACTTTCTATAGGTCTTATATGGTCTACTTCCCAATAATCTCCATAATTTCCCCAATTCATTTTATGATTAAATTTAACTTCAATGTGGGTTTTAAACTCATCTAAAGTACAACCTAAATACTTAAATACAGATTTACTTTTTAAAGTAATAGTTCTATAAAAATATGTTCTTAAATTTTCTTTTAACCTAAAAATTGGATCTAGTCTTTTTAATCTTTTATATTCTTTTTGATATTCTCTATGTTTTAATTGATATTCAGGATTATTTTTTTTACTTTTCCAATGACTTCTAGCATATTCCTTATCATATTCTTTGTAGTTTCCTCTATTCTTTTTGATAAGGGCTTTAAATTTTTCTTTATTATTATTTATCCACTCTTTATTTTTAATACTAATTATATCTTTTTTTTCAATATATCGAATCTCAGATTTAATTTTTATACAAGATTTACATATATTTTGGTAACGTTGTCTTGTATTTTCCCAATAATAATTCTCAATCCCTTTTAATTCTTTGCATTTAGTACATTCTCTTTCCATAATTATGTTTTGATATAAATATGTAAAGGGAAAAAACTATCCATGATTCTTTTATAGATCTGACCAGTCTTCTACAGATTTAGAGTAAGAAGTTACACGTGAAGCAAAGAAATCAGTATGACTAACGCCTGATGTTAAATGACCAAACCATTCCATTTGTTTTAATAGATTTGGATCAATATCATTATAAACTGCGTTATAACCTAATTCAATCATTTTTTCGTTAGCTCTTGCTTTGATAAAGTTTTGTAATTGGGCTCTATTTAAACCTTCTACTTCACCCATTTCAAAGGCTTTATCAATGAAGTCGAATTCTAATTGTACTGATAGATGACATGCTTCTGTTACTTTAGTTCTTAAATCTTCAGTGTTAAGTTCAGGCATTTCATCTAACATGGTTCTAAATAACCAACATCCTGCTTTTGAGTGTAGAGATTCATCTCTTACAGACCATTCTACAATTTGTCCTGTACCTTTCATTAAGTTTCTTAATTGAAAAGACATTAAAATCGCGAATGAAGAAAATAGATTAACACCCTCCGTGAATGCAGAGAATATGGCCAGTGACTGCGCTCTTTCGTTTAGAGTATCCATAGGAGTGTCTAACAGACGTTCAATTTTATTTACAGCTGCTTCGTCTTCTAAGAATGCTTTAAAATCTTCTAAATCTAAGGCTTCATTTAATCTAGCATAAGCATGAGCGTGGATTGCTTCAAATGAGCCAAAAGTAGAAGTCATAGCTACGATTTCAGGTTTTGGGAACCATTGTGATACTTTAGAAGACCAATAATCATTTACATGCACTTCAGTTTGTGCAAAAGATTTTAGGATATTTCCGATTAAGTTTTTTTCTGATTCGGTAAGTTTTTGTTTCCAATCGTTTAAATCGGATGCTAAAGGCACTTCATCTGCTAGCCAGTGCGAGCGTTGTTGGTCTAAGTAGAAATCGAATGCTTCTTGATATTCGAATGGTTTGTAGAAATCTCTTCTATCTATTAATGACATATTTTTGTTTTTTTAAAGACGTGGTTATAAATATTATTGGTTATTTTCTAAGCTAAAATTTTGAAATAAATTTTTGAGGTTACCTTTTTCACTATTTGAAATACCTCCAAATGTATTAGGTTGTGATAATTGTTGATTTTTATAATCTTCAGTATCATCATATTCTCCTAATACTTCAATATGACCACAAGAAGTATCAATATTAACATTGTAGGTCATACCATCAGGACCATATCTATTCTTTTGAATATGCCATCTTCCGGTACCTTCTGTTTTATCTTTCTTCAATCTAGATTGAGACATACCAAAATCTACAATAGCTTGTTTCTCATATGAACCAGCTGATTTATCACCTTCTACTATCTCATCTTTTGCACCTGCTCTATTTACTTGTGAAACAGACCAAATAGGTAAATTTAATTCTTTTGCTAAACCTTTAGTTCCATAATGTAAATCATCAATCTCTTCTTTTTTCTCTTTACGTCTTGAAGGTGGTTTTAATAAATCTACATAATCAATTAAAATTAGATCTGGTTTAAAACCTAAATCCATGGTTTTTTGAATATGAGATTTAATAGTAGTTAATGATGCCCCTTTAGCTGGGTATTCTTTGATTATGATATTATCTTCAAATTCACTTAACATTTCTTTAAGTTTATCCTGGTAATTATGAATTTCACTAACATTAATTCCTGTATAGTAAGCATCATATCTTTTACCAACATAATCTTCACCTAATTCTAAAGTGTAATGTATTACTTTATAACCTAATTTACCAGCGAATGCTCCTAGAGCAACTAAATCCCATGATTTACCTCCACCAGGTCCACCATAAATTAACCCATAATCACCACCACCTAATCCACCTTGAAGCAAAGTATTTAATACATCCCAAGGTGTAGGTACAGTTTTTCTACTTGATTCTCTATAACGAGATTCAATATCCTTTACATACTCATGACCTAAATTCTTGTCAGCACCTGCCTTTAAAGCATTATCAATTAAAATTCGAATATCATCATAATGACCACTTTTTAGTAAATCTACTGAGTCTATTAGTGCATTTTTTAATAATTGATTTTTACAAAAATTAGCAAATTCTTCCTCAACATATTCTTGATCATCATATTGAGTAGTGTAGATAAGTTTTAATTGTTCTTTTACTGCTGTTTGTAATACATCATTATCAATTTTTTTAACTTCAATTTTTAATGTATCAAGTGTAGGGCAACAATGATATTTATCAAAGTATTTTATTGTTTCAGTTAATGTCCATTTTATACCAGGATGTTCGAAATGAGATTCATCTATGATATCTCTTACATTAAGTAAAAAAGCTTTATTTTTTAATAAAGAACTTATTACTTTGATCTGGAATGTAGGACCATAATCTTTTAAACTTTGAAATGCAACCATTTATATAACTTTTATTTTTTATGTTTATATTGATTAAGATATGAAAAATTATTCGAGAGCCAAAACTCTACATTAGGAGAGATTTGATTCTCTAAATAATCTGATTTATGTAATTGTAAAAAACGAGCATTATTTAGAGTATGAGGTTCAATATTAATTAATTTGTCTAGAACTACTTTATCATACTCAGGTATATTTAATTCTTCTAAAGTCATTAATTTGAAATTAATTTCTAATTGTTTTCTAAAATTATAAATATCCCCATATAAACCATGTTCTTCATGCTTATCATAACTCTTCTGAATGATTTCTTTTAATGTGATTTTTTTATCTCCTGCTATTTCAGGGTATAGTTTATTTAACTTTTTATCACCTAATCCTTTAATACCAGGAACATTATCCGATTTATCACCCATTAACACTTTGTAATTGATATAATTTTGGGGCCATAATCCCATTTCATCAAATACCTCTTTTGGACCATAGAATTTTTTCTTAATAGGAGAGTACACTTGAATTTTATCATTACATAATTGAAGGAAATCCTGGTCAGCTGATACTATAACTGTATTATCAAATTTAGGGGCTAAGTAGCCAATCATATCATCAGCTTCTAATTTATCTAAAGTAATAATAGACATTGGAAGTTGTTGTAAATAATCTACTAATCTTAACATTTGTTGAGATAAGGAAGCTGATTCGTCAGCTAAATCATCGAATGAATTCCAATTTGTAATACGTTTTAATTTACGATTAGCTTTATATTCAGGATATAAATTTTTTCTGTTTGTAGTATTTCCTTGCCCATCAAAAACACATATGATTCTTGTAGGTTGTACTAGATTAACTGTATAAGCTAGAGACCTTAAAAACCCCACCATTCCACCAATATGAACCCCTTGAGTATTTGTACTGTTAATAACAGCAAATGATCTCAAGAACATATTCATACTATCTACTAACAAAACCCTACTATTTAAATGTAGGGTTTCACTGTTAGTATCTTCTTTTATATTATCTAAAAGATCTTTATAACTCATTTTATATTTCTGATGTATCTATTCCTACGAAATCTGGGTTCTCTTCTTCAACGATATCAAAATCATCGCTTCCTAAGATAACTGACCAATCTTTAGAGTGTTCTTTTTTATACTTGTTTATCTCATTAGGTGAATTTTTAATAAACCCATGAGCTGTACTAATAATAGTTCCTTTTGCTGTTACTCCAGTCACATGATTTTTATCACAAGATACTTTAGTTTTAAGAGCAAATTCAATTTCTTTACCATTTTTAGTTGCTTTTACTTTTTGAGTACCAGGACTAGTTACATTACCAAAAGTGATGATAAATGAGGCATCGAAAAACATACTATCACCTCCTTTATTCCGTAATTTTGGCTGAGCCATCGGCATTAACGCTGGTTCTACCCACACTTTATTTACACAAAGCATTGTGTTAGTATAGGCTTGTGATTCTTTACGAGACATAATCAATCTTTGATTGATAAAGTTGGCAAATTGTTGAGACATTGCTCCTGCATTCCACATGGGTGAATTAGAGTTTTTCTCAATACTCATTCTACATGGAATAGATCCAATTGAATCCCATAAAAACAATAGATCATAAGGTAGATTACCTTTCTTCTGCTCATCTAATAGGTCCGCAATAAAAGCAGCTACATCTTCAATACATTGTAAAGATTCTCTATCAGCATAAATAAAGAAACCTTTATAGTCTTTATTACCATCTTCATCAACTGTTTCACCTAAATCAAATCCCATTGCTGACCAATGCTCCCAACTATGTTTCATCTCAGTGATTATAATAACTGGTAATACTTGTGTCTTTTGAGCTTCAATAGCGGCTTCAATTAATAAAGTAGTTTTACCTGTATTACTATGTCCTCTTACTAATGTAATATGACCTTTAGGAATACCAGGCATTTCTAACATTTCAGCTACAGGTTCAGAGAACTTAATCCATGCTTGAGGTTTAAAATTAGAAGTACTTTGTCCTAGATTTTTCCCAGCCTTGAACTTATCAAGTGAAAAAGTGCCAGTAATGGCCTTTCCGACTTTACCGGAAAGGCTATCTGTTTTTGGTTTAGCCATATATTATTTAAATAAATCTTCGAATTCGTCTTCGGCGATTGTTTCTTTAGGTTTTAAAGCGAACGCTTTATTAGCTTGAGGTGCAGTTGGAGTGAATGGACCTTTAGGGGTAGATTCAGTTTTTGGTAATGCTAAGAATTGATCACCAGCCTCTTCAGTTTTTTCTGCTTCTTCTGGATTTAACCATTCAGTTAAGAATTGTTTAATCTCATCAAAAGTATATTTTTTACTAAAAGATGTAGGATCTGGTTGGTTTTCTAACCATTTAGTTAATTCATCATTATCATTACATAATGGTGTAGTTTTAAGAGCAGGCATAATACGAGATTTATTATAATCTGTACCTGTAGTTTCTGGTCCTACTGTTTCTACTTTCATATCTCTACCTTCCATGATGTCAGTAAAATCTCCAATATCTTCATCAGCAGCTAATGATAGTAATGATTGATAAACTTCTTTACCAAATTCCCAAAGACGTACTCCTTTGTCCTCTTCACCTCTAATAATAACAGGAGCAAAAACTCTCATTTTAGGCTCTAATTTCTTAGCTAATTTCCAGTTTTCAGGTTCTTTAGTTTTGCGTAATTCCTTTGCAAATTCAATAATTGGATCTTTTTCACCGAAGTTTGTAGGTGAAATAATTGTTCTTTTTCCTATCCCATAATGGAAATACAATTCCGTAAATGGGTTTTCAGGATTGTTTTTTGATGGTACAAACCTTACTAAGGCTTTACCAACTGTAGGTTTCCAAAAGCTTAAAGCTTTATCGTTGTTTTTCTGACCTCCAGATTTAGGAGCCGAAAGTTCACTAAGCTTGTTTTGGATCAAGTCTAAATTCATAACTTTTGATTTTAATGTTAAAACTAATTTGTAATCGTAAATATAATAAGGCTTCCTAAGGAAGCCAAATATTTTTATAAAGTAATTATTTTGTAGATTTTTGTATCTAATTTTTTTAAATCACCTGCGTGTGTTAATAAGATACAATTTTGATACTCTTTCCAATCAATAGGAAATTTATTGTCTAATACTCCCCCGTTTAAAGACTTAATTAAGTCATTTAAGGCGTTGATAGTATAAAGAGTATTTGATTCTTTCTTTCTATGAAGTAAAATAGTATTACTCAATAAGGTATTGGTAATGTTTACTGCATCTACATTATAAGTAAATACATATTCTTCCGTTGATTGTATATATAAAATAAAGATCTTATTAAATAAGATTTTATATTGACCTTGTATGATAGCTAAAGTAGCGTCTAAATCCTCTTTACTAGAGAATGTACAGAATAATTTATTTTGCATGTTATCGGAATGTTCATATGAGTTTTCATATGATGATTGCAGATAAATATGTGAAGGGACTGGTAAATGTGTGATTATCATAACTTATTTTAATGAATTATTTTATTTTATTTATTTTTATATTTCCAAATATACCCTCCGTGGGTTTTAATGGTTTCTTTACAACACATAACAATCCCTGAGGAATATAGGTTAAGGTTTGTTTCTATTTCTTTTATACTATTCCATTCTTTTATAAAATTTCCATTTTTGTTAAACTGCAATATTTTCTTATTAGGTTTTAGTTCAAAATTAAAATCCAATGGGGTATTTTTATACCTCCAAATAAAATTATTAGAAGTTTCTTGGTCCCCATTACAACAACCAAAAATACTGGATTTGTTTGTATTGGTGTGTTTAGAAGCTTTAATCATACTATCCCACTCTTTTACCAATTCTCCTTTTAAATTGTATTGAATAATTGATTGACCTTTTCTATCTCTAGAATAAATAAAATTATTATCAATTTTATTTAAATCAAATCTCCAAATAAAATTAAAAACACCTCCTGTTTGTTTTCTACAATCTCTTAATATAGCAGCAGATTTTAACCCCAATTCATTTTCAATACAAATAGCCCCATCCCATTCTTTAATAAAATTACCATCTAAATCATATTGGATTATTTTTTTCTTCCCAACACCTTTTCTAGCTAATTTAATTTTTTCTCTTACATCCTCTGTGTGAAATTCTACTCCATTCCCCCCCTCATTTTTGTTTTGAATATTAAATCCAAATTGCCTAAAATATTCAATCCAAAAGCATTCTAAATGCTTCCAATCTTTAGATTCTAAAGATTTCACTTGGTCTATTTCAGTATAAATTATATCTTTACCAAAGGTTTGTTTATGATTACTTTTTCTAGTATTTTTAGTTTTACCTATATAGACTTTATTGGGGTCTCCGTAACAATTGGTAACTAAGTAAATTTTTGTAATTTGAGGAGGGGTTGTAATATTTATCATCGTTGTGTATTTTAATTGTGTTGCAACAATAAATATTACTTCTCTAAGCCTCTATTCAGGGGCTTTTACTTTTTTAAGGCAATTATAATTATACCCAAAAGAAACACTTACTTTAAACCCGAATGGTTCTTCTAATAACTTTTTTATCTCTCTTAATACCTCCTTTCCATCATCTTTATGATAATCTACTAATATCGAGTCGTAAGTATATAATATAATATTACTTTTTTTGGTATCCAAATACTCCTGCACACCCTTAATAGAGTTTACGTTATAATAAGTTTCTCCTGATTGTATCAGGTAATTCAATAGTTTTTGTGGTGTAGGGTTTATAACATCTTTTGCAAATAATTTTCTCCCTCCTACTAAATGTATGTACCCATCAGAATTAAAATCTCTATATATTTGATCCGTATATTGGCCAACTTTGGCAAAGAATGGTATGTCTTTGTATTGTTCAAATACCCCTCCGTATAGTTGCTTGAATGTTAATTCTTTGGATGCTTGATATTGCTCATCTGTTAAAATATCTGTTTTAAAATACATTTGTCCTAAATGGGTGTGAATAGATCCTTTATCAAACTCATATCCTATTAATTTACCCAAAATTCGTGGGTGGTATGCCTCGTAATCAAATTCAAATAGCATGTCGTTTTGACATATAATAGCTTCTCTCGAACCATTGGATTTATTTAAAGCCGCGAAATTAATGTTATTAAAAGCATTAGTGGGGCGCGAAGTAAAATTATATAGATTATATTGAGTGTAGATTTTGTCATCCTTTATAGAGAAATTAATATTTTGCGGATTAAAATGTTCGTTAAATAATGGTATATCCAACGCGATACCCTGTTTTTCAATACCGTAATACACATTAACATACTCGTCGTTATAATACGTGTTTAATGTTGGAAGCAACATTAAATGCTTCACAACACTAAATATAGCTTCTTGAGTCTCATAGTGTTTCGGAATTGGGATAATCGAATTTAAATAAGGTTTGTCTCCATAAAGTTGTTTGAAATGAGTGTGTATATGAGTATCAAAATCATGTATATACGGAGGGGTAGTGGATGTGGATAGTGACAAAAGTTGTAAATCTTTTACTTTATTATTTAAAAATTCTTCCCCTAATAATTGTGCCGTTATTTTTTTATCTAATACAAAGACATTTTCATGTTTTAAGATAAAATCCTTTACATTCTCAAAATTTAAATAAAACCCTTCACTATGATTAATTGTAAGTATTAACCCTTTACCATGTTTTGGTTTATAATAAATTAAGGACACTTCTGTTAATAAAGGATGATAATTGCTACTTAATGGTATTACATTAATGTAACATTCTTCCGATATACAAAGTTGTGATAATTGATCTTGGGTTTCTACTATATAAAACATTTAATATAACTTTTATTTTGGTTAAATATAAAAAGGCTCCCTATGGGAGCCAAATTTAATATTTTAAGATTTTATTTAAATAACAATTTAGTAAAATGATCTTCAACTTCATCTCTATAGTCTTCCATAGATGGATTCATTCTAAGAAAATCTTCAACTGCTTTTTCTGCTTTTTTATGTTCCTCTGCATGATTAGATGCTCCAGTCATACCTACTCTTTTTCCTAATCTCATTTCGTTACCAACAAGAGTGTGTAGTTGCGATCTAAGGCTTTCTTCATTTTCTTGTAATTCTTCAGTATCTTCCCCTCCAAATAAAGATTTATAATCAGGAAATTCATCTTCATCTTGGCTTGTTAATTGCCCTTGATATATAGCTTGTTGTCTAAATTGTTCAGCTTTTTCTACTGCTCCATTTAAAAAATGATCTGCTCCTCTTTTATAAGTGACATCAGCTTCAGTTTCATCTTCTTCAGCAGTAGATTCATCTTCACCATAGTTAGAGAAATAATTTTCCTCCATAGCTTTAAATTGTGCTAAAGGGAATATAAAATCTCCTTTTTCATCTTTACTTCCTTCTCCGTTCCATACTTTAAATTCTTTACCACTCATTACAACTGATTCTAATCTACCTTTTAAGCCTTGTTTAAATTGAGATAAGAAAGATGATGTTTGAGCAGGACCAAAGTCTGTACTAGCTTTTCTTGCAATATCAAAATATCCTCTAAGTTTACCATATAATTCTTTGTAGTTAATAGCTCCACCTCTACCTCTTTCAACTGAAGTTAAAGCTATTACTGCTTCTGGGGAAATTAATAGTTGGTCTCCTAACATTTTAAAATGATTAGGTAAAGCTGTAAATAATTTACTTGGTACTATTCCATTAGTAGGGATAAATCTTTTACCTCCGCCCCCACCTTTTTGGAAATTGAAACGGACATCTTCATCTAAACCATCTTGAAATTTTCTTGCTTCTTCTTCAGAAGGGAATGATTTTTCTGTAGTTCCTTTAGAACCTCTATAAGTCACAATCCAATAAGGACCTTCTTGAGAAATACTAGATATTTCATTGTGACCTAAATTACCTCCTTCTTTTAATGAATTTTTAGATTTTACTAATTCAGCAGAAAAAGCTCTAGCTAATCTAGGGGCATCTTTTTTTATTTTAGCTATAGCTTCTTTTTCAGAAGTTGCTTTTACTTTTTTATCATAATCAATATCATCATCTCCTTTAGCTATATAATATGTAACAAGATATTCTTTTTCTTCAGAATTCTCAATTAAGATTTGATTTAAGATATTTTTTAATTTAATAGCGCTCATTTTTTATTTTGATATAAATATTATAATTATTTGGAAAATTGAGTTAGATTGGTTAGATACTGTTTTATACCTATAAAGTTTTTCTCAGCGTTATCTAGTACTCTTTGGTTAGTGTCTATTATTCCTGCTCTTGTTGTTATATTGTTTATTCTTTCATTACGGAGTGGGCCTGAGATTTGCCAGAATATTGAAATTGATTTCCATAAAGCATAATTATCTTTAGTGATGCTGTTTTGAAAAGCATCAAAAGTTGCCTTATCAATTTCCATTATTTTAAAGGTAGTACCACTTCTTTGTCTTGCTAAATATCTTGTAATTTTTCCTACTTTATAATCTTCATCTGTTGGGCGAGGAGTAAAAGGTGTAGGATTTATTAAATTGATAGTTAAACTAGGATTTAATTTTTTATATAATTTAACTGAGTCAGGGCTAAAATCTCCTCCTAGTGAAGGTGCTGATTCTGTTAGAGGGATAGAGCTACCTGATGTGGGGCTGGTTCCAGTAAAAGATTCACCTTTAAAAGTAGTATAATACGGACCATTATAATCTTTTCCATTTATATTAAATTGGCCAGGATTAGCTTTTTGATTAGCTAATATTCGAGATTTAGGAAAATATTTCATTTTAATTTATTTAAGAGTAAACATATTTGTCAAAAGCATACCCATCAATTACTTTTTCTCCATTTATAGTTTTTGTACTAAAAGCAGCTATAGCAGGATTTTGTTTTGCTACTTTTATAGCGTAAGCATCTGATTGTTCACTACCATATACCCAACTTTTTGATTTATTTTTAGAAATAGGATAAAAAGTAGCTCCATATAAATCCCCAGCAGAAGCAGGTTTACTGCTATTAAATCCTAAAGATTTAAAATACTTTTCAACATAATCCAATTGAGCAAGTCCTGAGTTTTGAATAGTAGAAAGGTTATAAGTAGTTCCTTTAATAGTTTTAGTAGTTCCTCCTCCTTTATCAGGGCAGAATTGAATTAATCCTACACATCCTATACCATTTTTAATAGTAGGTCTAATTCCAGATTCTTTATACATTACAGTTACTAAATCCATTTCAGATACACCAATGGCTGCTGCTACTTGTTGGGTTTTTATTTTAAATCCAGGATAAGTTACTTCAGCTTTATCATAAGCATCTTGTTTATTTTTACTAGCTTTTGGATTACCTAAATCCTTATATTTAGTCATTGAATTTTGAGTGTCTTGAGCATCTTTGATTGCTTTTTTCTCAGCCTCAGTTAAAGGTTCAAATCTAATATTAAGAGTTTGTCCTGTTATTTTAGTTGTCCATTTATTATTGTTAAAATTTTGATCTATAGTATGTAAAATGAAAGCTATTTTGCTTAATCCTACATCAGGTCCATCTTGAATTTTATAAGAATCTGGTAAAGAATTTTCAGGTATTGTAAATGCAGAGTGAGGTATTATCCCACTTAATCCATCCATTTCTAGATTAAAATCTAAAGGTAATATAACGTCACCTGTAAAAGCGTTATCATCTCCTGATTTGAGAGGATCTGAGAATACTTCTCGGTATGTATTTAAACATGAATCGGATTTATCTGAGTTATATATTAAAGCCATATTATTTTAAGTCTGCATTTTGTTTGTATTCATTTAATTCTCCTAATTTGTTCTGCCAAAGTTTTTCAATTGGGCTATCATCAAATAAAGAGCTAGGAGAATCATAATTAGCATTTAATTGAAGAGTAATATAAGCATACATTGAAGATTTTGGAGTATTTATTTCTGCCATATCTTTTTGGTCGGATTGTTCTAAAGTTTTATAATTTTCAAAATCATTAGCTATAGGTGAACTTAATATAATAGCTTTAGCTTTATCTAATGCTGCTATTTCTTTACTAGCATCTTCTTTACTATTTTGAGCAATTATTTTTAATTCATTAATAGCGGCTTCTAAAGAACCTCGAAGTTTATCTTTAAAATTATCTTTATTCACTTTGGGTATTATAGGAGGAAGATTATCTCCAAAAACATTTTGTTGGATTTCTGTTTGTTGAATTTCAGTTTCTGCTAATGCTCCTGTACCTACTCCATCATATAATTTTTCTATAAAATCTCTTAATTCTATATATCTTTGATTAGAACTATCATTGGTTTTAGCAGTAGCATTATTATTAGTAGCAGCATCAACTGTAATAGTATCTAATCTATTATATAATCCTTTATTTAAATGAGAGAAAGATAAAGCATTTTCTGCCCCTTGTACCCCATAAGGTTGTGCTTGTGCTGCTATAACCACCATTGCCGCAGTATTTGGAGAAATCTTTGAAGTATAATTAAAATTATAAGCTAAACTTTTTAAACCTAATACTGGTATTTGAGTATAAGTAGGTACAGTTTGTGTGAGGCTAGATACTCTTCTATCATCTAATATTCTTATACATCTTGAATCATCATCAGGTACAATTCTAAATTCATTGTAACCACCAGTGGCTTTAGAAATGCCCTCTAGAATATCTTTAACCAAATCAACAAAATAAACATTTCCTTTTTGATCTGCTGTTCTCCATTTTTTTAGTATACTTGCTACCCAATCTATATTTACTAAAGTGTACATAAATTTACCTCCTAAATCTGCGTCTCCTATTCCAGGAGAATTTTTATTATCTCCATAAAAAGGGAATGTAACTTGAATTGAAGAAAAAATATCTGATGTTATCCCAAATGGTAATTTTTCTGAACCTATTAAACATACTGATGGGTCTAATGAGCAATGTCCTGGGAAAGTATAACATCTATTTGTTTCAGGATTTACATCTATATAAATGTAAGGTTTAGGAATATCTTTTTCATTATTTTTTTGAAGAAGCATTCCTGTATATTTTATTAATAAAAGTAAATGACCTAAAGTAATGTATACTTGCTCTAAACCTGTTGAGTTAATATCATTACCTTTAGATAATCCTTCTCCATTAATTTCATACCCCATAATTAATCTACTAAAAAAAGCACTTGGGGTACCAATATAACTTTCAATAGTAGGAACATTAGTATCAATATCTACAGTATGAGGAGTATTCATACCTGGTTTATTTAATAAACGGTAATGAAATCCTTTTCGTACTAATTCAGAGTTTGAAGCCCAATTACTTACACTTATATGACCTTTAAATATATAATCTAACCAACTTATATAAGTTTGTCCAAAATCTATTAAAGCACCTGTGACATTAGAACTATTAAGTACCTCATTTTGGTAAATTTTAAATAAAGCTGAGTTTAGTAATGATTGATTTTGATCTGCTACTACAGGGTAAATTGAAGATGTAATTTCAGAACTTGAGGAAATATTAGATCTGAATTCCCCTGATAGATTTATTTTTAATGATTCTAGTATATCTCCAGCTCCAACTAATTGAACTTGACATTTAAATGAGCCATTATCTGCTAATGAATAAGTAAAGTTTTTTATTGTACCCCAAGTAGCATCATAGTTTCCACTATGTTTTATTCTATTAGCGGTAATTTCTTCCATTAATTTTTCCTTAGTATGGATGCCATAGAACCCTATAGGTAAAGGAGTATTCTCAATTTTTCCAGTGTCATTAGCAATATAAAAAGTATGACCCCATTCTACTAAAAGACCAAATCCTAACTTCATATAAAGAGCTTCCATTATATTAAGTTGCTCCATATTGTAGCAAACAAAATCAATAGTAGTTTCTTTTAAAGTACCTAACTTACCACCAGTTTTAATTGATATTCCAGTTATACCAGGCATTGGTTTAAAACCAAAAGTATCAGTTTTTCCAATCCCATAAGCCCCATCATCACCTAATCCTGAACGTAAATTAAAACTAGTAGGACCTCCTGTATGATCTACAAGACCTGCTTGTAATATATATTTTTTAGATAATGCATCTCCTTCTAATCCTCCAAATCTTTTATTACCGTATAAAACATTAGCACCAGAACTTACTCTTATCCAAACATTTTTGTTTGTAAGCCATTGTAGTTCTTGTGAACTTCTATTTTTATTATCAATAAGTTTTTTTCGTTTTTCAATTTGAGTTGCAACATAAGGTTGAAAAGGAGAACCAGCGATATTAGTATAATCTAAATCAGCCATAACTTTTATATATTATTTGATTGGTTATATTTCATTAAGATATCTGATAAATTCTTAGGTATTCTTAAGTAGAATCCTTGTGGTGGAAATATTGAATCTCCTGGTAGATTATTAACCATTGCTACAGTCCACCATAAAGTAGCATCTCCATAAAAATCATAAGCTATATTATCTAATCTATCTGTAGTTCCTGTTAAAATATAATTATCATCTGCTTGGGCCTCAATATTAGGATAATACGTTGGTTTATACATGGTCTTATTCGAAGTCGAAGTAACACCCGTATCGGATTTCATTGTGGATATGGATTGGTATCTACTTGGCATAGTTTACATTTTTATATAAATATGTAAGATAAAAAAGGCTCCTGATGGAGCCTAATTTTTTAATTATTTGGAGTAGTAATCCCTGAAGTATTAATCTTCATAATGGAAATTAGGATCATATTCTCCCATTTCCTCTTTAAATTTTTTCATAGTTTCTTCTAAGGCTTTAATTACTAAATTTAATTCTTTTTCATCATTAGAAAGATTAGCAGTAATAAAGTCATAAATAGAATCAGACCACTGTTGGGAGGCACCTACATTTTCCTTAAGGATACCTGCTAATTTTTGCATTCTTTTATACTCATTATTTATCATAATTATTTATATTTTAAGTTATACTAATAAATATATAAAATTTTAGTTAAATTACCTAGCTATTTGGTGTATTGATATTAAAAACTTCAGGATCAAATCTTACATTTTTAGTATCCCAAAAAGGAATTTTAGAAGCAGGATTTTGAAGTCTGTTAATAAAGTTTTCTTGAATACCATGATCACTAATCAATATGTGTTTTTTCTGAATTGCAGCTTCAGTTACTCTAGATAGTGATGGTAATTCGTTAAGTATAGGAGTAAATGTACAAGATACGTTAACTACTTGTGGTAACTCCATCATATCAGCATCTGAGTTGGAATTGATAAAATCAGGGCTTCCAGGAGTTGTAGTGTTGGTAAAGTCTAAGGTTTCAAAAGATCTTGCAGTTTCAGGTTCTGAGTATTTTATTTCCCAAGGATAATTATCATCTACACTTATATTCATAGATTTTAAAATACCTGGAGTTCTATAGAAATATTCTCCTATAGTTAATTTATGTAAATTACCTCTCATAAATCCTTGACCACTGTAGTCAGGGTATAAAGATGATGCTAAGTAATTTAATTTTTGCCATAAAGGTAACATTTCTTGTTTAGATTGAGCTACTACTTTAAATTGAAAGCTTACATCTCTAGTAAAACCTTGGTATGTAAAAAATTCTTCACCTCTACCCATATACCTTTGACCATTCCAAGTAGCCCCATGATTATCAGCAAAATTAGTTAAAAATGCTCTAAAATGTACCTTAGTAGTGACTATATTAGAATCAGAAGTTTTTTCACCTTTACTATTAGTAGATGTTAAAGAGGTTCCTGTTGTCCCATCATTATTTATTACTTCAAAAGCAAATTTAATTAAATCTCTAGCTTCAGGTTTACCATTAAAAGGATCAGTAGCATCAGCATATAATGGTATCATATTTACCTGATCTTGACCACTATAATTAACTTGATTTACAAATTTTCTTTGATCTTTAAGTCTACCTCCAGGGCTACCTATACCAACTCTTGTTACTATATTAATTAAAGGATTATTGTATTTACGTGCTTGAGAACGAGCAGGATCTAGAGGATCTAATGAATTAGATCTAAAATCTTGTATTTCTTTTTGAGTAGTTACAGGACCAGAATATTCTTTAGAAGCTATTAAAGCATTATATCCCATTAAATTACCAAACTGATTAACTGAGGGTATACCTTCAGGTATTTTATCAGGTCTTATAAAATCAGGTGAGGACTGTTGATAAAAAACATCAGCAATTTTATACCCTCCTATAGTAACAGAATTAAGTTCTCCTGTAAATAAATTAGGTATTTGGAAAGTTAAACCTTTAGAAAAAGTTTTAGATATTCCTAATAAATTATTTACATCTAATGTACGTGTTAGTGAAGGTCTAATTTGACCTGCAGGAGCAGTTCCAGTGTTTATAGAAACTCCTTTAAAATCTGTTGCTTTAAATATAGTTGTGTTACCATCTCCATATAATGAATCCGGTCCCATTGCATAATCAAATAAAGTGTTATCATTATTAGTAGTAATTCCTAAATTAGTAGCACTACCTAAAGAATTTACTATATCATCCAAATTAGAATTTACTTTTATATTAAATAAAGTAACTAATCTATTTTGGTCTTTAGTTTTATGAGAAACTATATACTCATACTTATTTTGAGCCCCATCAGGTCCCAATTCGTTAGTATTTGCTCCGGCTCTTGGAATATGAATGCCAGTACCTTGTTCAAATACTTGAGCTAATAAATTAGCATTTAAGTTGTAGGTTTGGGTATTTAATCTAGAGGCTTTGCCTCCAGTTTCAATGTTTGGATTTGATTTTTGTAATCCTACTTGCTTAGCAGTAAATATAGATCCCTTGGGAAAATCAGTTAGAAAACGCGATATTCTTACAGAGTCTTCAGTAGACGCTACAGTGGAATATAGTCCACCTCTTAATGGCCAATCTGCGCTATTTCTCGCTATGCCAGCAAGATATTCACCAGCAGGTGAATCCTCAGGTAATCCAGGTTGTATATAGGGAAGGCCACTAGAGCCTCCTCCTTGTATATCATTTCCGAACCTTAAGGATTTTAAACTGGTTTTAAGAGAGATTAACGCCATTGAATTTATCCAGGTAAGTTATCTAAATACCCTTGTCCTGGATTGCTTCTGTAAGCAGCAGTATTAAGTCGGTCTTTTTCTTCTAAATTTGAAGGTAGATAAGTTACTGGGGGCGCTTGTAATCCATTTACTCCACCTACTATAATTTTAGAACTCATATTAGGAGTGCCATTAGTGGAGAATAAATTATGACGTGTGAATCCTGGAGGATTAGTATTTGTAGTTGAAGGAACAGTGTCTCCACTATATCCGTAATCACTTGCTCCAGCATTTAATAATTTTAATAATCCCATTGTGTTTATATTTTATTGTTTATAATAAATATTGAAAAATTATATTTTACGTGTAGCTATTCCCATTGGGGTTTGTAATCCTCTTGATACACTTACTCCATCTAAATTAGTTTGAACTTGTACTTTAGATACAGCTTGAGCTAAATGAGCTCCTAATTTCTCATAATCAATCATTGGAGATGATTGTTGGGCGGGTTGAGTTCTTATATTAGGAGATACAGCTAAACCATCTCCAGTAGCTGTAATAGCGGTAGCGCCAAATTTATCAGTTATAGTAAAAGGACCATTATTTGGAGAAGCTACACCATCTTGCACAGCTTGAGGTTCCATATAGGTTTTATAAGCTGCTATTCCTCCAGCTGCTGCTGCTAATATAACAGCTGCTCCAACTCCTAGTGTTAATGATGTCCCTAACATAAAAGCTGCTAAAGCTGCTGCTGCTAAGGTAGTTGCTATCTTTCCTAACACAGGACCTAAACTATTTAATCCATCAAAAATATAACCTACTCCTTTCATTACTGCTCCTATCACACTTAATATACCAGCAAATGCATCTAATACAGGCATTAAAGGTTCAGCTAAAGTAACAAATATTTCTTTTAATTTTTCAATAGAAGTATTAAATCTATCTTGAATTGAAGCTGATTGCATTTGATTATCTAGTTCTTTTTGACCTAATTCTGCTATAGCTTGAGTACTAAAACCTTGTTCTTTTAATAAGGCTAATTTTTTTCTATTTTCTTCAGTATCACCTCCAGTTAATTTAGATAAAGCAGCTTGTTCTATTAACATTCCTCCTAATTGATCACGAGATAATCCCATAGCTTTAGCTACAGCCTCTTGTTGAATAACATTCATCCCGGCAAATTTAACCTGATCTATGCCTTGTTTCCCTAATTCTTGTGCTAAACCTGATATGCTGTTTGTTAAAGCGTAGTATCTTGCTCGTTCTAGATTTAATTGTTTACCTGTTATTACTTCGGCCTCAAATTCAGCAGCAATTGAAGATTCAATATTAAGTAAAGAATCTTGAACACCTTGTATAGATTCTAGTTCTAAACCTATTTTTTTAGCAGCATAAGCGGCTTCAATTAATTTTTTAGGTTGAGCAGCAAAGGTTGCTAAAAGACCTTTAGAGGTTTTAGCTATACTTTCTATTAAAGTTTTTTCATTAATAGCAGTATTATTAACTAAATTTAAAGCTTTAGCTTGACCTAAAAATGAAGTTACAATATCTTTAGCAGGCTTATCAGTTGCTAAAGATAATTTAGAAATCATTGTAGCGGCTTCTACACTATAAAATGCTTGTTTTGTAAGTTCGGTTTGAGTTAATAATAATTCATTACTTAAATTAGCATTAGTACCTAAAGCTCCATTTATTTGATTAAAGGATTCATTTATACCTTTAGTAGTAATAAAAATATTACCACTAGCGTTAGCTATTGAGTTGAATTGTTGGCTTAATCCTGCTGCGGTACTATATGAAACTCCTAACTGTTTAGCAGTATCTCCTATAGTTTTATCCAATTCAGTAAAGGATTTGAATGCTTCTACTGCTAAAAATAATGGACCAAAAGATTTTAAAAGTGCTGGTCCTAGAGCTTTAGCTCCAGCTATAAAAGTATTTTGGCTTTTGGCTTCAAGACCCATAGATTTTGCTCTAGCTGCTGCGGCCGCCCCTGTTAATCCTCCTAATTCCTTTTCTAAACCTAATTGTTTAATTTTTTCTTTAGTAAGCCCTTTTCCATTAAGATCTAAAATATCTTGGAATTCTTTTTTATTAATAGCATTTTGAGTTCCAACTTCTCTAGCGGCTTCTGCTGCTTTATTAAAAGGTTCTGAAAATCTACTTAATCCTGGTATTGCTTTACTTATATCAGATAAGGCTCCAAACATTTTTACCCCAAAATTATTAGCTATATTCTGACTGGTCTGTTCTAATTTTCCTGTTTCTATTAATAATTCTTGGACATTTTTAATTTGGTCTCCTATAGATTGGTTTATTTCTCTATTTAATTCTTTATCATCAGTATAAATTTTATTTTTAAGAGAAGATAAAGTATAAAGAGATTTTTCTAGAGTTTGTCTTTGTTTAGCTAACTCAGCTATACTTTTTTGAGTCCCTAAATCTTTTTTATCAATAGCATAAGTTTGATCAGCAATTTTTACTATCTCTCTTCCTATAGAGCGAAGTTTATTTTTTTCAATAATTTGAAATTGAACTGATTTTGTTTGGTCTCTTAAAACATTAGCTAAATCTCTAGAATCATCTAAGATGCTCTCTCCAATTCCTTGTCGTTGTTGTAAAAGTCTAATTAAATCCTGTTCAAGAGATAAATTATCTTGATTAGTATTGTCTGCCATAATAACTTAGTATATAATATAAATATTGAATAGATAAAAAATGCCCACTATTTAGTGGGCACTTTAGCATTATATGTGTTTGCTTGAGGTATATTAGGTCTAGCTACTTCAGTGACATTTTTATTAGTTAACTGATTATTTTGAGCATCTATTTGGGCTTGTTCCTTATCATAATGTTCTTTTAACTTATTAAAAGTAAATGTTCGAAGCCAAATAGGCATTTCATAAACAGTATTCCAATCATATCCTCCTTTACCATGAAATATTATTTCATGTATTTGAGAAAATAAATTTATTCTATAGGTTGAGGTCAGGCCAAAAAAAGTTTAGACTAATTGGTACGGCGATGTCCTCCCCTTCATCACCCTTAATAGTTAAATTGATATCTGGAGATATTCTTTTTATTTCTTGACGTAACGCTCTTGAATCTCTTGCTAATAATTCATTATCAACAAATTCTCTTACTGTTTTTCTTTCTTTATCTCCATTAATTGAAGTAAGTATGTATTTTAAACGCGTAGAAATTTCAGGTGCACCACCGTTAGGAAATAATTTTTTTAATCCTTTTAATTCCGCTTCTATCGCTGCTTCATCACCATGTGTTAGGATTTTATATCCAACTTCTAATTTAGATGCAGGTAAAGTAAAGAAAAATTCATTACCATTAGTATAATCTACATCTTCAGGTAATTCTTTATCTTTTAGAGTAGTTAAATCTACTTTATATGTTTTTCCTCCTGATTCGAATTCATAATCTTGACCATATCCTAAAACACGTGAAGCAATTAAGATAGCGTTTTTATCTCCAATTATCATATCTTTTAAATCTACTTTAGATACTATAAGTGAGTCTAGTAGTTTATCTAATACTGTACCTTGTTGAATGTAATTTGAGTTAGTTAGAATATCTTCTTCTCTTGCTCCCATATACTTCATTTCAATAGTACCACTTGAAAGGGGATTGTCTTTTGAGTAAAGTAAACCTTTTGAAGGTAATTCTACAATTTCTGTAGGGAATTTTGGTTTTGTAACTTGATTTTCCATAAATTATTTTAATGTTTATATATAAATATAGCGAGGATAAAAAAAACCCACCATTTGGTGGGTTAATTTTGAAATATATTTGTATAGCTTAGAAGTTTAAGATACAATAATCCATTGCTAATGTACAGTTAATTTCTGCTGCTGCTTCACCTTGTGACCAATCATAATCACCAAATGTCGCTGATTTGATAAATGCACCTTTTATGATCCATTCACCAACTACGTCACCTACAGGTCCTAGAACATTCAATGTGATGTCTTTTTTATAGAAATCTGAGTATCCATCTCTACCTGTTACAGATTCGTGAGATAAACGCATCCATTCCATTACTGCTTGTGAACCTGCTGGAGCAATTGGATCATATAATGATAATGTAATATCGTTCCATTTTACTTTACCTTTTATTTTACGGTAAACATTGATGTGATCAAGTGTGATTTCACCAGCATCGAATCCAGGAGCCGAAGCTTTCTTAATCATATAAGCTGGGATTCCTTCTATATACATTATAAACCTATTTGATACTTTAGGTTCGAAAGCCGTAAACATAATCTCATTAGGGTTTAATACTGCCATGTTATATTTTTTATTAGTTTGTTGTTTTAATTTAATGTTTACAATAAATATTAAAAAATAGAGGAAAATGTTATAAGTTTTTATATTCCCATTTATAACCATAAGCTGATTTTGAGAACCCTGTAAGACAGCAACTTATATTACTTCTTTTAAATTTTATATTACTGTTAGATGCGGCTTCTATACTTTTAAAAGAATTTATTATATCTCCATTTTTATCTAACTGATTAATAGGTTTAGAGTGCTTTTCTTTAAAGGATTTTGTTTGAAAACAAGGATGATTAGTTTTAGATTTACTTATTTTATCTTTGGTCTCTTGAGACATTACTAAATTTTGGGATAATTTTACTTTACTAATATTTTTTCCAAATCCTTGTGGTTTTGGTTTACCTTTATTTTTAATTCTTAATTTAAGTTTTGATTCTTCAGAACAAAATGAAGGACCTCCACCACCATTATTCCCATTCATTAATTGAAATCCCCACTGTCTAAATTGTTCAATCCAAAACCTTTCTAATTTTATCCAATCTTTATATTCTAATGAGTCTACTTCATCTATATAAAAATACTTAGCTTTATCTCCATAAGTTCTTAAATGTTTAGCTTTTCTACAATTCTTTGTTTTTCCTATATAGACTTTATTAGGATCTCCATAACAATTTTCTACTAAATAAATCTTAGTAATTTGGGAAGTTTCTTGTATATTTATCATAGTAATATTATTAATGTTTCGCGACGATAAATATTACTTCTTTAAGCCTCTAAATAGAGGCTTTTATATTATTAAAAAAGGCCCTAATAAAGGGCCTTAATATACTTATCTTTATAATATTATCAACTGAAAGTTGTTGAAGTTGGTGTAACATTGAAATCTAATATAACAAACTCAGCAGTTCTTGTAGGTTGGATAAAAATCTGTCCTAGCAATTGATTTCTATCGATTACATCTGCAGTATTGTTACTTTCGTCCATTACTACTTTATAAGCGTATAAACCTTGTCTTTGTTGAATTGATTCAAGATATGGATTAACTTGTCTTAAGAATCTATTTCTTGTAGCGATTGTATTTTGTTCAAATACTAAATTATTAGCGACTTGACCAATATATCCTTTTAATTCAATTAATAATCTTCTAACATTAATTCTATCTAAAGCAGATGCTTTTTTCTGTAATGTTTTCTGACCATAAGCTACAACACCTTGTCCAGGGAATGTAGCAATTGAATTAATTTTTCCAGAGTATAAAGTATCTCTATCTGTTGGAGCTAATTTTCTTTCAGCTTGAATTACACTTAAACTACCTCTTGTAAATCCTGCAGGTGCAAACCATGGAGCAGAAATTCTATCATTATAAGCAAATACAGAAGGTATGATTGTTGAAGGTGGAACCCATGTTAATTTTCCGGTGTTAGGAGCACTAATTTGAACCCATGGGTAATAGGCCGCAGCATAACTACTATCTACTGATGTAGCGTTAGATATTACAGTAGCGATATTATCTCCAAAAGCTGACATATCAACAATAGCAATACAATCTCCTCTATTAGAAGCTAAGTTGGTTAATGATGTAATTACAGCATTTCCTGTTGTAGCAGTAACACCTGGAGTAGTGATGATATTAAATTTAAATTCATCAACATTGTTTAATAAGGAAATTGATGAAGTGTAATCAGAGTTTGATAAACCATTTATAGCACAATTTATTCCTAAAGCTCCCCCAAAAGATGAACTAGCAGCTAATGGAATTGATGAAGTATATGAAGGAATTGGATTTCCTATATTATCAAAATAATTTGGAGTAGTTAAAGCAACTGTTTTTACTCTTACATATTTTGATTTATTAGTATAATCTCCAGTAGCTTGGATATACCCATTAGTAGTAGTAATAGATTGGTTACCAATTACTGCTGAGATAAAGTTTGGGGAATTTGGATCTAATGATAGGTTACTCCAAGATTCTAATACTACTTTAGAGTTAGCATTATCATCTCCTCTTCTAATTAATAAACTAAATGTACCACTTCCAGTGTTAGGATTAACTATTTCCCATCTTACATTGCTAGATGAACCCGATGCTAATGCTCCACTAATTTCAGATCCAGAATTATTCATGATAATACCTGATGATAAAGTTTCTAAAGTAAAGGCTACAACTGAACCTGAAGCTGCAATAGAACTACTTGCAGGGGCAAATGTACCACTCACTGCTCTAGTTACCAACAATGTAGTTCCTCCTTGTTGGAAGTAATTATAAGTAGATATTGAAGTTAAATATTCATTTGATGTACCTCCACTAATGAAAGATCCACCAAATTTATTTAAATAGTCACTATATGAAGTAACTAATGTTGGGATCCCAACAGGACCCATCACAGTTGGTCCAACAATAGCTGCACCTGCAGTTATAGGACCTTGTGTAATTTGTGATTGGTCATTTTCTCTGGTTATTATACCTGGAGATAAAAGAGTTTCAGCCATTTTTAATTATGTTTAAATTATTTTGTTTATGTTTAGTAATAAATATTAAAAAAGGGTTCAAAACCTACTCTTATGAGTAGGTTAATGTACCATCTTTTAAATCTATTTGAACATCACCATAAGTTTCTTTTAATTTTTTACTAATTTCAATTTCAAATGAGGTTAGTTGTTGATGTTGTTGTTTTAAGAGTTGTTCTTCAGTTTCAAGTTGTAATTTTCTGAATGATAATTGACCTAATTGGATAATTAACTTTTCGGATTGTTCTTGAAACATGTTTAATTCTTGTAATTCTATTTCTTGTAATTTTGTGGGTTTTATCATAACGTTGTTTTAATTTTTATTAATATTATTGTCTCCAAGGAAGCCCGCTTTTTACAGCTTCAGCTTCTCTTGCCTGTTTTTGAGCTGTTACACTATTTTGAAGATCTACTTCAATGGCTGTTACTGCTTCTGCTCCTAAAGAATTTTGAACCCATCCTAATATAGTTTGTTCTGTAAGATTTGAATAAGCTACAAATCCTTCTGCAGAAGGGTCTCCTGCTAATTCCAATTGTCCTATATTTCTGCCAACGTAGTTTTCTAACTGAACTGTGCATCCGTAAACTACCTTAGTAATTAATCCGTCTGCTGTTTGATACTTTGTATCAAAAATTTGCCATTTTGTTGTCATATTGTTTTTATTTATATCTTATTAATCTAATTGTTTCCATGTACTGTTTAAGTAGCAGTATAAATGCTGGTCTGCTCCTGATCCTGATACTATTACCATTCCTGGTGAAGGAGATGGTGTTGTTGATCTTGGGGCTAGTACTAGTATATCATTTAACATTAGAGAACCTGTTATTTCTACTACTGACCCATATGCTAAAATAAGGTTTGATCTAGATGCATTTGATACTCCATTTCCGTGAATAAAAGCTGATTGTATAGATGAGGATATGTTATACTGTCCTTGAACGTGTTGATAAGGTCCTGATGCTACTGTATTTTGTCCTTCTGCATGTGATCCTTGTCCTGTTGCTATTGATCCTGAACCTTCTGCATGTGAGTAAGATCCTGATGCTAGTGTATAATATCCTTCAGCATGAGCTCCGTATCCGGATGCTATTGTAATGTATCCTTCTGCATGTGAGTTAGATCCTGATGCTATTGTATTATAGCCTTCTGCATGTGAGTAATTTCCAGATGATACCGTACTCTCTCCTTCTGCATGTGAGTTAGTTCCTAATGCTATTGTAGAATCTCCTTCTGCATGTGAGTGGTCTCCTGATGCTGTTGTGTAGAAGCCTTCTGCATGTGAAGCGAGTCCTGATGCTATTGTAATGTATCCTTCTGCATGTGAACCTGCTCCTGATGCTATTGTACTAGCTCCTTCTGCATGTGAGGCATATCCTGATGCTATTGTACTCTGTCCTTCTGCATGTGAGTAGTATCCTGATGCTATTGTATTTTGTCCTTCTGCATGTGAGGAGTTTCCTATTGCCTGTGTACCATACCCTTCTGCATGTGAGGAGTTTCCCATGGCCTGTGATGACTGCCCTTCTGCATGTGAAAAGTTTCCTGATGCTATTGTATAATATCCTTCTGCATGTGAGTACTGTCCTGATGCTATTGTAACCGCTCCTTCTGCGTGTGAGTAAGACCCTGATGCTATATTTCCTGCTGCTCCTTGAGTAAGAGATCCTGTTATTATCTGATTTCCTATAAACCTATTTGATCCTGTAGTGGCAAATGAACCAGTATTAGTAAGTGGTCTCCAATTTGAAGTAGTATCCCAAGAAGCTACTGTTTGACCATAAAATCCATAAAAGTTTTGAGAAGATGATACAAATATAATTGCTCCTACTTTTCTTTTATCTGCAGGAATTGAACCTGTATCAGAAAGTAAGTTGATAGGGTAACTATTTCCTCTTACTTCTGTTATATCAGTAAGTGCTTTAGTTGTGTTATTATGTTGTAGTATGTCAGGATAAAGTAGTGCCATATTATGAAATTGTTAAGGTAGTTCCGCTTGCAAATGCTTTGTCGGAGTTGGATTTATATACTCGATATGATAGTGGAATTGAGAATGTATTAGTGACTGTAAAGTCACCTATCTTAGTAAAAGCTCCTAGTACTGGAGTTGCTCCATTTTGAATTATACTTGCTAAGTCTCCGTAAGACGCTGGGTATATTATGTATGTGAAATTCCCCAAAGTATCATTTGCTGCTGTACAAGTCGCAGTCCATGACTTGCTTGAAGCTAAGGTTGATGCTACTGCTGCATTTACTACTGTTTGAGCTGTTGAATCATTCATTATAGTAGTTGAGCTAGCTCCTAAATAGTTTTTCCATTGGAATGCCATAGTAGTTGTGGCTGGTGTTATTGTGGCAAGTGTATCTGATCTTTTACCATTTACTGTAAAGATAATATTACCGGATGTTGTTCTTGTATAGGTATTAGAACTTCCTATTGGAAGCACGTTTGATGATCCTAGTACATTGTTTCCAAAATAGTACTGTACTGTTCCTATGTCGGCTCCGGATGCTGTAAATGAAGCACTTAGTGGATAAATTGACGTTGGGTTATCTGCTGCTGCCGTAAATGAGGCTGTGTTTGCTGTAAAAGATGCTCCAACTTCTCTTGTTGATGTTGAGATTAGTGAACTACTATTTCTCATTACTAATGAACTTAGAGTTGGTGGTATATAAGTTACTAACATTGTTCTAATAATTGTCTCTAAACTAGTTCCTGATATAAAAGTAATTGGGGCAGTCGCTCCACCTACTGTTACATTTGAGGTTATTCCTGCTTGTAAAGTGGCATTCCCCGCAGTTATACCAGTTAATTGAGAACCATCTCCTTTAAATGAACCTGTAACTTGGAGTGCATTTAATGAACCTGAAATTATTATATCATTAGGTGTAGTACCATCTAAAGCATTTATTATTCTTAATAAATGTTCTGAACGGATTATTTGGGAAGGTGATATACCAGATGTACTAATTGTACTCATATTATGGATTTTAAATGTTTATAATAAATATATTAGGAATTTTAATAAATTATCTTATAGTGTTAGGTTTTATTTTCTATAATAAATAGTAACATAGAGTCGAAACCCTCTTCTCTATTCACTGTAATTGTTGTTACGCTATCCTACTACCTATGCCGACTACTCAGAAGTGATAAATTCTCCTGTTTCCAAATTAATTGACCCTTTTCCGTAAACACTTTCCAATTGTTGTGCTATTTACTCTTGCTCCTGTAATATATCTTCAAGGTACTGTTGTGCGATTTACTCTCTTTTTGTTAGTTGTAGTTTTTTAACTTGAATTTGTCCCAATTCTTGTATGATAAATTGATTCTTTTTTTGAATTGTATCAATCTGTTGTAACTCCTCTTGTGATAACTTTTTAGTTTCTATTTGTAACGTTTCTATTATTTCTACTTATTTTATTATTAATTGATTTTATAGAGTAGTTGGTGTACTGTATTACCAGTTATTTTGTAATATATTTACCCAAGCATATGTCAATGCTCCAGTTTGCATCACCATATCTACATATGAATTATTTCCTGATGTTCTGTACCTTATTGAACCTACGTTTGTAGAAGAAGCAATTGACGTATCGTCTGCTACTTGTACTGATCCTGCGATTGATAATTTAGAGGCAGGTGTTATAGTCCCTATACCTACATTACCGCCATTTGGCTGTAAGGATAGTCCATATACTTCAGCATTAACTGCCTCTCTTTGGCTTTGTATAGAATGTACTCCTGTTTGATATCCTCTAAATATAATACCGTAAGGTGATGGTGCATATGATAGAAACTTTGCGGTAGGAGTTCCGCTAAAAGGGTCAGCTTGGTATACTCCCCTAACTACTCCTGCTACATCCAAAGATGCTGAAGGTGTTGTTGTTCCAATACCTACGTTACCTGTCGAGGTAATCCGTAGCCTCTCTGAGCCGCTTGTTACCAGTGTAAGCGGCTGGTTGTTACTTGTTCCTAGTAAAGAACCTGTTATACCTTGGGTCACATTTAATGATCCTGTTAATACGTAAGACCCTGTTAATTGGTTTGAGTTAGTCCAAACACTGCCACTCCTTACCAGTAATTGGCCTGAAGTAAGTGAGCCTGTATTTATTCTTACATTATGTAATTCATCTAATTCATACCCATTATCTATTTTAACAAAAATTTTACCTTGATTATTGTGAGCATATTCAACAAACCCAACAATGACCAAATGGTTTGGTGCGGTTGGTTTTATGTTTGTAAGACATCCTGGTATTGTCGAAGATAGGTACAATACATCGCCATCCACCCACGTCTCTCCTTGTAGTGCACCTGTTGTGTTTATCTTTTTTACTTGGCCTGAAAGTGTTATGAATCCTTCTTGATTTTTTGCTATGTTTTCAGTAACGACTCCTAAAGTAGTTGCTGAGTCAGCGTCGCTATCCGCTAGCGCTAGTACTACTGCCAATCGTCCACCTTGGGCTCCCCCTTCAGCAACTGATCTAATGCGAACCACACTGTAGTCAGCTTCTAGCAAATCATCTGCTGTTTTATTTACAACCCTAGTTACCTCTTCTTGTCCTATTTGTAATGTTACATTACCCCCTTTTAATCCTATATCTAAAGTACCATCTACATCATTCCAACTCAATCTTCCAGGGATTGGCTGCGTAACAACAGAACCTGTATTAAAATCAATATAGTCTACACTATTAATTGAACCAGATATTTGCAAATTTCTAGAGTAAGATGCTGTAGCTGCATAAGAAGCACTTAGTGCCTGTGTTGCATAGGAAGCTGTTCCAAGTAGTGAACCTGTTATTCCGTTTGTAACAGTTAAAGAGCCTGTTATAATTGCATTACCGTTTACATCTAGTTTTGCATTTGGCAATCCTGTTCCTATACCTACGTTACCTCCGTCTAGTACAGTAATAAGATCATTATTCCCTGTTCTATTTTTAAATACAATTCCAGTTCCTAATGATTTAATCACTGTATTATCGTTACTAGAGTATACTGTAGAATATGGTGAACCTAAGGAATTTTGAAATCTAAGTCCATATCCATTTTCAAAAGCTATTGAACCATTTTCAACATTTATAACATCGGATATATTCATTGCTGTTCCACCAATTCTCATAAAACCGGCATTATTCAATCTCATTCTCTCAACCATAGTGCTACTACCGTCAGGGGTTGTAAAAAATGATAATCTTGATGGTAAATCATTCGCCCCTGTTGTAGCATCCATAGATGCTTCAATTTTTGCATTTGCTATAAAAGTTGAAGTTCCAATATCATAAGCTCCAAATTCTAATCTACCTACCGCAGTACCTGTACTAGGTGTTGTTGGAGAGAGTTGTGTACCAGATGCTCTAAATAATCTAAGTCTTGCATAAGTACCGTAGTTATTTGTCTCTATTTGTGAATTAAATAAGTCTAAATCATTATCTACGGTAACATACTGTAAACTGGTTGGATTGCCTTGTACAGTTAGTGAACCACTTACGTCTAGTTTTGCACTTGGTGTTGTTGTTCCTATACCTATACTACCTGATAGTTGGTATAATGTACTACTAGTTAAATCAGTACTTCCACTCCAAAGTGGAATATAATTATTAGTTCCTCCTGTTAATGTACTTCCAGTTGATCCTGTAGGACCTGGTGGGCCTTGTGGTCCTGCAGTAATTATCTCAACTATTTGAGTAACAGGTTGAGTTATATCAACTATATTTGGGTTGTTAGGGTCATTAACACTAATATGATTAATGTTTTCCTGTACAGCAATGGTATTGGTATTAATTGATATATTAACTGGCATATTTTATTATGGTCTAGTTATTTCTTTACTTAAATTTACTTGCCCTTCTAATATTCTTGTTGTTATTGGGCAATCTCCACTTCCAGAATAGATTTCTAAATCATATCTTGCAGTTGAAAAGTTAAATGCAGATGAAGAACATGCTGCTATAAAAATTCCTATAGAACCTGTAGCTGCTCCAACAAAATTCAAACCAGTCCCATCAGGAGCTAGTGAACTTGATAAAGTAATATAAGTAATGGGGGAATTATCAGCATAATTTGATCTAATTTGCATTCTACCTGAGTATCCTGATATGTTTATAGGGGCAAGATTCTTATCTTTATATTGTATAGAGAAATCTACAGTAGTACCTTGTTCAATAGTAAAGTTCCATTTTCCAGCTGCCATATGTTTATTATAATTTATATTAGATAATATATCCTCATTGGAAGGATAATGTTTCCTCAATAAATATTAAGAAATGTAAGGTAGATCGGATTGACTATTGGATTCTTTCAGTAAATACTGTTTTAGTTACATTATATGACTTAGGATTGGGACCAGCTTGAGCTACATTTATGGTTTTAGGTATGATATACCCTTGTAATGTAAGAATTAAGTCACTTTTATTAGCTCTATCCATCCCATTCTCTAAAGATACAGGAGTAGGGAATGAAGAAATAGACGCTCTAAATAAGAATCTTTCAGGGTCACCCCAATATGAATCAGACGCAAATTCTAATGCTTCAATTAATGGATTCATTTGTTGAATATAATCAGTAAATATGGATAGAGTATAGGTTATAGTAATATAATCAGGTATAATACCTAATATATATTCCTTTTGTGGTTTTTGATTATTTAACACATCAAAATTATCATATACATTTCTTTTTGAATATCCTTTTTCAAAATATTGAACATTATGAACTATATTACCATCTAACTTATTACCTAAGTTTCTATTTTTTTCAAATGAATCTCTTTTAAACATGATTAATGGAACCATAGTTTTACCATTTTTATCACGATAAAACCCATCGTATTGAATTGACTTCCATCTTTCCGGTGAACCATATATAATTGGAACAGGTATTTGCCTATTGTTTTGAATTACTGTAGGTTTAATTACGTTTTCTAAATAATATAAAACAGTATTATCATGATCTTCTAAAGTAATGTTGATAGTTTTAGTATCATCATTCTTTAAAGATGTTTGTTCTGCTCTATTAAAAGTAGGTTGACCAGGTTGAGTATCTTGAGAAAAAGTAGAATTTGGATTTGAATAAGGTTGTATCTCTTTTTCAGGTTCTACATAAACATCTGATAAAGTAGATAAAAATTCTCGTTTAGTTAAAGGGGTTGGTTTAAATTCCATTTTATAATCTGTTTTCTCTTATTCCTACTTTTTCGGGGCGAGTATAGAAGCATTCTAATATTATTGATAAACTAGTACCAGTATCTGGCACTCCATTAGTGTTTGTATAAGCATAATCTGGATCTTTACCTACTACTAATTGGTTCTCATTTACATTATTAACTTCATAATAATCTTCATTCCAAAGAATAATGTCACCTACTGAAGGTTCAACATTTGCCGTTATTAGATGATATTTTAAAAATCTTACTATTAGTTTTCTTTCAAAATCCATACCAAAATTATCTGTTATTGGTGTGGTATCTCCTCTTTCTAATAAACAATTGACTAAGACAGGACCGTTATATTTTTTATTTAAACTTTCACCATAAATGTTTGGTGGAGTTTCATCTAATATTACTTGATAATATCCTACTTTTTGTTCAATAACTTGCCCTAACAATTCTTTATTAATATTATGAAACATATCAATATCACGAGAGCGTCCAAAATAAGCCATATAATAATAATTTTAACCTATAAAGATATTCATAGGGACATTTTGTAATGTAGTAGTCATAGCAGCATTTTCAGCTGCTTTTCTTTCTAATTGCATTTTACGAGAAGATTCATCTAAATCTGTTCTTAACTTTTCAATTAATGCTAATTGTAAATCTCTTGCTTTACCTAATAAATCAGCTTGATTTAAAGCTACTTCAGCTCCTGGGATAGGTACTTGAGTATATTTACCTCTAATGAATGCTAGAGTTTCAGCAGCTAATGCTAATGTATACTCAAATATCCAGTACCTTCCAGGCGCATTTACACTAGAATAAGTAGGATTATCATATGGCACATTAGATATATCAGTAATTAAGTTATCACTTGATCCTGGCCCGTTTGTTGCTATAACACTATTACGTTCTGATATTTTTATATATTCAAAAAATAATCTTTTATCTTGTGTTGGGATAGGGAATATTTTTAATTTATTATTTACAATTTGAAAGGAAAATGCTGATCTTCTAATTTGGTCATTTAATTCAATTGCTTGAATTGTACCAATGTCATAATTTAATGGCATTAACATAAAGTTAATAGCGGGAGATTTATTACCAAACCCAAAGGCATCTAATAATTGCTGTGAACCATATCCTGTACCAGCATAAGGGTCAAAATAACGAACAATAGCAGGAGCATTCTCATAAAAGATAGTCTTTATTTCAATTGAGTCATCAGGTGATATTATTCCTGAAGATGAGGCCCAAGTTTTTAAATCATAGTCTTGTACTCCCGCTGTCATATCAATAGAACCAGTGTAGTAAGTAGTATTACCTCCTACACCAGCTTCACTACCATAATCTTGAGCCATTCTAATTATATTACCTAATGAAGGTGTTATAACTTTATTATTAAGAGTTATATTATTTGGATTAGCTTCTAATGATATAAAATTATTTCTTATTTGATATAAATAAAGTTCATTTCCATAAGTAGTGACAGCATCTTCAAAACAAGCAAAGAATTGATCTCCACCCATTTCAACATCCATTGAAGGATATCCTAAACGGATAGCGCAAAATTTTGCTACTTTTATAGCATCTAATTGGAATTGGTAATCGTTATCATAAAATCCAAATGGAGTGGAAGTACCTTGAGTAAAGGTTGCTGTCCCATTCCATAATTGTGAATTAGCCATATTTTATTTTATAAATGATTTAATAAAAAGAAGAACAGCAGGGATTATACTAATTAAAAAATCCTTATAATCGAACCCCTTATAAACAATTTGATCCTTAATTTCTTTTCCTAAAGCAAATAGTATAACTACTCCTAAAGACCAATAATTAGATAAAATTAAATTTATAATAAAATATATCCCAAACCCATAAATAAAATGGTTGGCTTTGTCTAAAGGTATTAAAGGTAAATTCATAATGTTATGTTATTTAATATAAATATTGAAGAAGCATAATTATTTATGCTTCCCCTTTATTTAATTATAGAAATAAGTTTTAATATCCAAAGCTATGTCTAGGATTTATTGGAATTATCTCATTTTCAAAAACTATATCTTGTTCGCTCATAACATCAAAAGCATATCCATCGTAATAAATAGGCTCTGTAAGTACATTACCATTTTCATCGTAAGTACCTTGTATATTTACTACTTTACCAATTTCTACTATTGCGTGAATACCTTGACCGTAAGTCAAACCCTCATCTGTTTGTACATAAACTGCTTTTGCTAATAAATCAGCTATTGCAGTTTCTTTGTCTGTGTAATTTAGTTTTGATATTTTCATTTTATAAAGTTGTTAAAGCTATACATTCTGAATCAGTTAAAGCAGTTTTTGAAATTAAAAAAGTATTTATACCAACATTAGCATTTTCTCCTCCAGCTGTGGTAGAGCATCCTAAAAATAATCTATCTATAATAGGAATTTCAGACAAACCTACATTCCCAACTAATACACCATTTATAAACATTTTAGTTGCTCCTATTCTATAAGATACTGCTATTTTAAACCTACCAGTTGGTGTATCTACATTGATATTAGATACTGTTACATTATTTGAACGTATTGTTATATCCGTATAATTTCTTGTAGCTGTTTTAACTATTGAGTGTGAAAATCTGTTATTGGCAGTACCATCAGTTATACTATATAACATTCTAACAACTACTCCAGTTGTTATTTCATTAACTTTATTTTGAAAATCTATAAAGAAAGTTCCTTCTGTTTGTCCTATTAAATCAGAAATTCCTGTTTTACTAATAGCATCAGCGTTTCTTGTTACACTTGCGGTAGTTGTAGGTATAAAAGATGTGCTATACGAACTTACTTCTAATTGTGGCATTGATAATACAAAATTTCCAGTCACATTAGAATTTACTCCAGAACCTACTCTAAATTGAAAATCTCCAGCAGTTGTACAAGTCAAAACAATTGAATAGGTAAATCCAGCTTCTATATTTAATGCACTTGATACTACAACATTATTTTTTAAAAATACGGTTGTTCCAACACCAGTGTTTGTTGTATTTATTCTTAACATTTGTGAAATAGGAATTGCAGTTGTAATAGATTCTACATAAACACTAAAAGAATTTATACTATTTAAAGCAATAGCGAAAGTTTGTGAAATATCTTGTCTTGTAGTAGATGTTGTAAATCTATAAGCAGTAACATTTGTATTTTTAATACTTGTAACTGGCGTAGATGTTCCAGTACTTGTGTTAACAGTCCAACTTGTAGGCAAACTGCTACCACCAGCCCAAACGCTATTTAACAATAAATTAGTTTCTTGTGGCTCCACCAATATACTTGGACAACCTCCATCATAATTCAATCTTGGAACGTTTGTCGCTACACTTTCTATTAAACCTAAACTATTTATTCTTGTTGCAGTTGTTGCTCTTACAACTGTCATATCTCCATTACCATTTGATGGAATAATAGAATATAGTTTTGAAGCTTTTACTGCGTTAGGAGTTGTGATTAAAGACGCTTGTGTTAATATACTCATTATATTTTATTTAAGTTTGTCAATATTATATTTAAGCAAGATTCTGCTTCAAATAAACCAGAATCAGCAGCTATTCTTGTTTTAAAATCATTGATTAATACTTCAACATTAACTACTGATGAAGCTATTGCAGGGTTAAAATTTAAAAAACCCATCCCTAAACTCAATCCCATGATTAATATCTAGGTATTGGAGATGACCCTGAGTATAGTATAGCTATACCTGAAGATTGGGTAACTTCTGTTATGTAACCATATATAGGAATACCTGCTGTAAAGGATGCAGAAAAATTATTACCGTTGGTTAAATTAGGGATAACTAATTTAGCAGAAGTGGTTTGAAGAGGATAATATACAAATCCTTTTACTTGTACTTGTACTGATCCGCTTAGTATTATTCCTCCTCCTAATCCGAAGGGGTGTTTTGCTATATCTACTTGATCGTTCATTGTATGTTTTAATTTTAGTTTATTATAAATATTGAAGAAACCTTAGTCTCTAAAATCTTGGTATATCTTTAGTATAGGTGTTACAATCTCATGTCTATGATTTTGTAATAAAGCTACTATTCTAAATCCCTTTACATGTTCTTCAACTCTTGTTAGAAAAGAAAAACCAGTATCTTTTTTTATTTTTAAATCAATTTGAGCTAAATCTCCACATATTACCATTTTAGAGTTTTTACCTAATCTTCCGATTACAGTTTCCATCTGATCATGTGTGACATTTTGTGCTTCATCTACAATGACAAATGAGTTTAAAAAAGTTCTACCTCTCATAAATGCAAATGGTACAATTTCAATATTTCCATTCTCCAATTCCTTATCCACTTTATCTTTGCTATATAAAGCGTATAAATTATGATAAATCGGGGCTAACCACGGATCCATCTTTTCTTTTAGGTCGCCGGGTAAAAAACCAATGTCTTCTTTGGCTACCGTTGGTCTTGTAATAATAATCTTTTCTATTTCTTTATTAAATAGTAAATCTAAGGCTGCTTGTACTGCTACAAGTGTTTTCCCACTTCCTGCCATTCCTTTTAAAACGGTTACAGGATTCTCTAAAATAATTGCTTTTGCTTGTTTTTGCTCTTCATTAAGAACTAAGTTAAACTTGATAGGTTGTTTTGGTTTTCTCTTTTGAGTAAAAACCTCATCTGTGTGGTGGTTTGAAGCCATATTAATAACGTTTAGTTTTCGATAAATATGATAGATTAATATTAATATAAAAAAAAATGCCTAGCTTTCGCTAGGCACTTTATTGGATTTTTTTCGGTTTTCGGGAATAGTGAGGGGTTGAGTGTTGGAGAAGTGGAAGGCTTTATTGGCTTCTTCTGGTATACTTAAGTTAAAAGATGAAATTGGCATTATGTGATCAATTTCCCAATATGTTCCATAATTATCCCAATTCATTTCAGGTTTAAATTGAGCTGATATATGATCGTTATATTCTTGTAATGTACATCCGATATATTTAATTACTCGTTGAGTTTTATTTTTAATGTGATAACGAAGTAAAGTTTGAATGTTATCTCTTAAACGATAATTAAGGTTTTTAGCTCTGTGTTTCTTCATAGCTAATCTCATACCAACTTTGATTTTTTCTTTATTGTTAGCTCGGTATGAAGTATGGATTTCTTTTACTAATTCTTTATTATTAATATAATATTCTTTTTTTTCAGTCTTACAACATATATTACAATATCTATTTAAACTATCAGGGGTATCTTTACGTTTATAGAATTCGGTTTTAGGTTTAATTTCCTTACATTTTTTACATTCTTTCATGACTTGCGATTTGATATAAATATATGAAAAGTCCAGAGATTAACGGAGGTTTATGAACAAAACATAAAAAAATGCCTAGCTTTCGCTAGACATCTTTTAAAAATATTCTAAGATATTGACTAAACTACGTTCAAGTCAGCAACTAATACTTTTCCGTAAAATTCCGGACGTACCATTTTCTTAGCGTAACGAGTCATAATACCTTTTCTTGGAGTGAAAGTATTTGGATCGTAAACTAATGGAGTCATGATTAATGGAACGTATGGAGCATAAACTGCACCTGATTCAAGGAATTGGTTACCTCTGAAACCCATCAAGATAGTGTTCTCTGTCATATATGGATTTTTGTAAACTTTATATCTAGAGTTTAATTGACCAATTTTCTGAACACCAAATGCGTAAGTCATTTTAGCTGAATCACCATCTGTATCAGCAGCAAATCCAGGAATAGATTCCAAGATAGTAGCTACAGCTGGAGAGATAACAATGAAGTTAGCACCACCTCTTAAAGTTCTTTGGTGGATGATGTTAGAGATTTTTTGCAATTTAATTCCAAGAGTTTGGAACCAAGACATTTGAGTGTAATATACACCAGCGGTGTTAGAAGAAACAACGTTGTTTGTAATAGAGTTACCTACTTTAGCAGACCATACTTCAACTTGGTTAGTTGGAACATTTTGGATCAACATATCTAAGATTTCAAGATCAATCTCTAATGAGATATATTCTGATAAAATAGAAGTTAATTCAGCTTCAGCGTCAAGTGAATGGAATGCATTAAGATCTTGAGAAAATTCTGGAGTCCATTGTGCTTTCAATTTTCTTGTTTTAGCAACAATAGCTTCTGATCTCATTTGAACATTAATTTCTGGGATAGAAATTGCAGTTTGAGATTGTGCGTTAGGGAAACCTGCTCCTGAAGCATCTTCAAAATCACCTCTTGAATTATCTTTAGGTCCTTTACTGTAAAAAGTAATGAATGTACTGTTAGATGCTCCAATAGTAGCAGCAGATGCAGTAAAGAAGAAATCAACATTTGTTCCATTTACTTTTGTAAATGCTGGTAATAAGTTAGCAGCAGTATAAGAAGATCCTGAAGTAGGTACAAATGATCTAATAGCATTAACATCAAACCCAGGAAGAGCAGAAGATGTTATAGATACTCTAATAATTTGAGACGCTGCCATAGAAGCTGACAATTCTGCTGTATAGTTAATATCAGAAAAAGTAGTTGTTGGACCAAAATCATTAGCTGAACCTGAAAGTACAGTAGCATCTGAACCAGTGAACTCATTGATTGAGTAACCGAATCTACCTGCACCATATAAACCATCTTTAGCTTCGTTACCAAAGTTAGCAGATTGAGAACCATAAAGGGATGTACCAGAATTAAATGGTTGTTGATTTGTTCCATATTGGAAATCTAAGAAGAATACTAAACCAGCTGGTAAGCTCATTGGTTGTACACTTACAAATTCTTTAGCAGCGATTTGACCAAATACTTTACGTACTAATGGTAATGCTACAGCAGCATACTGCTCACCTGTACCTGCAGTAAAAGTACCACCAGTTCCAGTTTGAGAAGATTCTACTACTAATTGTTTTGCTTGGTTTTCTAAGATAATAGCCATGTTAGACTTATCTGTTTCATTAGAAATACCTTCTAATAGACCTGACTTACCCCATTTAGATGCTAATCTGTTAGCGTCTTTTTGTACCGATTGGTAAGGGTTAGCTGTCTCTAATAATGAATTAATCATGTTTGACATAATAATGTGTTTTTTTTGTTTTTAATTTTTTAAATAATTCCTGCAAGTTTTTGCATTCTTGCTACAAAATCGTTATTTTCAACGATTGGTTGTCTGTTTGGAGCAACACCAGCTGCTTTAGAAGCGTATGAAAGAGATTCTTTTATAGAGTTCTTAGCTGGGGTTACATTTAGAGATTCTTGTAATGTTTCAAAAATGTTCTTAGTTTCTTTAACTGTTTCAGCTCTATCGAAAGCGTTGATAACTTTTACTTTTTGAGCTTCTGTTAAATTTTTAGATTTAAATAACTTGTTAACGTAAAGTAATTTAGCGTTTAGAAGATTAACTTCGTTTAATTCAGAACGTAAAGTAGAAATAGTAGACATTGCTTCTTCTAATTCTTCATTTTCTTGAGCGACTTCACGAACTCCTAAACTTTTTCCTCCATGAATGATGTTTCCGATTTTATCATAAGCAGCATCAAAAGATGTTCCCATTTTAGCAGCTAATGCTTTTATCATTCTTTCTAATTCTGCAGCGCCAGCAGCGGCTGAGTCAGATGGTTCTTGCATTGCTTCTTCAACTTCTTCATTTTCATTTAATGAATCTAATTCAGCTAAGATTTCTTCAAGGTTAAATTCATCTTCACCTGCTTCTTCTTCACCAGTCATTTCTTCTTCTTCACCTGCTTCTTCTTCTTCAGATTCTCCACCCATTAGATCTGCGACTACATCTCTGATGATATCTTTAAGATCATCAACTGTAATTTCTCCTACTGTGTCATCGTCTTCAGCTTCTTCATTAATAGTTAATTCAGATGCAGGGTTAGGTAATTGATTTTCATCGTCACTACCCATTGTGTAGTCTACATTGTCGTCTTCTTCAAGAGCTTCAAGTTCAGCTAAAAGTTCTTCTAATGAAATTTCTTCCATTGATTCATCTCCAGGCATTTCACCGTTTGATTTCTTAAAAGCTTCTTCTACTTCTTCGTTTTCTTCAGATAATGCTTCTAATCTAGAAGACATCATTTCTTGCATACGAGGAGCGAAAGCTTCTTCAAGTGCTAGTTTAGCGTTTACCATAGCGGTCTCTCTAATAGACTTAGCCTCAGCGATTGCTTCACTAAAAATTTTAGTGTTTGTGTTTGACATAAAATTGTTTTTTTGATTGTGATTACTTATTGGGAAGTAATATAGAATTTTTTATTCGAGGGAGATTATATTGGGATAATCTATCTTTAAGATACCCATAAATATATAAAAAAGGACAAAAAATGCACTCTTCTTAGGGAGTGCATTACTCTACATAAATGTAGAAGGAGGTGGTTATTTATCTTATACAACAGATACCAGCTTGTGAGCAAATAATATCTGATATTAGTGTATTTATTTTTGAGTATTTGTTATCGTATTGAGGTTTGTATCCTTCACTTAATCCTGTTGGTGTCATAAAAGCACCTTGAGTTGATGGAGTTGAAACAAAATCCCAACAAAGTAATTCAAAATCGTCTTGTACTTCTACTGTACCTTCTCCTAATGATTGAACAGAGCCCATACCACGAGATGAAATACCTACAGTAATTTTATTTATAAATAATTCTTTTAATATGTTACCACTTGGAGTAGGTAATACTTCTATTTTACCCATTAAATCATCTCCATTCCACCATAATTTTTTGATATTATGAGATACATTTTTTAGGTTAATTACCATTGATTCAGGGTGATCTAATTCACCTAATGCTCTATTTTCAGAAATAGGCCCTTGAACATATTTTTCAACTTCTCTTTCAAGAATATCTTTGGGGTAAACTCTACCATTTTGGTTTTTAGAGTCAGCTCTTTGAATAACACCTTCAACCATTAAGTTTCTATCACCTCTTCCTTCAGATAATACTGATTTAGGAGTGAATAAAGCATATTCTATTAGTAGTGACTTACTCATTATAGGTCTACAGTTTTACCAGCATTAAAAGCTTTAGTTAATTCAGCTTTAGCAGTAGGATTAGGTATTTTATTTATTTGTTTAAGAGCATCAGCATTATGAATTGGATCTGTAGTTTTAGCAGTTATAGCTTCTTCCATTTCTCCTTCTTCATTACCTACTGCTAAAGCACTATCTAAGTAATCTTTAGCTCCAGTTAAATAATTTTTGGCTAGAACAATTTTTGCTTGCCACCAGTGTGGAAAATCAATTTCTCCCATATTATCTACAGAATCCATTATTTTATATAATTCAGTGGCTTGTTTAGCTATTTGATATAATTCACCTTTAATCATACGAGGTTCATTATCTTGATGACCTAAATCTATATCTTCACTTATAGGAGTAGAATCAGCATTAACATCAGCTACTCTATCAGCATATTGCCCATGCTCTTCTATTTGTTTTTCCTTAGCATCTCTAACCATTGATTTTAAATTCTCAATTGGGATACCTGTAGCTTGGGCATATTTTTCAAAGATAGCGTTTTGTTGATCTTCTTTCACTAGACCATCATTTTCATATCCTTCTTTTTGTAATCCACCTTGTGATTTAATATGATTTATCATATCAGTAACACCTCCTATTTTAGATAATTGTGTTGAATCGTGAGATCCTAGTGTTTGTAGTGCACTTCCTACTCTATAATCTCTACCATTAGGTAAAAATTTAACATTTCTAGCAATAATTTTTCCTCCTCTTAACACATCAAATTCACTTTCAGTATCTACTCCTTCTCTCATTAAACCTTTAGCATCTTTTCCTTTACCAATAGCATCGATATTTTTCTTAGTAGTTTCAATCCATTTATCACTTACTTCACCTTTACCATTAAGTTTTTCAAAGTAATATTGAGGATTTTTAGTTAAGTTAGTTAATACTTTTTTCTGCGCTTTAAGTACTTCATCTTCAGTTAAATCAGTTTTAGCAGGAATGTCTATCATTTCCAGTTCATATTTCATACCTCTAGAATATTCATATGGGTTAACCATATCAATAGTTTTAGCTATAATTTCTATATCTTGTTTTCCAGTTGATTCTTTTGAAGCTTTTTCTGAAATTATGTTCTTATTTTTAAGGATTTTGATTGTATCGTCAAAATTGTTATGATGTGAAATCATATCAAGGTTTTGATCTCTACGTACCTCGTAAAGAAATTTAGCTTTGGTAACTTTACCATCTAAATATTGAGTATATAAGTTTTGAACTGTCATGTGTATAAATATTTATTTACCTTGTCCCCTATTTAATTTTTTATAATTTTTAGAACTTTTTAATTTTGATGTTTTACATTTAGCATGAACACCTGGTCTAGAAATTTTTGGTTTTTCTACTTTTGTTACTGTAGAATTGGATTTTACTTTTGCTGCCATTACTCAGTTAAACTTTTTATTTTTTCGTTAATTGACTGTATTTTTTCGTTTATTTTAAATAGTGAATTATGAGTACGTTTTAAAAAATTCATTTCTTCAGCATCACCTTTTAATTCAGTTTTCATACGGGATGTAAATTCAACTAATTTATTAATTTCGTCTAATTTACGGTATATTTCTTTAACTCCCATATGTAATTGTTCTTGAGGAGCACGAGTTTTAGATTGTGTTTTAAATTGTGAATAACGAACTTCATTAAGTGGTTCTTCTTTAGGTTCTATTATTTTAAATTTCACTAGTTCAAAGTGTTTATCGGGGTTAGGTAAATCTTCATGTCCTGATTTAGAGACTTCATGTTGTTTTTTAGTTTTTCTAAAAGCTTTAGGAATAACTACAGCCATAGTTTCTTCAAGATGACTTCCTTTCCATAAATCTTTAGAATTAATTCTTTCTTCAGGCTTAATAACTTTAAATCCTCCTTTAATATAAACTTTAGCAGAATCCGGCATAGATTCAAATCCAGAAGGTGAATTAGTATCTTGTACAGTTTTAGTGCGAGCAGGATTACAATTAAAGACTTTAGTAGTATTTTCTTTTTGAGATTTTTTAACCATCATTCGGCCTAAAAATCCTCCAGCACCCGCTGTAGCAGACATCTCATCAATACAATTTTTTACTAATTCTCTTAATTTATTTTTTTCCATTATGAATCTTTTTTAATTCATTATGCAATTCTTGATACTGTAATAAGGCAATAATATTATCATCTTTTACAGTTTTAGATTCTAAAATAGGATTAATAAGATTTATGGTCTCATTTACTTTAATTTTAATTGTAGTATCTTCTATTTTAGGTAATAATTTTAAAAGAGATTCTTTTAAATATGTAAATTTAGTATCCACATATTTTTTAAGATTTGTAGTGTTGGTAATATTATTAATATATTCTTTTAATACATCTTTTTGTTCATTAGATAAAGTTTCAAATCTAGTATTAAATTTTTCTAACATTATTTTATAAACTAAAGCACGAGTACCTTTATCTAAAGTTTCAAATTCACTAACAGTAGGTTGTATTTCTTTTATAAGTTGAGATTGAGCTATATGCTCTAAAATATTCATTTTAGAGGTAATAATAGTATCAATATGATGTGAAGGGAATAAATTAGCTTCTAATAAAGTATATGTTGAAGATAATAATTTATAATTATTAATTTTAGCTTTAAAAAAATCATCAATATCAAAATTAGATTTAATTTCTTTAATTAAATTATATTTCTCTTTTGATAATTTAACTTGATTTAAAGATTTATTTATCTCTAATATAGTAGAAACAATAGATTCAGCTTTAGCCTCACTAATATTTTGAACTCTTGATATAGACTGATATAATTTATTTTCTTTTGATAATTCAGTGTTAACAAAATATTTTTTAATTAAAGATATAGCTTTAGAGTCTTGGTTAGACATTGTATCAGCTGTAATTTTTCTTACAAGAAGTTCAAATAATATCCCAGTATTACGATATTTGTTATGCTTAATATTAGCCATTTATGTTTTATATAGTTAACTACTAATTATAAATATTACCTTTATTTATCTTCCTTTAAAAGGTTATCTTCGTTTAATAAATTACTTTCTTCAAATAATTTAACTTTTTGTTGAGGAAACATATTTTTTAAAGAATTTGACATTTGATGGTAAACAACTTGAGTGTTAAGATTTTCAAGTGTTAAAGGAGATCCACCTTTATAAGCGGTTCTGAATCCTTTAGATTCAGAATCATCTTTTTTCATTCCATCTCTACCTAATCTATCTTTACCTAACGCACTATCTTGAGTATTATAACTAGATGCTTTTTCTTTAGGTCTACCCAACACTTGATCAGGATAGGTATCACTTTTCTCATTATATCCTTTAGGAGTACCTTCAGTACCTGGGTATCGACTTGAACCATAAAGTGATGCTAGTGAATGTGGGGTACCATATGCTTCTCCTGTTTTATATGGATCATTACCTTCAGTTTCTATTTGATCAATTCTGAATTTACGTTTAGCGTCTTCAATTATTAAATCTCTATATTCATCATATTGGTCCTCACTAAAATGGAAAATATTATCATAAACCCAATCAGTTGGGACAATTTTATTTGTAATCAATTCCATAGCTAATGCTGATTTTTCTTTCAATAATGCTACTTTTTCTTGTTCATATATAATTGAAGGAACAGTTAATGATAAATCAAAATTAGTTAATGATTCTCCATCATATCCTTGTGCATATAAGTGTACTAAAGCAATTTTTGTTAATTCTGATATTATAATACGTTGAAGTCTTTCTACAGTACGAGCAAATCTAATATCTTCTGCTGCTAATGTAGCCTTACCTGTTAAATCTTTTTCATATCCAAAATAAGCTTTAGGTACTTTAAGTGCTGCGAATAATTTATCTTTTAGGTAATTAACATCTTCAATAGCAGTATAATCTAACCCCTTTGTAGTTTCAATTCTAGTTGTTGCATCACCACCTCTTACCGGAATATAAAAATCCTCAAGAATATTTTGCATGTTATATTTTAAGTTGTACTCACCAGTATTTGGATCAACATAAGGTGTTTTTTTCATCTTATTAATAGTACGTTGCATAAAATTTTCTACCTCATTAGGTGGAATATTACCAACATTAATAAAGAATGTACGCTTTTCAGGTGCTCTAACAATACGATGTATTAACATCGCATCTTCCATTAAAGTTAATTGTTTAAAGATTTTACGAGCAGGTTCAATAAAACTTCTACCATAAGGTAGATAATTAAAATCAGATAATAATCTAAAGTGAGCCATTTCAAAATTATCAAATTGAATGTCACTATCATTGTTACGACTATATTGAGAAATATTTTGAGGCCCCATTGGAGACTGTTGAGATGAGAAAGTAGGATCATATTTGAATTTTACTTCTTGTGGACGTTCTGGATTTCTACCCTCTAATCTAATAATAGAATAAGATGAAAATGGTATCACACCATATACTCCAAATTTTTCTGATATTTCTAGTTTAAGATAAAAATCACCATATTTACACATATTACGAGTCCAAGACCAAAGATTAAATTCAATATTTAATACATCGTAAAATAAGTTATAAAGTATTTTTTGTATAGTTTCATCAGAAGAACGTATTTGTAATACCTCTCCCATATCATTTCTTAAACAAGTCTCATCAGCTAAAATATCTAATGTAGAAGCAATAATGGAATCACTATCCATTAACTCATAATCAGTATAAAGTTGGATACGAGTAGTTGGGTATGAAGTATCATTATTAAAGTTGAAATTTAATCCTCCTGTAGTAGTATATACTTTATTATATCTGTCAAATAAAGAATTTGTTTGGATAGTACCAAGCTGTTGAATACGATCTGTATCCATTACTTTTAATTGATTACCCCCGACATTTCTTATTATAACATCGGTTGAAAATAATCGTTGTAATCTACCAAAAAATGATGTATCTACCATAAATCTAATTATATATTAATAAATATTGAAATTTTAACCAAGAAGCCAATCTATGTCTTCCATTCCTCCCATACCATTATCCATTTTATATGGATTTTGAGCTTGAGGACTATATGAGTACACACCAGGAGATTGTTGAGTTGTAACATGAAAACTACCTAAAGTAGCTCGTGTTAAATCCATACCTTGTTGTCTGAATCTTAATGCGGTATCACGTAGAAATAAACCAATACTAAATGCCATTACTAGATCATCATTATAACCATTTTGTGATTGGGCTTTACCATGTTTCCAAACAAAAGTTCTTAATTCATCTAATAACCTTTTAGATTGTATTGTAACTGATTTTTCTTGTATATATGAAACTAATTTTGAAATACATAGTGGGCGTGTTTTTTGAGAAGTTGTAAAACCCGGTATCATACCTTGCCCATTTTCCATTCTAGCTAATTGATTTTCATTAGCACCCATTGTTGTATCAGCTTTAGAAGAGTAGTATAAATTTCTATATCCTCTTTCTATTAAATGTTCTAGAACACTCCATCCTATATTAGCATTTTCTACTACTAATAAAGCATCATTATACTCTGTTGCTATAGCAAATAAAATATTAGCGTAATCTTTTGTTTGAACTTGTGCTTTATATTCGGCTACTTGTTTAGCGGCTTCAATATCAAATATATGAAAAGCTGAATAATCACTTCCATCACCTCTAGCGACGTCAGCTACAACCATATAAGTTTTTGTATAATCAGGTATTTCCCATATCCATAAAGCCCCTTCTATTCCTCTTCTTTCTATGGGATCAGATGTGAAAGCAGATTCTAAGAAATTAAGCATATCAGGCTCAATTACAGTGTCTCCAGATGTACTAAAATCACAATCACACTCTTGTGCGGCGTGACGTAATCCTAAAATTTCATTTTGGTCATCTCTCCATTGTTGATTTCGTTCAGGATGAACAGTCCAAGGTAAAGATAAAGGAACAAATTTATTTTCTTTATTTTGTGCTTTAGTAAAGGATTTATGAAACCAATTACCTGTACCATAAGGTGTAGATAAAGCAAGACATTGTCCTCCAGTAGCTAAAGTTTGTTGTGCAGAAGCAAAAATTTCATCAATACCTTCAATAAAAGCTGCCTCATCAATAATAAGAAAAGAAACGGCTTCTGATCTACCCGCATCCGCTGTTGCGCCTACTGCTTTAATCTGTGAACCGTTATTTAACTTTAATGAAAGTTTATTATTCTCTGATGGTTTATCTCCAGATTTTAACCATTTAGGTAAACTATCATAAGCAAAACGTACTTTAGTAACCATATTCTTAGCAGTTTCCTGCTTAGTAGCTATACATAAAATATTTTTGTCTTTATTAAATAACATTAACCATAAAGCATAAGCTGATGCTAATGTTGATATACCTAATTGGCGGGATTTATTTATAATTGTATACTCATTCTTTTGTATTTGATATAGTACTTTTTCTTGGAATGGATATAAATTAAATTGGATTCTACCTCTTTGTGGATGCTGAATCCAATAATATTTCTTCATGAAGTACACCGGATCTTGAGCACATCTTACCCATTCTTGTTTTATAATCTCTTTTAAAGGGAGTTGTTGTTCACTCATTTATTATATATTTGAATATGTAACCATGTTTTGTTTTTTTATAGTTTCCCTTTAAAACTTGACTAATAGTACTTTTATTTATATCCATTTCTTTAGAACATTCTGTTATACTATTAAAAATTTTTCCTGTATTAATACAAATTATAGGTTTAAAATTGTTTATTATAGATTTGCCTTTCTTTAATTGAGAAATTACATTTCCAAATCCTTCAGGTTTAGGTTTACCTTGATTAGCTAAACGTTTTTTTTGTTTTGTTTCTTCACTTTGTGATTGTCCTTTAGGCCAACCATTTTTACCCATTCTACCTTGAGAAATATTTTGTTTAGTTTGTTCAGATCTAGGCCCTACTCCCTTATCAAATAAATCACTAAATAAGGCTTTACTCCATCCATACTTATTAACAAATTGTGTTTTATAAAAATTCTCTCTCTCATTAAGCAATTCTAAAGAACATTCTTCTAATATTTCAATTATATGGTTGTTAAATCCATGTTTATTTAATGAGTTAAAAATTTGCGGTTGCTGTTTACATTCTAATCTTTTATAAGATTGAAATCTATTATTTAAATTAATAGATTGCCCTATATAAACTTTATTTGTTGGTGATGTTATTTTATATATTCCTATCATTAGCCGCCCCTGTCTATTTTATAATAAATATATAAAGGAGATAAAAGCCTAACGAAAGGTTAGGCATTTTAAACTATTCTTGTTTTATGATTTCCTTTAAGGGAAGTTGTTGTTGTATTTCAGACATAACTAATTTAGAAGTTTTTTATACTCCTAATCTTTTATTTAATTTATTAATTTGAGCAGTTAAGTCTTTTAGTTGAGGTAAAACTGAAGTATCTCCACCTTTATAAACTTTAGCTATTTCCATTCTTTTAGCTTCAAGATCTTTTTTAGCATTAATCATTTCATCTTTACTTCTTGAATCTTTTTCAACTCCTTTATCAATTGAAGTGTCATCAGTTGATGGTTCAGATTTAGCTGGTGTGATTTTAATTTTTTGTTCTCCTGGAGTTTTAGCAGCTTTAGGTGCTTTTGGTTCAGCAGCTGGTTTATTAGGATCTACTGGACGTCCTGTTCTTTGAGCTAATGGAGAAGATGAAGCTGCAATATATTGAGCTAAATCTTTTTCTAATACTTCTCTTGATTTTGGGTTATTCCAGGTAGCAATATCTTTGCCAGTTTCTTTAGCTAAAGCTTTATAATCAACTTCACCTGTTTTTTCTAAAGCATCTAATGTATTATAGATAGCTGATCCTGGTCTGAATTTTTCTTTTTTAGCTGCAATTGCTGCTTTAGCTTCTGGGGAATCATCTGTTACTTTATAGAATGAAGCCATTTCATCTAATACTTCGTTTTCTTCTAAATCATCTTCTTGTAAGTAAGAAGCGTCAAAATTTTCAGTTAAAAGAAAATTCTTTGCTTTCTTTAAATCAAAATCATTATTAATGTTCATTTTTTTTTATTTTTTAAGTTATGGTTTTGATATAAATATTATAAGGAAATGACTTCTAGTATTTGTTTGATTCGTTCATCTGTTGTACCAGAAATTTGTTTATAATTTTTAATTTTACCCCCATAAATATGAATAAAACGTTTAATAGTAGAATCTATTAAGTCTCTATATTTAGCATCAATAGTACGAACACCATTATCTTCAATTTCTACTCCTTCAGGAGATATATAAAAAATATAATCATATTCTTCAATAAAATCAGCAGTATAATTTCTAAATTTATTTTTATCTACATAATCAATAGACTCAGCATTTTGAGTAAAAGCCATTACATCAATGACTGTTCTATCTGTAATTAAATTATCATTCATTAATTCTGATAGCCTTTCAGATAAAAATACTGTTTGACCTTTCATTGTAGAATCAGTATTTAAAGGAATACCTAAATCTCTTAAATACTTACTACGTTCAGTAGCAAAAGTATAATCTTTAAATTGTGGTAATTCTTTTAAAGCATTAACTAATGTTGTTTTACCACATGACATGGTTCCTGTGAATCCTATTTTCATATTAAAATCTTGATGTTACTTGTGGATTTTTTTCTGGTGGTACTCCATGACGATCTCTTCTTGCTTCTAACCATTCGTCTTTAGTATATTGGAAACCATATAAGTAGTATTCATCTTTTTTCTTTAATTCTTTAGCATATCTAAGAGCAGGCTCATCCCATGAATGCAATTTTCCATCAAAGTATATAATGGTTCTACCGTCAGTTGAGGTAAGGGTTCTTGATTTATAATCAATATTCGTAACGTCTTCCATTGGAAATTTTATTTTGTTTGTTCTATAAAAGATATAAAATCTTTAATAATTTCTTGTTTAACCGGTGTTGCTTTCTTATAAGCTTCGCTTAATATAATATTGATATTTGTGGTATCCAAAGACTCTATAAGAAGTTGTTTAAGAGGAGTTAAAGCACTTTCAGCTAAAATATACTCTGTATCTTCTCCATAATCCTCAATATCATTTAGATACAACTCTATATACTCTTGTAATTTATTTTGAGAAGTATTCATATATTATCTTTTTAACATGTTTAACAATTTCTTTAATATTTTTAATTTGGGAATTTAACCATTGCATACGTTCACCCATACGTTTTCCTGCCATAGGAGTTTCAATATTATTTTCTGGGATGTATTTAAGTAAAGGTTTCATATATTCCGCTCCTGTCAAGCATATAAAATGGTCTTTTTCAGGATTAATACCGTAGGATTTCATTTGTTTTGCTACTTCAGCACCCCAAGTTTCTTTTTCATCTTTAGGCATCTCTTTAAGAGTTTTATCATAAGGTTCTAAAACCTTAGTTAAAGGTACTAGATAATGCTTAGCAGATAAAATAAACATTTTATCAGGTTTAAGCGACTTACCGTACTCTAAAGTTTTTTTGAATGTAGGCGACGCAGAATATAAGTCTTGTGCTTGAGACGGCTTATCTAATTTAGATTTGGTGCAACTTAATAGTACTATAGTAGACATTTATAATGATTTTAATATAAATATGTAAAATATTAAGAAAATTCATTATACCATGCATCATCAATCCATTGAGATTTAATCTTTTTAACAATAGTAAAATATTTTTTCCAATCTATAGCACCAATATCTTGAAAATGTTTGTACTGTTTACCTACTCTATTATCATAAGCATATCTTGATTTATGACTTAAGGTAATTGATGGATGATTTACTTTAAGTTTTACTCCATTATAATCAACATGAACTATATCTCTAGATTTGACATATTGACTATTAAAAAAATCTATTGTATATTCTATATGACCATTATCACCTGATGGTGTAACCCATTCTGTAGTATGTTTATACAATTGAATTAATTCTTTTTGGGTAAAATGTTTATCGGTTTTATTTTCACCTTTCATTTTACCTCCACCTGGCATTTCTGTAGTCTCATAATCACCTCTACCTATTACATAATTTAAATTAAAGAAATCTTTAAAAACTAGTAATTCATCTTCAGTTAATGGTTCAGTTAGACTAAAATCTATATCAGGTTTACGATTTTTAAAATCATACTCTACAATACCCATTACATATAGACCTAAACTGCCACCTAAAATTAATTTATCACTTAAATTAGTTAATGGAAGAATAATATCATCATATTTTTGAGGTAAAATATTAACAGTGTTTGGTTTATAACCGTTATGTATTCTACTTAATAGATCTTTAAACATAATTAATTGATTTTAATTTTAGTACCAGGTAATTCGTTGTTTATTTTTGATTTTGAACTATGAACCCATAATATAGGTTTTAAAGGTTTAGTATCAGGTGAAGAACATTCTCCATCTGTTAAATAAATTAAATTATCAAATTCATTTCTATGTTCAACTAAATACTGCATTACAGGTTCAAAACTAGTACCACCTCTACCTTGAACTGATAAGTCTTCTAAATTACCTTTATATTCATAAACTCTTTGAATATCAGCGTCACATTCTACTACTGTTACTTTAGTACCTGTTTTATAAATGTGGTATATTTCATTAAAAAATTCTGCTAATTCACTATTAGAAACTGAACCTGAAGTGTCAATTGCAACTAATGTTGATTTTTTAAGTTTAATTTTTAGAGCAGGATTACCATAAAAACGTTTATTAGGTTTACGTCTTGTTTTCTTAGTAAATATCTTATTTGATGTATTACTAAATCTACGTAAATAAGCTTTCCAATCTAATACAGGTTCTTGTACTTCAAATAAAGAACTAATATAATCCTTCATTTCTGATGGTATTAAGCCTCTATCTTTAGCACGTTTTTCTAATTGATTTGCTATTTCTTTTAATTGGTGATCAACTTGTTTACCTATTAATTTACGTTCTGCCTCACTCATCCCTTCCATTGCTTCCCACAACTCATGAATATCAATTTCCATACCATTCATGAAATCAGCAAAGTCTCCGTCCGGATTATTATCTAACTCGTCTTGAAGTTTATCATAATAATATTTAGTACCTTGTTTAGGGAGTAAATTTAAAGGTTTATAAATACCTTCCTCAAATTCTAATCCATCCCATTTTTCACCTTTATATTCGGCTTGAATATATTGATTAATTTCTAAATCAGCAGCAACATTATATAATTTCTTATTAGGAAATCTATCAAAATGTTGTAAATGAAAAAATGCAATATGAAGTAATTCATGTTTTAGGACACCTAATTTAGTGTTCTCATCTAATGAACTCCAAAAATCAGGATTGATACAAAGTTTAATGTTTATGTTATCTGGTGTAACACAAGCAGTAGGAATAGATGTAGTTAATTCCTTGTTGAGTGAAATTAAAAATAAACCATAAAATGGTTCTTTTAACATTAAACTTTTAGAAAATTTAGTAACTTCGTGATAGATAGACATAACCTTTTTTTTTAATTAATAATATTTAAATATAAGTTTTTAAGATTTAAGAGCCAAACTAATTTCTGATAATATTAATGAATTAGGATCTATAGATAACATTATGTTGATTTTATCTTTAACATAATCCGTAATAATTTCTTTAGATTCTTCATTATTTTGATGAACTTTGTATAAACTTAAACTAAATTTTACCCAGTCTTCTTTAAAATTAATATTTTTAGTATTATAATATTTTATGATACTTTTAAAACTTCTATGGTTATTTATACTTTTACCACTACCCCAATTAAATTTATCTACATGTTTATTTAAAAGAAGTGCAATTTTAAGTGAATCTTTTTCAATGTTAACATTACTTAACATTTCTAATGCCATATTGATATTATCCTGATCTAAACTGTTAAACATGCTGTCTAATGTCTTTAGATAATCTTTATCTAATTCAATTCCATCACTATTAAGTGTTTCTAGAATATCATCATCAAATGCTATTTTAACATTAGGATTTTTAAAAACATATTCTAATAAACTATAGGTATCAATTAAACTTCCTCCCCAAGTTTCTTTACATTTGTAAAATTCTAATGAAGTTTGTTTAGATATAAATTCTTTAAGAGTAAAAGATATAGGATTATTTAAATAAAAATCATTATGTATAAAAAGATGATCTTCATTTGTGAATTTCATACGATCTTTAGGGAGAAGACTATCCTTACGATTATTATAACCAGTTTTATCACTATCCGGAGTTATCTCTTTTAATAATTGATAATTTTCAGTAGTTTGATCAATTTTAAAATAACTTTCTAACGATAATTTTTTAATTTGTTTATATAATTCAGTTATATAACTTTTATTAACAATTATATTATCACATTGTTCAACTCTTGATGTTTTTTTACCATTAGTTGTTTCAAAATATTCTTTTAACTTATGTCTAGGGACATTAGATAATTTTCCTGTATAAGTTTTTCCAGGTAAATTAACATTTTTAGGCTGATTAATTATATTGTCTAAGAAAGTTAAATAATTAGTTCTTTCTTGTTCTGTAAACATAATAATATCAGATGCCCCGTCCCAATAAGTGTAATGCAATTTATTATTTTGAGTTGTTAAAATAATAGAATTTGGATATAACATAACCTTTGTTTTTAATTAATAATACTTAAATATAAGAATAATAAAAGGGGAGGCCAAGCCTCCCCATATTTCTATTTCATTATAAACTCAACTAACGATTTGTCCATCATCATAACTTTAAATTTAGATGGATTATTATTATAAACTGACTTTACCATGTTGTAACAAATGTCAGTTGTAAATACTTTTTCATTAACAATTTTAGATAACCTTTCAGTTACTGTTTTTTCTATTGGATTTTCTTTAGAAAATAAATCTAAGAAATTGATTATTCTAGTTGATAAAGTTGATGCAATATCTGCTCTATATTTATCTTCTTTACCTGTTAATGATTTTAAAGTATTTAATACATACTGTTCATCCTGACTCATTATATTTTCAGGCGAAATCATTTTATCTAATTTATTATTAATAAACATAGTAAATAAACTACTAAATTCTGGTCCTACTGAACCTTCACCTACCATTTGTATAAGTGGTAATGAATCATTAAAATTAGAAATAGAAGATATTGAGTTAAAAAACATAGATATACTTCTACTGTTTATATCTTGTGTAACTAATTCTGGGTGCATTAATAAGAAGTTAATACATCTACCATCAATTTTATTTTCTTCAGCCCATTTAGCCCAACAATCAATATCAAATTTTAATTGTACTGAAATAAAACGTGTTTTTTGTGCGTTATCTATACTATTAACTAAATAATCTCCGTTATCCGGGTTAGCAGTTAATATAATATGCCAATCTTTTGGTAAAGACCAACTAATATATTGTTGTCTATCAATAAGTTCCATCACGGCTTGTATAAACCTAATATCAGCTCTATTCCAGTCATCTAATAATAGAATCCCACCATTTGTTTTGTTAGCTATCCATTCAGGTGGACAATAACTCATTCTATTTTGACCAGTCGAACTATAACCTAGTTTAAGATACTCATCAAATGCATGTTCATCTACCCAAACTGTTTCTTTATCATCTTTTACTTCAAACTGACGAATTGGAAAACCTACTAAATCACCAATTTCTTCAATTTGAGCTAAATTTAACTTAACAAAATTTAAGTTTTGTTCTTTAGCTAATTGAATAATAGCAGATGTTTTACCAATACCTGATTCACCTATTACTTCAGTTGATACAGGTGTTTTACCTTGACTTTGTAAAAATCGATTGTTCTCAATAATGTGAGATAAGAAAGTTTTTAATTCGGTTACATTAACCGATACTAGATTTTGTTTTGACATAACTTTTATTTATAAATTAATAATACTTAAATATACTAAGGATAAGAGAAGAGGCCAAACAAATCGTCTTGAAAGGCTAAATAAGCTTCTTGAACTTTTTTCCAAGCAGGCTGTTGTTTTAAATTAATATAAAAACTGCTTATATCTTTATGACTTTGAGTTGCTTTATTATTTATTATTAAAGTTAAAGACAATTCTTCTATATAATGACAAGTATATAAATCATCAGTATCTGAGTTTAATATAATTTCACAAGCTAAGCCTATATCATTTCCTTCTGTTGAATGTACCATATCAAGTAATTGTTGATACATTTCTTCATCTATTTTGTGAATTTTAGAATACATAACCTTTTTGTTTAAAAATATAAAATAAAAAATGGGAGGCCAAGCCTCCCTTTTATTTAATTAAATTTTAATATGTCCTCTGCGACATAAATTCCTTGTGCACCACTTACTGTTATACCTCTAGCGGAAAGTGCATCACCAACGAAATGTACGTTTGGATACTTGGTCAGGGCTAGGTTGGTATAATCAACAAGTGGCTCAGGAGATAGATATTTTACTTCAGGTATGTACATACCCCAATCGTCTTTTAATGTAGGGAATATTTTTTTCATTCCATCAATGAAATCATCAATGTATCCAAAATACCCTTCAAATACTTCTCTTACTTCATCCATTCCTAATCTATCTATTTGATAGGCTTCTACAAAATCACCTTCTGAAGTGTATGAAGGTACTCTAGATGGTGAGTAATATAATCCTTTATTATCAACTTGTAATATTTTAACTAAATTTCTGCTCCAAGTAAATGGATCTTCGATTCCGTTTACTTCCATTATGATACCGAAATTAGTCATATCGTTTCTATACTTTTCATCTTTCTTAGCATGACCATTGTATGAGTAGTTTCCGTATGTTTCTTCTACCGCAACATAAGCAGCATTGTTATTAGTGCAGAATGAACGTAATGATACTCCTTTATCATCGAATTTTCTATATAACTTAAAGTCATATGATACATCAATTAGTTTTTGGAAATGTTTTTGTGGTGCTTCAAAACGAACACCAATTTGTACTGATTTAGGTTCAGTTGGTAAGTCGTATTGTTCGGCTAAAGATTTACCAAAGTCAATACCTGATTTTCCAACACCAAATATGAGTTCATCATAGGACAATCTTACTTCTTGTTGATATTTATCTTTAGCTCTAATAAACTTAGTATCAAAATCAATAGAATATACTTTAGTTTCCCATTCAAAATGAACTCCATTATCAACTAAATATTGATACCAGTTTTTATTAATTTTATGCAAGTAATCAGTTCCTATATGATAAACACCAAATAAACGTAAACCAAAGTAGGGTTTAATAAAGTCAGGTTCTTCTGTAGGATTTGAATACATTATTTTAGAAGGATCAGGGTGAAATCTTCTCCACATATCGATAGATTGATCCATTAATTCATATGCTTTATCTTTACCACAATATTTTGAAAGCTGACCACCAATCATATGATGGTATGTAAGTTTCCCATCTGAAAATCCTCCAGCTCCTGCGAACCCTTCCATAACTTCATTAGGCTTTCTATTATAAGGGTCTTTACCCATATCAATAATAGTAATCAAATTGCCAGGATATCCATTGTCAATTAGTTTAGTAGCAGCACTAATTCCTGATACTCCACTACCTACAATAACAATTTTTTTAGTTTGTTTCATTTTTATATTCCCATTTAAATTTATATTTTAAATATAAGAAGGCTCCTTTACGGAGCCAAACTTATTAATTAGTTTATTTTTTATATAACATTATATTCTACTCCTCCTGTTTTTAAATTAACAATACCCGGAATATTAATCATTTTGTAATCTTTTGCTTGAATATCATAGACAGGTATTAGTCCCTTAGTATTAGGATCATATGGTAATACTCCTCCTCTTAGATAAGCTTTAACACCTAAACGAGCATTCATTACTCTTTTCTCACCATTAGATTTTTTAATAAAAGTAACAGTAAAAATTTGCCCTTTAGTATCTCTTATCTTTTGGGCAGCTTCTAATTTAGAAATATTTTGAAGTGGTTGTTCTTCAGGAATTTCAGATTCAGGTGTTTCTGGTTCAGGTGCTAGTTCAGCTTCTGGTTCAGGTTCTACTCTATCCCCAATATTAAGTTCAGGTTCCTGTTCTTTAAAGATTTGTTTTAATTCCTCTCTAATAATCTCTTTTAATTCTGATTTTTTCATTAGCCTAGTTCTTCAAAGTCATCGTTTTTATCTAAATAGAATTTGTCTTCTTTACCTTTACCATTTGATAATGTTAACTCAATATCACTACCATAAGGTTTTTTATCGATAACTGTGACCATTTCTCCCTTTTTAAATATACCAATGTCTCCTCTTAAGGCCAAATCATCTCCAATTTTGATTTGAACTTCTTTTATTTCCTTTAAATATTCGTTTAATTTCATGGTAGTATTTACGAATAAATATTATTTTTTAATTTCTCTTTCTAATTGTTTAGTAACTATACCTTCATAAGTTCTATTAGCAACAGTATGATACTTATGGCAATCATTACATTGTACTTGAATACGTGGTGTTCCAGCAGCAGAATAACGAGTTTTAGAATATCTTAGATCTTCTGAACCGCATTCAGGGCAAGATGATTTTTCTCCTGTTGATAATACACCAAAGTGAGATTTATGAGGAACATAATTTTTAAGATGATGAAATACCTTTTCTAATATAATAACATCATTTTTACAGTATTCAACCATGGTTTTCATAGCAGTTTGACTGTTATTTAGTACTATATCTTTCCATAAATCAAATCCTCCAGTTTCAGATTTTTCACCTACACCTAAATATTGGGAAATGTAATTTAAAGTATTACTATTAAATCTAAATTTAGAACGTGATTGTTTTAAAGTATCAAGTGTAGTATAATTAGGAAAACATGGGATTCTATGGAATAAACAACGTGTTCTAATCCAAGGTAAATCAAATCTATCCCCATTATGACCTACTAATTCATTAGCTTCATTAGCCACAGTGATAAATTTTTCTAACATAGATTTATCATCTTGGTCTTTATCCCAATTTAAAGAGTATACTTTATCTTCATCCTCCCATTTGTAACAAATACAAATAATAGCTCTTTCTTTAATAATATTGCTGTATGGTACATTTAATTTATACCCAGACTGCCAGAAAAATCCGATATTGGGACTAGTTTCGATGTCAAAAAATAATCTTTTTTTATTTAATTTGTTCATAACATGTTCGTTAAATTAGTGAAATATAATAAGGCTCCTTTAGGGAGCCAAATTTATTTACATTTTTATTCTAAATTTTTTAAATGATTCTTTTAATGTTGGAGGTGTTTCCTCTTCAGGTGGCGTTTCTACTGGTGCTTCTTCTTGAGTATTATTTTGTAAATCAGCTTGATTATTAACTTCTTCAGTTGGGCCTTCACTTCCTGGAGGCATACCTAATTCTAATAGTTGGGCTATTGAAGTAATGGCAAATTCCTCTTCTGATAAATTCATTAGATTATATTTTTTGCCTGCTATTTTAGCTACATAAGCTTGAGGACTGTATATTAAATGAAATTCTTGGTTATTGTGAAGTAATATTCTGAATGTAGTTGGTTTAGGTGCTATAATGAATATTCCTGTTACATAATCTCTAAAAGAAGGAGTTAATAAATCTATCATAGTAGTATCTAATGATGGATATTTTTGTAATATAAATTCTAATGGATTACCTTCAAATGTAAGAGGTTCAGAAGATTTAAAATCTTCAATTTCCTCTTTAATAATTCTTTTAACCAATTCTAGTTTTTCACTAATTATTTGAATATCATCATTACCAATTTTAACTATATCTCTAATAGGAAAAGTTTTAGTTTCACCTGTTTTTTCATTTTTTACTCTAATAGACTTATTACTAGAAGTTACAAATATGCTAGAATAAACTTTCACATCTCCTTTAAATTTAACACTAGTATGAGGGTTTCTTACTTTATCAGGTAAATCTTTTAATTTATATTGTTTGGTTTTCATTTAATTTTCTATTATGCTAATTAGTAAGTTAGAAGAACCCTTTATTATTCTATGATAGGTTTCTTTAGGTATAAATATTATATCTCCTATTTGAAGAGTTAAAGGTAATTCATTATCTTTTTGGAATTGCCATCCTTCACCTTCTAATATAGTAACATAACGATCTTTTTCATCTTTATGCCAGACTAATTCATGGTTGTCTATATCAATTTTAAATTCACGTAAACGTGAATTAGGGGTATTTATAACTTCTTGATAAGGCTTCATTTATACTTCAGAAGTATAAGTAGTACCCTCTTGTTTAAATCCTATTACACCCGGTACTTTTTTAATATTACCTGCTATAATTTGAATTGTTTCTTCTCCGTTAAATTTATTTTGTTTAACATATGGGTAAGGGTCTATTTTCATTTCTAGTCTACTTCTAAAATATCTTGAAGTAGCATCTTGTTCCATTTCTATATTTCGTACTACTGTAATACCAGGTAAAGCACGAATATCAGATAACATATCTTTTTGATTTCTAGTAGTATCATCTACAATAAGGGTTCCATTAAGATGGAATATTTTATCAAGTGCTGCTTCGTTAAGTAAATTATTTAATTTTATCATAATTATTTTGTTTTATCTACCCACCAAATACAAACATATTCTGTTGGTTCAGTAGGAATTTTACCATTACCATTCCAATCAATATAATATTGACCTTCACATAACTGTTTTTCTTTATCCCATTTAGCACAGTTAGCACACATTGCACCTCCTTGAGGAACAGATTTTGCTGGTTGGAATTCTTTAGGGAAATTAAGTTGAGAGGTTTCTTCTTCTTTAATAGGTACACAATTATTTACTCGTTTACCTGTTTTATCAGATATTTTAGTTTTAGGATTACCTTTTTTATATCCATCCCAACATTCGTTTTCTTGTAATATATCTTTTAATTTTATCATCTTACCAATATCCGCTAAAATTTGATCCCCCACCTAATGATTTCCAATACTTTCCAATATTACAAGACCAATATCCAGGAGTTGTTCTATCTTTTTTTCTATCACAATTTTGACGTGCAGCAAAAGCTCTTCTAGCTTTAGGATCTCTAATTTTAACTGCTAAGTTTTGACCACCACCAGCTGCTCCAAATTGTACTTTTTTTACTTTATCTCCATCTTTAACATAAACAAAGAATTTTTTAGAACCACCACGTTTTGGTTTCCCAAGAGATACTTCTTTACCTTGATATTCAGCTTCATTTAAAGAGGGATTTAAAGCTTTTAATACATCTTTATATAATCTTTCATTTTCAGAAGCCCAGTTAGGAAATACTTCTTTATACTTTTCATAAAAAGCTTTAAATTTTTGAAGTTTAATAGGATCTAAATTAGTTTCATCTTGATATTTTAAAATTTCATTTTGATCTATTGCAAATTCTATTTTTTTCTTGTTAGAATTAGCTAATTTATTAAAAATATTTTTATATATAGGTTCATTACTCATCATAGAACCTGCGAATTTAATATAATCTACAAGACCCATTCTTTCCTTTCTTAAATCCTTCATCATAACCTCATGCTCTTCTTTATTTAAAGCATTGGTATCAGGTGAAAAAGAATGAGGAATGTAATTATATAAAGTAAAACCATGATATTCAGCTTCATCTAACGATTTACCCGCAATACTTTCATAGTTCGCCATAGTCAATGTATCACCAGAGGTACTTAAAGCAAGCGCTTTTTCTGTTACATCATGTAAATCCATATCAGTTTTAGCATCTTCTCTAGCATATTCTAACATACGGATAAATAAGGGAACATCCATAGTGATTTTATCAGTTGGATTAGTACCCTCTTCAACCATTGGTACATCTAAAGCCACAAATTGACCTTCAAATAGACCATAATTTCCAATATCTGTATTCTCAATTAACCATCTATCCTCAGGATTTAAGTATAATTTTTCTTCATTATAAAGTTTTCTTACTTCTTTAAATAAAGATAATTGAGCTTCAGTACCATATCTAAAAGCATTCTCATGTAATGGGATTTCTTTATCTAAATGGTATTGAAGATTTTTAGAGACTTTATCTTCGGTTAATAAAATATTCTCTTGAAGAGATGATACATTACTTTCTTGAAAGATATGTTCTATAGTTTCTCTAATTATATTTCTTAAATCTGATTTATCCATTTTATTTATATTTGGCTAAGATTTGTTCGTTTTTCTTGATAACGTTTTGTCTTTTAACTTGGTTACCATGGTTAGGTTTTTGTTTACCTGGTTTTCTTGATTTAGACATGTTTGTTAATTAAACATATTCATAAAATTCTTAGCAGCTTGTTCAGATTTGAATCCTTTCTTAGTAAGATTTTCTCTTTTTTTAGTATCATGGTTAATTGCAGAATACTTTAAAGTCCAAGTGCCATCTTTTTCTTGAGAAACACCTTCTTCTTTAGTATCTTCTTGAGATTCTCTGCTTTTAACTTCTTCTAAATTATCAGCATATTTATTTAATTTGTCTTTAGCATAATCAGCTGCTTGACCTAATTTTCCTTTTACTTTATCTTTTAAAGCCATATAAACAGCTTTTAAAGCTTGATCTTGTTCAATATCATCTTCTTTATCTAAAGCAGCTTGGAAAGCATCTAGAATATCATCCATTGAAGTTTCTCCTTCACCTTCTTTTAAATGTTTAGTAGCAATTGCAAAAGCCTCTCCTTTATCCATTTTAGGATTTTTCTTTTTAATAACTTCTGCTTCTTTATTTCTTTTTTTAAGTTGAGCAGGAGTTAATTTTTTTTCTAAAAGAACTTCCTTAATCATAGAAGTTAATTGGGATTTTAATTGGTCTTTCATTGTATTTTTATTTTCGTAGAGGTTGTTGTATTTTTCTTGAAATTTAATTGAAGCGTTAATTAAAGCTTTTTTATCAGATGTTGATATATCACTTACTGTGACTTTACCGTTTTCAACTTTAGTTTTAAATTTAAATTCATCTGGTATTAATTTTCTGAATTTAGCTGCTAGTTTTTCATCAGGTTCACCTTCATCATCTATAAATGTTTTAACAAAATTTATTTGATCAGGTCTATCAGGTGAAGTAACACTAGTTGCTTTTTCTTTAGGTTGTTCTGTTGATTCTTGTTCAGAAAAAACATATTCAAGTCCTGCATTATCCATTATAAGTTTTAATACTTTTTTAAGATAATCTTTGGATTTGAATGGATTCCAATTTTGAGGAAATGTTAATTCATCTTCATCAGCAGTATAATGAATACCTTTAGACATCACACCACTGTATTTTTTAAGATTTTCAGGTGTTTTAGTTAAAAAGAAATTAGCACCATACTTACCGTAAAAATTCATAGGCAATTTATCTCCAGGAAGTGATACTAAAAAATCAATAAAGTCGCCTTTATTTTCTTCAGACCAAGTTTGGAATTGAGGTTGTAGTTGAGTTTCAACTGAAGTGAAATCTTGCGATGCTCTAGATTTAATATCTAATACTTTGGCACGTTTTTCAGCTTCTGAAAATTTATTCCAAGTTTCTTTGGCTATTCTACCTTTAGTGGCTGGAGTGTTAGGCCCGAATACTTTTTCAATAGTTTTAGGATCTCTTAAATTTTGAGCATACACTCCATAATTTTTAACATTAGATAAGGCTGCGATAGCCTTATTAACATCTTCAGGGATCAATACTACATCATACTCAGCGTATTTTTTAGTTTGATCATCTTCACCATCTTCAAGTTCCTCTTTAATAAAGGTATAAAGATGTTTAGATAAGATTTCAGTATATTTACTATTCGTCATCTTTAGTTTCTTTCTTTTCTTTTTTAGGAGAATTAGATTCTAATGCTGTTTTTAATTTATCTAATAAAGCTTCAAATTTTTCTAATCTAGCGGTATAAGAACTTAATTCACTTCTTGTATCAGGATTATCAATTAGTTTTTGCATATCAGTTTTTAAAGTAGCAATTTGAGTTTCTAAATCACTTACTTTAGTTTGACCTTTTTTAACATTTTCTTTTAAATCAGCATCTCTTTGTTTAAGAGCTTTTTTACCAGCAGCTAAAGCTTGATTAGAATTTAAATAAGCACCTGTATATTCAGTACCACCAATCATATTGCCCCCTAAAAGTTCTTCTAGAGTTACTGTTTCAACAATGCCTCCTTCACTCATATCTTTAGTAGCTTTTTTAACTAAATAAATGTTGCCATCTTTAGTTACTTTATCTTCAAATGGAATTTTTTCTTCAGTAATTGGAGTCTCATCAATTAATTCTTCTTCTAAATAATCAGTTGTATTTAATTCTGATAAATAATCAGTTATGCTTTCTTTAATTATATTCTTTAAGAATGATTTTTTCATGGGTTAGGTTTTGGTATAAATATTTATATCTCTGTTTCTCTTAGTCGTTTTATATTTGCTTTAACTGTTTTTATATATTCAGGATCAATGCTACCACCATCCCATTTTTCTATGTCACCCGCCTCAGTAACATATGTTTCTTTTTTACTATTGAAATATTCATTAAATATCTGTTCAGTATCATCTAAAGAAGTGTTTTTATTACTATTTAACATTTCTTTAACATAGGCGTCATATTTACCCTCTATTCTAAGTTTTGTTTCCATTTCAATAACACAATCAAAACATTTAGAATGTATAGAATACATTTTTCTATTTAATGGTTGGTCTTTCATTGGTTTAGAACAACATGGGCAAGTAAGTGGAAATTCAACCATTGCCTTTAGGGCATCATGTTTGGTGACAGTTTGTTTGATATTATTGTAAATAGTCCAAGTTTTACCGTTTTCTTCCCATATATCACCTTCAATATGAGTAATTTGATTTTTACTATAGCCTGCTTGAATTCTTGTTCCTTCACCAGTTTTTTTACTAATGATATTACGCATACGTTGTATGTCACGCTCTGAGAATTCTTTATTTAATTGTGTTGACATAACTTATAATCCTAGTTGTTTTAATTCGTTTATTGCTTGTTCTGTATTTTTGTATAGGATTCCTATACCATTTTTGGCTTTCCAACTCATAATAGTATCTTCTCGATCATCTATAAGAATCTCATTCGGGCCAGCTAAATCAGCTTTCTGTTTGGCTTGTTTAAAAATAATTGGAGTTCCTGGTATATGATCTTCAACCCAAGCTGTTTTACCTTCAGTGCTTGAATTATGATATGAAGGTGCTGTAAGTAGAGTAGGTTTATATTGTTTTATATAATCCCATAAGACCCTACCTTCAGGCATCCAAGACATCCCTCTCCAAAATCTCATTCCTACTTGATGGTCAATTACATCCCAAAACATATTAAGTGATTTTTTTTCACCATACTTTTTAGTCATTTCTACTCTATATTGATCTGGGGATAGACCAGTGAAATGTTCAAATCGAGATTCAAAATCACAAAGTACACCATCCATATCACAATAGATAGTGTAAGTTTTAGATAATTCTTCTTTAAATAACTCTTTCATTGATATCATTTTCCTTCTCTTGTATTAATTTTATTAAATCTTCAAAAGTATTTATAAATTCTACTTCAGTATCTTTAATTTCTATATTAAATTCTTTTTCTACTGCTATTAATATTCTTAAAAAATAAACTGCGTCTATATGCATCGTTATTCAAATATTTCAGGATTTTCTCTCCCAAATTCTCTCATTATTACTCCTGCCATCGCATTAGCTTCATTTTCAATATTTGAACCGTCTTCCCCATTTAATTCTTTTCCATTTAGATTTTGCATATGATGTACTAATTCATGAGCTAATGTTCTTAAAATATCAGCCATATTTCTATTATGTACTACTACTTTTATTGATTGTTCTGAAGGGATGTAACCTCCAAAACTATGGTATTCTTGTGAGTATGAAGGTGAATTTATAATAGAAATTTTAGGTTTATTTATATTTAATCTATCACAGGTGTAATTAACAAATTTACCCATTAATGGAGCTTTTTGAGGAGTAAATCCTTCATGCAGTATTGGTCCACCTCTATATTCAAATGAACCCTCTTCATCCATTTCTTCTCTATAAGGTTCTATAGTAGGTAATATATTAGTTTTGTAATCTTCTAAAGTAGTTTCTTTTTCTTTATAATAAAACTTAATTAATGAAGGATTATAATTAGATAACTTTTCAGCTTCTTTTAAATATTCTTCATTATCCTCTATCATATCTAATATTATATGAATTTCCTTAATATAATTTTTAGCATTAGGAATTTCTTTTTTAAGGCCTAATATAATTCTTTCTTCAGATTCATCTGAACCTTGATCTTTAGGCTCATCTTCATAATATTTAAAGGGAACAAATCTATATTTATCAGATAATTTATCACCATCTAAAACAATACGAGCTGTCATTCCTCCTATACCAAAAGAAGGTTGTTTATAGAGAAATTTATTACGAGTAGTAGAAAGAAAGTATAAATGTGTTATACCTTTTTCTTTAAAGAATTTTTCATCTTTTTTAAAAAATTGAAAATCTCTTTCATAATTCCATGTTCCTATCTCTGAACCTTTAAAAGCGTTCTCTCCAAGTATAGATTTTATAGAAGTTATTTTAGTAAAATGGTATATTACACCTAATTGTTTTCTTTCAGAAATAAACATATTATATAGTTATATGATTAATATAAATATTTACACTTCTCTTTTAATTACAGTTTTTAACTCTTCAATACTAGGTTTAGGATTAGGATTTTCTAAATCAAATAATTTTTTAACACATCTAAAGATTTCTAAATCTTCATCTTGTGTTCTATCAGATTCAACTATTTCCCAACCTTTACCCTGCATCTTTTTACCTGATTTATCTATACCACGTTTAGATGATTTTAACCATAATACTCCTCTTCTATTTACTTTTTTCTCAAAACATTCTTCATAACATTTACTATAAATAGCAGTTTGTAAGTCATAAGTAGTTTGTAAATGATTTGATGTTTTTAAATCTATAACCCATAATTTATCTTCTATTTCAACTATTAAATCACAAGTTCCAGCTACTCTAAGTTCATCTGAAAATAAATGTACTTCAGTTTCAATTAATTTAGGTTTATAGGTTTCCCAAAATTCAACAAATTTAGTAAACATTTTCCATACTTCAGGTATATATTTGGGTCTGTTATATTGATCTAAAAAAGTACATTCTTTACCATTTAAATAATCTTCACATAATTGGTGAGTTTGAGTACCTTCTTCAGCTGCCTTTTTAACAATATATTCTGATGAGTATCCTACCTTTTTTAACCAGTCTTCAAAATGTTTACCCTTTGGATATGAGGATAAAACATGTGTAATTGAAGGGTAGTACTCACCATTTCTTTGATAAAATCTAGAATCTGGTAAAGTAATTTGTTGGTGGTCATCTGATATTTTTAATATTCTTTCGTAACTCATAGTTTAAATAGATAATTTAAGTGAAAATAAATCAGAGAAAGTAAATTCTTGTGATTGCTGTATTAGATGAGTAAAATGTTCAAAACCCATATCACTTGGATCTTTACTATCTAATTTAATTACATGTAATGTTTTTCCTGATTGGAGAATATCTCCGGCAATTTTAAGTGTGCTTTTTAAAGCATCACTATCTAAGGCTAAATAAATATTTTTAATATCATTATTTAATAACCTTTTTGTTAATTTTTTAGATAAAGTTTTCCCATATAAAGGAATAGCATTACGTTTAATAGCTATAGCATCAAACGCCCCTTCACATAGAATCACAGGCAAATTCCAATTAATAAGATTTTCAAACCCAATTATGTTATTTTTATCAGCTGATGGAGCATCATATTTTTTAAATGGGTCCTCTTCAAATGAACGTGCTATAAAATAATCTAATTTATTTTCTGAATTATAGTTAGGGATGATTATTTTATTTGAGTATGGGCCATATTCACAATATCCTATTTGATATTTTAATATATCTATTGATTTTATATTACGTTTTTTAAGATAAGCTATAGCTTGCCTTGCTGTTAAATTAGATTTAGATATATTATATAGGGGTAAGTATTCCTTAGGCAGCTCAATATTATTGTTAAGCTCAATTCTATCTGTTTTATAGGTTGTACCTAATATAGAGTTTAATTCAGTATATCTACTTCCTTCTACTTTTAGACCTTTAAATAAAGTTGAGATTGTTTTCCCTTTAGCATCACAAGCCCAACAATGCCAAGGATTTTCATTCTTAGTTGTTGGAACCAAATTAATTTCTAATTTTGGTTTTCTGTGTTTACAAAATGGACAGTGGAAAGCATAGTTACCTCTTGAGGTTACATTACCTTTCCCTATTACTGATTGTAATAGACCTAATAATATTCCGTTTACCATAACCTTTGTGTTGTTTTATACTTCTCTTACGTCAAATATAGGTTCGAATTTTTCTAAAATCAAACGTTTTTGTTGGGAGAAAAACAATTTTGCTTCCTCTAGGGATCTAAACCTCATTTGGTTGATAGGCTCAGTAGAGTTTTTGTGATATAGACCGTATAATTTCATATGTTTTTGGTTTAATGTAATGAGGCTCCCTACAGGAGCCAAATATTTATGTAAAGTCTTTTTTAAAGAAACGTCCAGAGATATTATCATTAAAGTAGGTATCACCTTTTTCTAGTACTTCATTAATATAAAGGTATTTGTCTTCATAATAAGTTAGTAGTTTTTTTGAAGGTACAAACATAAGAATTTCTCTTGTAAATTCATCTTGTTTACCTTCTTTTAACATTTGTTTAATTGTTGGATTTGACCCGTAATAGGTTTTCCAATCAGATTCTTTAGTAACTGTTTTTTTCTTAGAAGCTCTTTTATCAGTAATTAAAGCTAGTTCTTTTTTACCTAAAGCTTTCTTTTGAACAGATATTAACTGCTTTTTACCTAAGTATTTTCTACCTGTTGGAAGATGTGTTACTTCATAGATAAAGCCAAACGTAGGGTTTGGCATATCTGTTAACTCTTTCATTTCTTCATTTTTATATAACCACATATTTTTTTATTTTATAAATCGTATTTTACTACAAAAGTAGTATCTGTTACTGAGGATAAGGGGACGGGTTGTGCTAATTTGGCTACGGCTAATAATTCACTATTATTATTATAAAGCCCTATTGTTGTTACATATGGAGCAAAATTTGAAGATGTAGCAAATGGCCTTAATGAACCTGAATTATCAGTTGTCAATGTAGGGTTATGAGAAAGATTAAATTCATTCTCATTTATTTTGCAACGTATTTCGTTTTCATAAATGATATGTTCATTTTTGAATCCTAAAACTGCATTTATGTCTTGTGTTATAGTACTCATAATTGATTATTTCCTCCAGCTGCACATTTATATAAAATTACGTTTCCATCAGGTTCTAATTGACCTTCTAATATGTTTAGAAAAGTTATAGTTATAGTTACACAGTTAGAAGCAGCATTTATAGGAGGGTTAGCGGTAATATCTATTTGTAATATTATTTCACCTGATGAAGGAATTATTAATTCCCCAGATTTAGGTATAGTAAAAGATAAATATATATATTCTTCTGGTTTGGAAAGGTCTACCATAGATATAGTTCCCCCATGTGTTCCATTATCTAAATTGGAGGTTGAATAAGTTATTTTGGTTCCAGGTGCTCCTTTTATAGTATAAACTCTCCATCCTTCCTCTAATTCTGGAGGAGAAAGGCTATCTAAAGTCATAGTTGTTGGTATTGGTGCAGGTGCATCGCATATAGGTGGAGAAATTACATTACTATAAGATGAGGTAGCACCATTGCTACAATAATTACGTGCTCTAAAATATAAAGTTGTATAAGCTGTAGGTAAATATAGTAAATCACTTACATCAATAGGTAATAATGAAGGAGATGAATTATTATATATTACTGAACTAGTATTTGAGGTAAAAGTGTTAGAAGTACTATATTCCATAACAGTATAATTAGCTGTTGAAGAACCTGAATTATATAATATCCTATATTGGTAATCGTAAGGATCACATATTAGGGTAAAAGCATCAGTTAAAGTAGGAGGAGTACATCCATTAGGGGGACAAGCAACTAAATCTTGGTAATGTCTTTGAAATATTGTAGTACAAGGAGATAAAATATCTACTGAACCTGATATAAAATTTTGATTGAAATTTATAGAAGGTCCAAAAGCTATTCCTCCACTTATATAACTAGAAGATACTACTGAGCCTAAAAAGGGCCCTGAGGTGAATACTTGTTGTATTCCTGAACTTGTTATGAATCCTGTATTAGCCATAAATTAAATTGGTTCTTGTTCACATTGTGAACCACTGTAAATATAAGTTCTACTATAAATATCAATACTTTGAGAAGGAGAAGTACAAGAACCACTATCAATTATAAATAATGAGTATGAACCTGAATTTAATCCATCTAAAGTTACAGTTGTTGTATCAGATGAGTATACAGCTAATGTATTTAAATTTCTAGCAAAATAAGTATAAGGTGGAAGTCCTCCTGCAGCATTAAGTATTACAGCATTAGAACAAGAATTTATGTAAGAAGCTGTTGATGTAAATGTTATTTGTGTTGGACTTGTTAAAGTAATAACATTTGAGTAAGATTGACATTCATATGGGTCAATATTTACTAAACTTAAATTATAACTACCTGTATGTAAATTAGAGGCAGTAATAGTATTATTTGTAAATGAACTTAATGGAACATTAGAATAAATAGCACTTGATGTTGGGTCTAATAAAGTAACATATAAATTATCTACCACATTTGTAAAGGTTACAGATATAGTTCCATTTGAACCTCCATAACAACCTATATTGGATTGTACCACACTTGCAGTTAATTGAGTATATGGAGTTAAAATAACAGTTGAACTTGTAATACAATTATTAATATCTCTTACTAAGATGTTATATGAACCTGTACCTAAAGATGTATAAGTATTTGGAATGCTATTCCATCCAGTATTATTAATATTTACTGATGTTCCTGTTTGGTTGGATGGTGCTTCTATTATTATTATACCATCAGTACTAGTAGTAGAACATGGGTTTTTCCCAATAGTAGTAGTATAAGTTACAGGAGGAGAAAAAGATGAGAATGATTGAGTTACAACATTTCCTAGATAATCTTTAACATATATAATATTATTACTAGATGGTAATACACTACCACTAATTGTTACATTAAATAAGCTATTTGAACCTGTATAACTAACCCCATTATCTAAAGAGTAACTATAGTAAGGTACTCCATAATTAATAGAAAAAGTCACAGGTAAATTAGAAGTAGTTCCCCCACAGTTTGAAGAACTTATAATATTAGTAATTTGTAAGGGTTCAGAAGTAATTGTTAAATTAATTGAACTAGTATTACTAATCAAACCAGATGAATTAGAAATTGTATATCCTATTTTATATGTTCCTGGTATTACACTAGATTGATTTGGGGTTATATTTATAAATCCATTATTATAGGTAAAATCCGGAAAAGAGTACCCTGATGTAGAGGATGAATTAAAAGTATTAAAAACTATATTTCCACAATCCGCATAATCATTAGCTATAATATCAAATGTTTGGGGTGTATCTAAATTAAAATATGAAAAATAATCATTAGTAGTTGTTGGAGGTGCACCAAAAACACATAAATACTTCCCATTAGTTATTACTATTAATCCATGTGAATAAAATACATTTCCTACATACTCTAATTGGGGAGGATTAGAATTTATTAATTCTAAATAAGCATCAGGGTTATAAATAGTTGAACTATATATTACATAATTTGCTTCAGTTTGATAATTATATAAATTACCTTCACCATCATCTCTTAGATAATATCCTGAGCCTGAAATATGAACAGTGTTTGGGGTTAAACCTGATCCCATTATTTTTCTATCAACAGATATTACTGCAATTTTTCCTATTTTACTAGGATCAAAGGTAGTTTCATCATATAAACTTGAAGATACATCATATAATACTTCATCATAGGCTGAGAAATTATTGGGATTTGAAATACTACCTGTAATTGTAGATAAATTTCTAAATGTTGATATTCCAGAGCCTGAAGCTAGTGTAGATTGTTCGTAGTTAAAATATGAAGATGAATTAAAAAATTTACCTGTAAGCGAACCAGAGGTATAATTTTCATAATATAAATGCTTAATGGATTCAAAGATTAACCTTCTTGATTCTTGATTAGATGTTTTTATATCATTTATAGGATCATAAAGAGAGGTTCTATTTACAGGTATATTTTCACCTATAAAGATATTTATACCATTTTGAGATAATGTAGCATTGGTAACCTCCCATGGCTTATTAGCAATATAGGAGGTTAATGTTATATCATTTGAATTTAATGTTTTGTATGAAAAACTCATATTATAGTTCTCAATTTATCAATGATTACCATTGGATTTTCTTTAATATCTTTTTCCCAAAATCTTAATAGAGTAAACCCTTTATCTTGAGCTAATTGACCCTTATAAATATCATTAATTTTAGTTTCTTCTACTAATTTGAAGTGATTTTTAGTACCAGGATTACCATGCCAATAATCACCATCAATTTCTAATAATATAGGTTTATGTTTTATTTTAAAATCATAAGATTTACAATTACCCTTATCATCTTTTAAATAAAATTGAAAAGTAAAATCAATATTATTTTCTACTAAGGTATTCCAAACTAATTGTTCTAAATTATTTATCTTTTTATGTTTTAAAATTTTTTGAATAGTTTTAATACTATGAGGATGAGATTCAGTCCATGGTCTATTACCTTCAGAATAAAATTTTAAAAATCTTTTACTAACTACTTCTTTTTGATGTAAACTTTGTTTTTTACCTAACATAGGTTGTTTTCCTTTATTTCTACTAACCCCTTTAGAACTAATACTTATTTTATTTCCTGTCTCTTTAGAGATTATTTTACCTAAATGAGATTGACTTATCTTTTTAATATGCTCTTTAGTCATAAAACCTTCAGGTTTTTTAACTCCCTTAAGTCCATGTTCTAATTGCTTTCTACATTCTTTAGAACAAGTTTTATATTTATAAACTATTTTTTCTTTACAATATTCACAAGGTTTATGTAAAGGTAAAGTATTCCAATATAATTTTAAATAATCTTCTAATAGGATATCTTTGTGGTTAGAAGAAATATGTCTTTTGATTCTACCAAAAGACATTTCTTGTTTACATATTTGACATATTACATTTTCTATATTCATAGTTTAATTTTACTAAGTATTCGTTAATAAATATTAAACTAGAGAAGAAAATCAAAAATCGAGCTTAACCCTTATCAAGGCTTCTTTAGTAAAATCCTTTACTAGAGGTTTTGATAATTTAGCTACACCTAATAATTCATTATTATCGTTATATAAACCAACGGTTGTAACATATGTTTGGGGATTATTAATTAATGATGGGTAATAAAACTCTCCACTACCACTTATCATAGAAGGATTTGTAGTATAATTAAAATCACTATTTTTAATTCTTACAAAGATATAATCAGATGTTATTGTTTCTTCACTATTTAATGAGAAATTTTTACCTCTATTAATAGCATTAAATAAAGCATTATTAGTATCATATAAAGCATTATTGTTATTAGAAGTAAATGGGGCTAAATTAATTCCTCCTAAACTAGCAGATAAACTTAAGGCCTTAGAGTTTAGGATTATTAAACCTACATCAGGTAAAAATTTACCATATGAACCTGATACTGTATATCCCGCAGCACTACTACTTACAGGAATAGATGTGGTAGCTGAACCGTTTGAACCACTTACTATATCAAATACTCTACCAGCATCACAATAGGTTAATGTAGTTGTATTAACACTATTATCAGTTAATTGAATTTTACCTTCTACTGAACCTGATAAAGTTAAATTAAATGTTCCTGGGAATAGTTTTTCTTTATAATTAGCTCTATTAATATTAATTACATAAAAATCAGGAGCATTAGTATTACCTGTACCAAAACTGATATTAGTATTTTCGTCCCCATTAATCAAGGTTCTAAATTGACCATAAGTAATTCTTGTAGGAGATAAACCAGGTACTAAAGCATTTATAGGAGCAGAACCTGAACCATATAATTGACCATAAGATATAGAAAATTGAGGAAGGGCTGAAGCATTAATTAATGGAGATTCACTATATACTGGTAAATAAGCATTATTAGTAATATCAGATGGGGTTTTTTGAAAAAATGAAGATAGTGAGGTGTAATTATTACTCCATAAAGTTGAAGTAATAGAATCAGAACTCACTACAAAATCTTCAGCATTTAATGTTATAAAGCTCATATTATGTTTTTATTAGCTAGTTACTTTTGTTATTGTTACTGGAATTGTTATTCTAGCTCCTGAATCTCTACCTGTAATAGTTAAAATAGTAGATAAAGAATTTCTAGTTCCAAATAAAGTATTAACAGTTGTAGCTGTTAAGTTTATTGTTGTTCCAACTACAGTTTTAGAAACATTAGTTCCAATTGTAGTAGATGAATTTAAAGCTTGAGCTTCTGTTGTATTAACACCCACAGCATTAAAAGTAGATAAAACTCTAGAATCACCAATAGTAGCTGTATATCCTGAAGATTCGAATGCTGTTGATGCTCCTAGATAATTTAGGGTTTGAGGAGTAATAGCGAGTGAAGCTCCTTGACGTAAGGTAATTTGAGTATAACCAACATCCAACACAGGTAATTTAGCAGTACCTCTTGGTAAAGTTAAAAGTTTATACTTCATTATTTGAGTTTCATCAGGAAATGCCTCTAATATAGGCATAGCTTCAATGGCTTCACCATAATAAGCTGACCCAGATGGGTGGTAAGGGTTATATAAAGTATAATCAATCTCATCATCAGACAATGAAAATTGAGTAATACGGAATGAACCGTCATTTTTTGCTAACAATTCTCTTCCTTTTTTAGTAAGAATTGCGTCTACTGTAACTGAAGTGTTATTTAAATAGCCCATATTATGTTTTGTGATTACTAGTTATAAATATGTATGTTTTTTATTTTTTTAAATTAAATTTTGAGATTTTAAATTTTTAATTATATTACCTGCTTCGTCTTTTAAAGTTTTAGATATATCTTCTGTAAACAATATTCCGGCTGATGTTTGACCTTCTCTTTTATTTGCTATTATAACAACATTAGTTTCATCTGGTATTTTAGATAATATGATAAAATTCATAATATGAGCATTTGATCCTGAAGTGTTGCATGCTTGGTTAGGGATACTACCATCAATGCTAGATTTATCTTCAAGTACTTCAAATACTAATCTATTTTCATATGAACCCGTTCCATTAGATCCGGAACCTATAATTTGACCTTGTGGAGGAATGATATTAATAATTTCTCTCTCAAAAGTAGTGGAAAATGGAAATTTTAAACTATCATGATTATAAAATCTAATTAAATCTCCTTTTTTGGGATTAAAATATTCTGTTATTGGTTGATAACCTTCAGCTACAATCGAAGAAGTAAGTACTTGTATTAAATTATTTCCATAATAATTCCCCCCAGGAACATAATGATCAAAATATAATTTTGATAAATTGTAAGAAGCAGTCATTAATGTGGATACACTACCACTTTCAACTTTATTCCCTCTTTCAAAATACCAGTTAAGGTTAGTTCCTGAACCTGAATTATATCCATTATCAGATGAACCTGTAAGATATATTAAAGCTGGTGCTTGGTTATTATAATAAGGATTACCAATAGTAAGTGGGTCTATTTCATAAATTGGGGTGGTTGTAAGTTGAATTTGTGGACTACTTGGAGTTTTATTAAAATTAAAAATAGTTTTTAAATTACCTACAATATTATCTAAGGTTTTTAATTGAACAGGAGTAACTTGACCTTGTGACCCTGGTTCTAATACTATTAACCCTTCAAATGGGTAAATAGCTTCTATTGTTAATCCATTTACTTCTAATATAGGGTAAGTACCAGAACCTGTATCAAAAGAAACTAAATTACCTGATGATTGGAATGAGTTTTGGATGTAGGTAGGAGAAAATGAAGCCGTAGTATTATTTACAACATATCTAACATAATCTATTCCATTATAGGGTGAATAAGCATTTGGTACATTTTGTATAGTTTCATTTCCTACTAATGTAGAAGTAAGTTCATATGGGTATCTATTGTAAAAATACCCTGTAGTTCCTATGGGTGATTTAGCTTTTTTAATATTATCCCATGCTATAGGTTGAGGTTGAAAATCTCTAGTATCAGTAACTCCAAATGGTATATTTTGACTTCCAAGTAAAGTATTAGTATTAGTATAAAAATTAACAATAAGATTTGTTGGAGGAGAAATTTTTACAGTTACTGTTATACTTCCTGTTACTCTTTGAGTTATTTTCCCGGTATAAGGTGTATTTCTGGTTACAGGAAATGTAATTCCTGAGTCTAAGTTAATTTGAATATAATCGTTAAGTGTATTTATACTAGTATTAAACCCTATAGTGTTAGTTAAAGTTGGTGAGCCTAATATTATACCACCAGATATTGGTAAATTTACCATACTTCCAGTATTAGGGTTTGGAATAGAAATATCATCAGTATAAAGAAAATCTATTGTTTTATGACCAGAGGTATTAGTTGAAAAATTCTGTAGTATAGGTTCATATCTAAATCCCCCAGCATAAATTGGTTTTAACCCATTTAATGCTTTTTGTTTTGATGGTTGGTTAATATTTTCTAAAGCTATATTGGCATTAGTTCTATTAAATATATCTTGAACATCAAATAAATTTTTATTAGCTTCTGTTAACTCAATTACATTAGAGGCACTATTTATTAAGTATTTTATATTAATATTACTTCTTCCATTTAATGTTAAGGATTGTGAAGTTATCTCATTAAAATAAGCAAATTGGACGGGATTAATGTTTATAACAGGATCCTTACCATAGGATTTATCTCCTACAGTGTAAGTATTATAAGCAGCTCCTGTTAATTTACTACCATTATATCTTGGAGTTATATGTCTTGCTAAGGTATAATTACTATCTTGAACTGTAGCATTTAAAAAAGGATAATTTGAACTACTTAAATTAGAAAATAAACTTGCAGTTAAAAAATTAAAATTAACTGGGGTTATAGGGTTATAGGCATAATCTATATCTATATGTTTAGGTGAAGTTCTTGCTAAATATACATTATTTAATGTTGGGTTTAAAGGTAATCTAGAAAAGTTTTTATTTATACCTTGCGAACCAGAAACCAACATATGATTTAATTCATATACAATATTTTCAGTTGTTGGAGTATAAGCTGTTATTATAGTTCCACCTAATTCTCCAGTAATTAATTCTCTTCTATCAGTATTTAATTTTGATATGCTTCCAGAAATGTATTGTGTAGTTGTTGTATTATCAGTATTAATATCCAGGTTTAAACCGTTAGAACCAGATATAAAAGCAGTATCAATAGACCCACTATAATTTACAAAAGTTAATGTTGGTTCGTGGCGAGGTATTTTGTTTCTCTCCAACATATGAGATTTGATAACTAAACCAGTAGAAAGATTTGCTTTGGCAGGTACAAAATCTTTAATCATTTTGAATAATGAGTTATCAAAATAAGATAAAAGTTTTATAATATCAAATATATTTTGTGAGTCAGAATACTTTTTAAAGTAAAAATTTCTTAAATCATCTAAAGCCGGATATGAACTTGAAGTTACTAATCTTGGATCACCAATATAGTCATCAATATTAAATGTTCCTAATTGTGCAATTATATCTTCATTAATTGAATCTTGAGGAGATATTGCTACTTCAACTATATTTAAGTCTGGTGTATAAGGAAATATTTCTGGTTTTTGTATTGAAATATAAGGTGTTAATACATCTCCAGGAACTAGATTTGGGGTTGCAATTCTTACTTTTTCATCTATTTCTGTGATAGTACCTATATTAGGAGTATTAACTAAAAAGGTTTCATTATTAGTTTCATATGATGATGAAAGATAATTATTTAAAACTGCTTGGGATGAAGTTATAGAAGCACTTGTAAATGAAGAAGTATATGAAGGATGAACTGATGATAATGAAGAAGTTTTAGTATTATCTAATTCAGAACCCAAAGGTAATCTGAATATTAGATTATTATAAGAACTTGTTACTCCATTATAAACAATAGATTGTGGATTTAAAATATGATCTTTAAAATCAACTGTTGGAATAGATCCTATCCAATATCTAAATTCTTGTATAGAACCTGAAAATGGATAATTAGTTGTTCCTCCTAAATAAAAAGTATTAAGAGAATTAAATACAGCATTACTTGATGTTAAGGTTCCAGTTATAAAAAGTGAACTAGAAGTTAAATATTGAATGCCATTTGAGTCTTTATTCCCAACAGTTATAGTATAATATTGGTTTTGGGTTAAATCTGGGGTTACTAATGAATTTAAGGTACTTAATAAACTTGCAGTAGATTCAAAAGTTCCACCATCTGCTATTACTCGTGCTTGAAAATCGCTAATAAGTTGATTTATACTAGAAGAAGGAAATAAACTTAAACTACTTGATTGTTTAGTAATATTTAAATTCCACCAATCCTTATTATAGAAAGGTAAAGTAATTTGAGAAGAAGTTATAAAATTAGTTCCACTTCCTGATACTTTAAAGAATAAAGAAGCATATGAACTAGTACTTGGAGTTATACCTACACTTAATCTGTTATCTTGGGATTGTAAAAGAGATTGAGTTAATGAAGATGTATTATCAAATTTAAATCTAAATTCAAAAGTATCAGGATAAACATCGTCAAAACCTGTATCTAAATATTGTTTATAAGATGGTTGAAATGGTATAGCTAAACTAGCAGTATTATTTAGATTTAAACTATAATTAAACTTTTCATTAAATTGTTCAATTATATCTTGATCTTTTTTATTACCACCATATTCTTTTACTTTTAAAATAGTTTCAGGAATACCAAAACAGTTTATTAAAGCACGTAGACCTCTTCTTGTACCTTTAGTTTTAAGTAAATAAGGTAAGTTGTGGTAAATTCTTTTATAAGTTTCTTTTACTATATCATTACTTGGTATAGTATATTGAGAAGCTGTTACATAATTATTAATTACATAAGAACCTGTTGAAGGTAAAGTTGAATTATCTGAGTTTATTCCTAATAGGGAAAGATATAAGTCATCTTGATTTCTTGAATTAGTATAGAGCTTCATACCAAAATTTCTTAAGGTATCAGCTACTAAATCTTTTGAAATACCATGATCAATACGGTTATCAGCTACTTGTAAATCTGTGATATCTTTAGTATAAGTCCAAATATAATCATAATGTTGACCAAGCATAGCAATAAATAATTCTAAATTAGAATTTTGCGTGTCTTCTTTAATATATTCAGGTAAATTATTCCAAATATAATCTCTATTATCATTATCATAATTAAATGCATTAGATGATTGAGTAGTGAACCAATTTAAAGATGTAGATGAAGTTACATTATAATTAATGTAGGGTTTAGTAGTATTAGATTTAGGCCAACAATTAGAACCAGATTCATAATATAAAAAATATTCATACCCATCAAATTTTTGTATAAGATTATCTACTTGAGATTGTAAATTAAATATGCTAGATGTAATAAAATTAGTATTAACTGATGAAGTTAAATTATTAATATTATTAATATCAGTTTGTAAATTTTGTATTTGGGTTAATTTATATTTAAAATTTTCTAATCTTTCATTTGCAGAAGAGAAATGAACAAAATTAGTAAAATCATTATAATCAACAGTTATTTCAATACTTTTTTCTTCTAACCAAGATTGTAATTGTTGATATGAAGAAGAAATATCTGAACTTAATAAATTAGATAAATTTAAGTAAGGTGTTGTTAAGTTAGTTTTTTCTAATAATCCAATATTAATATTTGGTCCTCTTAATTGAGTACTATCTGCTATTTCTTCTGCTATAAATTCAGTATTTACTTGAAAAGAAAAAGATTCAGAGATACTTTCTACTATCCAAAAGGTGTCTTTTAGTTTAAAATTAGAAGGTAGGGGTTCATATAATTTAATATATAAACTAGGTAGTGAAGTATTAATATTATCTAAAGCAACATTAACACCTATATAAGTTTTATTATCCCCAAAATTTAAAACAAAATCAGAATAAAAAGCTCTTGAATTTCTTTCAGCTATAAAATTTAAATATGATTGACCTAAATCAGTATATGACGTATTATTAGTAGATATTTTTATTTCAGTACGATCTGAAGATATATCTGTGATGTAAAATTGGTTAGCTAATGAACTTGAAAATAACTCTCTATAAAAATTATAATTTATATCATATTGACCTTGGTTTAAACCAAATGATTCTAAATCAGATTTAGGATCTAATTCGATTTGATTATATAAAGAACTATCTTGATATGTTTGCCTTGTAGTGTAATTTCTAAAATCATAAACAGAATCTATTATATCCCCATTAGGTGATATAACATGTACTTCTACTTTATCTTGAGGTAAACCAAATTCTTTACTTATATTTAATGAATTTAATAAAGATTCATCTTTAATAGTATAGTCTTGATTTATAAATTGAGTTGAGTCAATATTTGATATGTTGGTAATTTCCATTATTTGGATACTGTTAATTCATCTATAGTTTGTTGTTGGGTCAAATTTTCAAGTCGTAATTGATTTATTTCATCTAATAAAGCATCTATTTCTCCTGAATTTTGGTTAACTCCAACATATTCTGTACTTCGTTTTATTAATTCTAAATGTGAATGAAAATTTCCTTCTATAGGTATATCATAAAATAAATCATTATATCCTTGAAAAAATTGATCTATAGTCATAAGGGATGAAGTAACTTCAGTTTGGGTTTTTAATAATTGAGTAAACTCAGTATTAATTACATTAGGGTATGTAATTTTACCATAAACTGTTTTATTTAATTGAATTGTTTCTGCCATTATCTAACTATTTTAAAATAATTTGATTTATCATCTATGATTATTATTTCACCATTTGGTAATATAGTTTTGTATAGAATTTGATAGTATCTTTCAGGTTCTAAACCATTCATATAAATTTTAAAATAATTACTAATATTATCACAACTTATTTTTGTATATATAGTATCAAAATCTACTACTATTTCTTCTGTTTTAACATCTTTTAATGCCCAATATGAAGATGAAGGTAAAGCTTTTACATTTAAATATACAGAAGAGGTAGTGAATTGCCTAGCAGGGAATCTATCTCTTACTTTTATTCTAAAATTATAAGTTGTATTTTCTTCAAACTCAGATTTGTTATTAGAAATCACAGGGGTAAAATCAGATGTTGTTATTTGAGTTAATGAAGATGAATATATACTATCATCCCATTTAAATTCTAGTTGGGGAGGGTATATAGTATGAGTGTCCATTGAGAAAAATGAAGTTATTAATGGAGTAGTACTATTCTCTATACTAGAAGAAAGTTTTAATAAAATACCATAATTAGGAATTGAACTTGAATACCATAAATTAGTAATAGAAGTTAAATTCATATTAATATCTTTATTATCAGTATAAATAAATGATTGAGAAGTAAATGAACTTGAAGTAAATGAACTACCAGAGGAAGCCCAATTTATACTACCATTACTAATCCATGTACAACCATCAGTTGTTATAGGAGTATCAGCAGATTTACCTAATCCCATATCCCAACTTTGAGAAATAGGATAACCTAAAATACTATAATCTATAGGTAAAGTAGCATTAGCTAAAAATAATTTAAGATAAGAGGTAAAATTACTCCCACTTATTTTATTATTAATTACATCAATTATTTGAGAAGTAGGAAATTGTATTAAAGTTCTTGTTATATCAGGATTTAAAGAAGTAACTTCAATTTTATTTGAAATTTCTAAAATTTCATCTCTACCGAAGTTTTGAGTACTACGATATGAAGAAATAAAAGTATCTTTTTCAGGAAATATTTTATAAACAGCCATAAATTTAATATATAATATAAATATACATTAAAAATATTTTTTTATAAAGTAACTACTCTACCTTGAAGGTCAGATGTAAGGTTTTTAACTTCAAAAATACTTGGATCTAAAGAAGGATAAATAATATTATTAATAGTTGCCCCTTTAATATCATAAGAAAATTGTGAATACCCAGAAGTTGTTCCAGCCTTATTAATTATATTTACTTTTTGTACTGTTTGTACTCCTTCTACTTGATCCAGGGTACTATAAATATCTGATAATATGATAGGTTGGTTAATTTGCCATTTATCTATATTAAAATATGATTGTAAGGTTGTTAAACAATTATTTAAAACTAATTTATTATTATAATTAGGTCTAACAATTATATCAAAATCTACTCCTATATTAATAATAAAAGCGTCTTTTATATTAACTCCATCAGTTAACATTCTATACTCAGAAAGAAAGGTTTTTAAATTTTGTTTTAAAGCGGGGTTAGATACAGTTAGATTATTATTTACATTTCTAGATAGTATATAAAGTGAAATAGCATTAGGATTTTGAGTAGCTAATAAATCTGTTGAATAATTAACACTTATACCCATATCTTGAGTTACATAAGCTTTAGAAATTAAACCAAATTTAGAAGGTAATGATAAAGTTCTAATTACATAATCATCAGGAGTTACTGTTCTTAATTGAGTAGGATACATTGCTAATGAGTTTTGTCTTATCTCTTCATTAGTATCTCCATCTCCTCCTCCTACAGCTGCTTCATCATTATTGAAAGCAAGAGAATTAAGTACAGTTGTCTGCATAGTGGGATTTAAACCACTACCAGCAAAAGTATTAGTTCCTCCAATACGGTTGGTTAAAGTATTTGAAGGAATATTTGAAGTAGCTCCTCCTCCTTTTAAATAAGTCACTGTTAAAGTAGTATTTGAAGGGGCTAAACCATAAGTTTGAGTATATAAAAAGTTTGAAGGGTCCCAAGCAGTGGTCATTTTATCCACTCCATAAGGTAAACCTAAACCTATATTATCAGGGTTAGGGACTATTTCTTCATCTGCTCCTGATGAAATACCAGACCCAAATTGTAATTCTAATGAGTTATTAGATTTAAAACGAGAAATAAATCTTCTAGGTACTTTTTTTAATTTAAGTAAATATGGGGTGGTATCACTATATTGAGCTAAAGTTTGATTATTAGAAGCAATGTTAGCAATAGGTTCAAAAATAGTATCTTGAGCTAAGTAAGGAACTTCATGCCATTTATTATTATCACTATCAACTACATTAATTATATCTATTATATTATTATCAGTAAGAGTTACAGTAGGAAAACGTTCAGGATTATTAAATGTAAATGTTGTTGTAGTAAGAGTTCCAGCTGTAGCTTTCACTGTTTTTTGTAATAAATAAAATAAAGGAATACCAGTATTAGAATCATAATTAAGAACAGAAATATCTATAGGAGATGAACCTGAATTAGAAAAATCTATTTTTTCATTAATATAAAAAGAAGTATTATTAATAGAGGATTGAAGTTGAGTTCCTTCTTCTAAAATTAAAGCATACCCAAAATCAGGTATATATTCATTATTTACTATAGTAGCAGGTACAGCTTGATATACATTTACATTAACAGAAGAGGCACTTGTAACTTTAGGACGATACCCAAAATTGTAAGCTATAGCTAATAAATTTTTTCTTTGTTTAGCAAATTGTAAAAAGTTTTCTTGAATTTGATTATCAATATAAAATGATAAAACATCTCCTACATAAGAAGCCATTTCTATAAGCATCATACCAGGTGAGGCATCTGTAAAATCATTATAAGTATTAGGATAATAAATTTTAGCAAAGTTAACTAACTGAGCTTTTAAACTATCAAAATCTCGATTTAAATATTGTACTGTCTTTGTATTAGCCATTATTGAAATTTATTAAAATTTCGTCTTGTATGTTAGTATTGTTTATAGAATAACTAAAATAAACTTGAATTAAATTTTGATCAGGCGACGTTTTAACTGATAAATTATTTATATTTATTTGAGGAAAATAATCATTTATCCCAAATTTTATTATATCTTCTATATTTTGGATTGTACCTTGAGTAATTTGTTCAAATATTTGTTCTCTAATACCTGAACCAAATAGAGGATTCATTATTCTTTCTTTTCTACCTGTAAGAAAGAAATTAAATATGTTGGATTTTATAGCATCTTTTGTTGTATAAGTAATATTTAACCCAGTTGGGCCATTAAATGGTAATTGAATTCCTACTCCTTTACTAGGAGATAAATCTAAAGGATTAATATTTACTATATTATAAGCCATTATAAACTACCTTTTTCTTTTAAAGCTCCCATAAATTTTGAAAAATCAGGTACAACATCAATTCGTACATCATTTATATCACGTATTGGCCCTTGCGATTTAATCATTTCATCTACAGATGATACTACAGGAGTATTTGAACCACCCATCATGCCAGGCATTCCACCAGCCCAACTTACAGCATCCGAAGCATTATATCCATCTCCATTTAAAGATCTCCATTCTCCTGCTTGAGCAGTTTCATTTAAAATATCTAAAAGGGGATTTCCTGTTGAAGGTAAAGGTTTTGATGCTTGATATTGTTGTTTAGCAATTATTTCTGAAAATCTTGGTTTTAGTTGAGATTTGGTTTCAACGTAAGGTTGAGTTGAGAGTTTAGGAGTACTAGCAGATTTAACTGCTTCAAGTAGAACTTCTCTCATTTCTTCTTGAATAGCTTTTTTTACTTCTTCTCTAATTACTTTTCTAAAAGCGTCTAAATTCATGTTTATAAATATTTAATATTAAAACTTATTTTAATCAGGTGTTACAGTACCTACAAGAGTATTATTAGAATTTAATCCTGATATATTTACTATACTTATTATTTCTTGATCTGTAGGGGAATCATTTCCTGTATCACTAGTACTAGTTTGATTTTGCTTATCAATATAATATTGTCCTTCTTTTAATAAAATCTGATCGTTAGGAGCGTATGTAGGAGTACCTTCATACTCTATAATTCCTCTTTGATCTGCTACTACTACTCTTCTTCTTAGTAAAGTAATACCTCCATCTACTACTTCTTCTTTTAAAATATCAATAGTATAACCATTATATAAAGAAGGTAAGGTAGTATTACCTTTTGCTGTAGGGAATAATTCATCTAAAATAATTAAATTATTATTTAAAGAGTCAATACTACTTTGTATAGTATTTAAAAGAACAATATCATCACTAGTATATTGACAAGCACGAAGATTTTTATATAAAATATTAAGGCCTGTTAATAATCTTAATATTTCTTTTCTTATTCTTTTTATATTTAATAGGATAGTACCACTTAAAAATTTAGTTACTTGACCTATTATTTTTTCTAAATCATTAATAATTTGATTACTTTTAGAAATTCTATCAGATTGAGTATTCATTGCCCCTATAGGTATAGATATAACAGGAGATGGGCCCCCTATAGCAGTAGGAGTAGGATTAAATTTTAATATTTTAATTACAAATTTATAAACTTTAATTAATATATTAATAACTCTTAAAATAGTATTAATAAGTTTAACTGTGGCTTGTATTTGAACTATTGCTTTATCTATAGCTTTAACTTGATTAACTAAAAAACTAACACTCTCTCTAAATCGTTCAGGTTTAATTATACCTGCTAATTTTTTATTAATTTCAGCTTCTTGCCCTCCTAAAGCTAAAGTAGCTATATTAATTGGAGATAAAAATGGAGTTAATTTTCTAGCAAAAGATTTTAAAATAGAAATTTTATTTATAATATCTGTAGTAGGATCTATAGTATCACTAGTTGCAACTAAAGCTAAATTTATAGATTGAATAGTTTTTGCTAAGCCCTCTCCACCAGGAATAATTGTTATTAAGTCATCTGGAGGGATGATGTCTTCTAATGATAGTCTTATTTCTTCAATAGATGCTTGATATGATTGGATTCGAGTTTTATATTGTTCATCTGTTTCATTATCTAATCTTAGAGGATTTAATTTATTTTCTAAACTATTTACAAAATCTAAAGCATCTTTACCATATTTTAAAAGTTTACCTTCCAAAAATCCTCCAGGAGGTAAAGCTTTAGTTAAAATATATCCTAAAGGGTTACAAAAATCAATAGAATTAATCTCATTTAAAACAGTATTAATTTTAAATAAAATTTTTATAATTTGTTGTGATACCTTATTAATTCTTTTAGGTGCTACATCATTTAATATCCTAGATAATCCTGCTGGTATTGTCATTATATTAAAAAGGTTTTATCAGATTTAATTTTATCCAATATAGTTAATAAAGAGGTAGCATCAAAAGCTATATTTTCCCCAGGAATTGTTACTGAAGGAATTGGTATTCCATTACTATCAGTAGCATAAGCTAAACCTGCCCCTAAATCTTGTAATGAAGCTAATAATTGCTCTAATAAAGATACTAAATCATTTCCTTTTACTGCAGGTTGTAATTTTTGTATATCAGTTTCTAATCCTAAATGAATTAAAGGAGCATTAATTGTTAAAATATCATCACAATCAAAATTAATTACCCCTGCAGAAGAAAAACCAATAGCTTTTTTAGCAAATAGAAATATAGAATCATCTTTAGAGTTAAGAGTAACTCTACCTGAATTAATTATTATATGATCTCCTAAATAAGGGAATTCTGGTTTATATAATGCCATTATATTTTAAGGTTATCTGCTTGTTTTGGTGATTGATTAAGTGTAGGAAATTTAGGGTCTGGAATTTGAAGTGAACTATTAAAAGCTGATCCTACTGTTACCCCAAATGATTGTAAATTTTTAGAAGCTAATTCTAGAGGTATATCTTGCCCAGCACATAAATAAATAGATGAACCATCATTATTAGGATCTTCATAAACTGGAACCCATGGATCAGAATTTATATCTATATTAGATTGATTATTTCTTATAATAGTAATAGGCATTCCAATATCTCCTTGTGAACTCCAAGGATTATTAGGTTGTTTTTGTTTAGTAGTAGAAGAAAATCTAATTGAATTACCCCATCTTCCCTCTAATAATACATCTCCTTCTTCAGGTAATAAACTGCGTATATCTTCTTTTTCAGTAAACGTATGGCCAAAATTTAGTTCACCGCCTTTATACGCTGCTATATCAGGAAAAGCGTTATGATGAACACTATTCCAAATACCTACTGTAGTAAGATAATAAAAAGTTTTAGCTTGTGGATCTTCATTTAACCCATAAGAAGGAGCACTTAATATAAGTACTAATTCATTTAAAACTGGATATTTAGAAATATTATTAAATAAAGGCTTAGCTATTAATTTAGTAGGTTTACCTGTATCAGGTGTAGTACCTGTAGGAGTAAATTTAATCGAACCTAGTCCAGCCCAACCACCTCCATCTTTAAAAAAATCTTTAGTATTGGTATTAGTAGATAATAAAATATCATTAACTCGAGCAAAGAAAAATAAGCTTTGACCCTTATTTCCTTTACCATTAGATATATTAGATATACTCTGTTGTAAACTAGGATATAAATTACTCATTCTGTTTCTTTACAGGCAATTCAATTACTTGTTCATTTAATTGTTGTATAGACATAAATAATTGTTCTTTATCCCCATCAGATAAAAATCCTTCATCCTCTCCATTTTTAGTATTCATAGATCTTTGAACTATACCTGCCATTTTGATTAATAGATCATCATTTTTAACTGATACGTCTAAATAATCTTTAATAAGTGGGACAATAATAACCGCATCACCTGCGGAGGTGATAAACGGTTTTAATTGTTCAATCATTTCTTTTATTTGTTTTTCTTTATTAGAAGAATTTGTATGTATTTCTTTTAATAAATCGGCAAATGTTTTTTTACCGAATAATGTTATTGAATTAAAATCCATAATGTATTTTATTATAAATATAGGATTTATAAATCTCTTTAATAATTTAGGTTAACATACCCATAATCTAAATATTGTTGTAGCAATCTATAATGAACCTTTTTAAGTGATTTTATTACTTTAGTAATTTGAGGAGTATCTTGATCAGTTTGTTCTCTAATATAAATGTATATTCCTTTTTTATTAAAAATATCTAAACTTTCTCTATGTCTAAATAATTGAATTATAGCATCTGCAGTTTTAGCATCTTCTTGATCAGGAAATATTCTAAATAGGTGTAGATCTACATATGCTATAAATTTATTTAGAAAATAATTTTCACCCATTAAAACATCATCTACTCCTTTTGAATTATTAACTATATTTAAAACAATAGTTTGATCTTCATCTATAGCTTCTACTTCAGCTTTATTTTTTAATTTTTCATAATTTTTATTATTATAAAGAATTAAATAACGTTTAGCAATAGTACCAAAATAAGAATAAGCTTTACCTTTTGATTGATTATATAAATGAAGTTTTTCAAGTAAAAATGAAATTACTTCATGCTGAAGTTCTGCTATTGTTTCTACCTCAGTATAATAGAATTTAAAGGTATGGATTATATTTTCTGTTAATTTAAAAAAACCATAATCAATACGTTCATTATAAATTCTATTTCTTTTATTAGGGTCAGTTTCAGCTAAATATTCTATAATAGCATCCTCTGTATCTTGAGTAAAATATTGTTTTTTCTCTTTAGGTTTTCTCTTTCGAATTGTTCCTTTCTTTGTGAATTGTACCCCAGTTTCTTCTTGAGGTACAATTAATATATTTTTTACTGATATTTCTACTTCCATATTATTTTATAAATTTTATATAATCTGAAAGAGCTTCTTGTATTACTTTTAGATTTGTAAAGAAAAAACCTACTTCATCATCTGATTGGAATAATTGTTTATTATCTATTTCTTTAATTTTTAATTCAGATTGTTTAACTAAATCATAAAATTCTAAAATATATTTTTCTTGAACTGCAATTTGAGTTTCAAGTTTTTCTGTTTTTTTAAGCAAATTCCAAATTATATATCCTATAATTCCGAATATAATTACTCCTATATTAATTAAAATTAATGTCATTTTATATATTATTTAAAAGATTAGCAAAAGGTGCATTAGCATTAGATAAAGTAGGTGCCTTAGTAGCATATTTAATAGGTGCTTTTATTTCTACTTTTTTATCTTTACCTAATTTAGGTAACCATTCTTTTTCAAACTCAATACGAGACGCCATTAAATCGGCTTGATGTAAGATAAAAGGTAAAGATGTTCTTGGTTTTTGACCAGGTGTAAATGACATTAAATATTTTTTATTACCTTCATCATAAATACCATCATGTGTTTGGATTGCAACCATTTCATTAAAAGTATATTTAATACCAAAATCTTGAAGTAAAAATAAAGATCTATCTGGGACTGATGCAAATGCTAATTTTTCATTAAACATATAATCTTCTCCTAATTTTTCTTGTCTCCATTTATCAGTCTGAGGAATATAAGATTCGTTTTGTTCATCTCCTATTTTACCTAAGTCATGATTTAAAGCTGAGAATACTAATTCTTCAACAGTATAAGTAGAGTCATCTACTCCCATTTCCTTCCAAACTTCATTTAATTTAAGAGCACTATCTATAACTCTTATAACATGATCAACATATCCACCTGGGAAGGCATTATGGTATTCTTTCTTATACGAAGCAGGCATCATAATAATACGTTCTTGAAATCTAGAATAAAAATCTTTAAGTTGTGAACGTCTAGGTTCTTCAATATAAGCATCTATTCTAGACATTAAAACATACCAATTTTGAGATATTTGTTCTGCTGTAAGTTTTAATTCCATTAATTTTCAGTATTAGTATTAATAAGTGTTTGAATATCAGCTATTTTTTCTCTCATCCCTTCCATAAATTCTTTAGCTTGATATATATCTTGCATGTTAATTAAATAAGTTAGTTGGTGAAAACTATTATCTAATTGTTCTAATTTGTCCGAAACTAATTGTTTATATCTCATTTTATTTTATTGATTAAATATTTGTATTAATTCAGTGATTGAATTATATATTTTAATTCTAGGGTTAATAGGTAAAGATGTATAAGGTAAAAACATAATAGGTTCAATTTTATTAACTAAAACCATAGGATAAGAAGTACATTTATATACATTTTCTAATTTATCTCCTAATTCATTATTTTTACTAATATTAATATATTGATATTGAATATTATTTTCATCTAATCCATTCCTTAATGCATTACATTTATCACACGTTTCTAACGCATATACCATTATACCATTTCCCATCTTTCTTTATCTCTCATTTTGCATTTTTTGTTCATTTATTTTTCTCTTACTTTTAACATACGATTAGTATCTCTATAAGCCAAGCTTTTTGTCATAAGCTTTTAAAAATATTCATTATTTTATGAATTCTTCAAAAGGTTGGGTATTAAGTGGGGAATCCTGTAGGTCATATATTTCATCGAACCCTACAAGTTGGTAATTAACCTCCAAGATTCTACCCTGAGTCTCAGGAGACATCATATGAATATACTCTCCAAAATCTTCTTGTAACTCATTAAGTAATTTACTTATTTCATTTTTATCAAAGTCTTCTCCTTTAGAAATAATTTCAACCATCTCTAAAGTTTGATTGATTATAGGTTCTAAATAAGGAATAAGTTGTTTTTCTAAATTATCTTCTATCATTATGATGTTTAATTATTTCTTTTATAAATTGATAAGAAATTAAAGGCCAAAATATTATAGTTCCTAAAGCATCTCTAGCTGTAAATTTTTCTCCTATAGGTGAAAAATACATTAATAAATAAAACCCTAATGAAATAAAATAACCTATAATAAGGTAATTAATAATGTAATCCATATTTTTTTAATATTTAATTAATTCTCCATTATAAAAATCTTTACCTATTAATATAAGTACTTCAAGAGCATCTTCTAAACTAATTTCAAAAAATTCCCTAGAAGAGCCTTGATGACTATTTCTCCTTAAAAATTCCAATTTATTATGTATTAAATTTTCAACTTTATAATCATCAGTAACTGGTAAAGCATATTTTAAATCCCATTCAGAAACAGTTCCTGCTCCATTTATCTGTTTAACTCTTTTAGAGGGGGTTATAGCTTTACCTATTTTACAATAACCAGGATATGCATCATTAATTAAAATGTAAACATATTGGCCTCTAGAATGCAACTCATCCAATTGCACCTTACCCGCTACCCCTTTTGCGTACATATATACCCAATTTACTGTAAAAGGTTCATCTTCTTTTTCAAATTTATATTCAATTCTATAATTAAAATCAATAAAATTAAAAAATTTATTTAAAGATATTTTCCTATATTTAGAAATTAAATCTTGCCAATTTTGCCTCCAAAGAGAATATTGGGGTAAATCGTTTAAAGGGGATAAAACACGTCCTGAGTGGTAAATATTAATATCACCGTTATTTTCCATTTTTATAGCCTGAATAACTGATAATACATTATCGGGGTATGACATAACTTTTTGGAGTAAAGGGGTTTATCTTATTATTATTGCTTTCACTATAGTCTTATCTGTGTATGTATGATGTTCACTCACAACCTCATGTGAACCATAATACCATTTATCATTCACTTCTAAGGCTACATCTACAATAGTTGAGAATGATGTTCCTACATCATCCACTCCTCCTTCATATCCTCTAGTCATTACTAATACTTCTTGATCTTCGATTTGAGATAGTTCCTCAATTAATTGTTTTACTGTCATGGTTTATTTTATTGCTGTTACAAGTATATGTTTAAATTGTTTCTCATCATCAAAGAGGTATTGTATGAATCGTACTTCATAGTGATTACCTCCTATGGAGATTAATTCTCCTATCCTGGGTTTTGCTATCTCTGTTTCGAAATCATACTCTGTATGACCTCCTTTCATTAGAACCATTCTAGACTTTATCATAATTTCTCTATTTCTTGTTTAACTTGTTGCCAATAATCAACTGGGTGTATACCAAATGCATTTTTTTCACTTAATAAATGTGTCTTTATTATTTCATCAACTGCTATTAATGCACATTATTTGGCCACATAAATATTTATTTTAGTATGTGCACCTGTACTTAACTTAAACTTATCAACTAATTCTACTGCTTTTTCCTTTGGTGTCATACTATTCATCAATTGTTAAAAAGAATGCAATTATTGCAGACAGTATCACATACATTCTAACTATTGCCCATTGAATGTCTACCTCAAGAATACTCCATGATATAAAACATCCTACTAAATACACTACTGCACAAAGTGCTAGAGGCATTAGTATAAACATTCCTAAGTAAATCTGTAAAAACTTTTTCATAACTTTTTAATTCTAATTGTGAATACTTTTTCTATCTTTCTCGATCCGGCCTTATCTCTTTTACTTACATATTTCATTAATGACATATGACTATTCTTTTTCTTCAATGTGAATGTTTCTGCATCCCAATAATCACTAAAAATAATTATATATCCTATCCAATTGCAAAATTTCCAATAGAATTTACTTATAAATTTTCTCAAAGCTTTTAATTTAAATTTTCAATAGGTAATATACGAAACGTATCTTAGAAAACCAAGCCCTCCGCCACAAGTATATATGTGGGGAGGGCAAAAAATTTTTTAAAATCTCTTTTTACGAATTTATGAAAAAATATTTAATTCCACTCTTCGAAATCCCTATCTGGTTCATTTTCATACGCACCATCATCTATATCATCAACTATCATATCAAGTTGAGATTGTGCGTTCTCTAAATGGGAAATAACGTTATCTTCAATTTCCATTATTAAGTCATTATTATCCATGCCCTCTAATAGTGTGGCTAAATCTTCCATCATTAAAGATAAAGTTTTGCTTGCCATCAATAATACTTTCATCTGTTTCATTTTGTTTTATTTTAAGTTTAGTATAAGTATATGTCTAATTGGGAAACCTGCACTTATTGTTGGTATATTTGTATATATGGGGATTTGGTGTAAAGATCGTTTTCGATCTGTAAGGTGTGGAAATTTTGCCATGTTCATACACGTGCCCGTCACGGACAGCAACGACGCGTGGGCATCCGGTAGTGTATCGGCATCGTTCGGTGCCGCATCGTGAAGAAGAAAAAGGACAGAGAAAGGAGATCTATTTCTAGATCCCCATACTCAGGTGTGTATATGGTGGGTTTTTAATTTAAACCCATACCTTCGTATTGAAGTAATGAATTACACACGTAGCGTTGAATGGCGTTTATATTAGTGCATTTGTTGACGTTGTTAACAATAACGTTTTTATCTATGCCATTTATACCTTTACTGGTGATAAATTCAACAATAAACGATTTAGCTTTGTTTACATCACGCATGGTGAATACTTCAACTGCAATTTGTTCAAACACCGATTTAATTTTTAAATTTTTCATAACGTTTAATTTTAAAATTCCATTAAATATACGAAATTAATTTTAAACCTCCAATACTATATTTGAATGCTTTTTAAGGTATTACTGAGTACGGTATAAGAGGCTCCACGTTTATCTTTAATGGTAGACTTGGCCTCGCCATATTCCATTAACATACCTATTATGTTTATATTACCCGCTGTTTTAGCCTGATAAATACATCCGATTAATGGTTTAGAAGGGGGAGCAATATAGTCTTTATACTTCTTATATTCCTTAATATATTTTTTACTGGCTATAGTAGGTAATTTCAATACAATGATTTTATTAATTAGGAGGGGAGTTAACTCTTAACCCCCCTCACCCACTATATTATTACTCTGCTTTCGGTGCGGCTGGTCTACCTCTTTTAAGTGTACCCGCGGCGCGTCTTGCTTCCAATTCCACTTTGCGTTTGTATGCGGCGCTTTCAGGATTTGGTTTTCTACCTAATGGCAGTGTACCCATTAGTGATAATCTAATTTGTCTGTTACTATCTTCAACAATTGGGCGACCACGTCTCAATTCACCTGATGCCCTTCTAGCCTCTAATTCTTGTAGGCGTAACTGACGATTACTTGAAGCATTCACCGGGCGACCTTTTCTAACTGTTACACCATGTGTTGCGGCTAGTAGTGATTCCAAATAATCTGTCTTGCATTGGTGGGCTGGTTTCTCAGTTGCTAACCCTAATTCTTTTACTTTTGCAATAATTTCAATTCTGTTCATAACATTTTACTTTTTTAATTAAACTTAATTTTTTAACTTAATAACACTTAAATATACGAAATAATTTTTAATGAGCCAAGCCGTGTTTAAAAATCGTTTTTAATCATTTCATTTATTTTATGTCTTAACTCCCTTAACATTACACTTGTTAAAGTGGTTCTGTCAAATTGTGCTTCGTGTAGGTGGTTTATTAATTCCCTTATCACAATAAATTTTTCATTTACTAATTGATTTTCTTTAGCCATTTCTAACTCTGTCATAACATAATATTTTTAAAATTATACTGAAATATACGAAATTATAATTGGATTGCCAAGCAATGTATATACTTTTTTATTAGTGAAAGGAACGGACTCATGACTGAACAAAAGTGCCCATACCTGCCTTGGTAGTTCACCCGACCCATCTAGTGTTTCCACATGCGTCACCCCATTTTTCACCCCCATTACCCCTAATACACCTTCGGAATCCATATTAGAGGTGGGGATGTACATTATACAACCTTAGGTAATTTCACCTTATTCACCACTTTATCAATAGCATTTTTGATATCTAATACCTCGTCCACCATCATTTTAGTAGTGTCATACCCTAGTTTTTGTAACATTTCATCAATAATCATTACTTTATCTATCAACCCTAATTCTGTTTTCATAACACATATTATTTAACTTATTAATACTTAAATATACGAATTATTATTTTACTCTCCTAACACACTCGTCGGGGAGTTATTTGTGTTTTGTCCCCGACGTCACTTGTGTTATCGCTGATATTAATTTTCTTGTTTTGTATTATGCAACTAACACTTTTGGTTCATTGAACCATATTATATCAACACTTCCTTCTCTCCAATTATCACTAATCATTACCCCATCTAATAGGTTATGTTCTTCATGGTTCATGTTATACCACTTCGAGATATAATTATATTTTTCTCCACATGCAAATCCTATTGGTTCACCCCCACACATACTCCCTATTCTATAACCCATTTCTCTCAATTGTTTCTCAGCTTCATAATGTGAACTAAATGTACCTTCTACTTTCACATTCACACTTTTAACTACTTCTCTACCTAAATACTTTTCCATAACATAATATTTTTTAAATTTATACTTAAATATACGAATTAATTTTTAACAGTCCTAATATTAATCCATCAAAGCTATACAAGCTCCTAAACCTACTACAATTACTATACCTGCTATAAATCCTATTATCATAATATATGTTTTTAAAGTACGTTAAGGAATTTAGATAAAATCACTACCCAAACAAAACAAATAATTGCAACTGCATAGGGGCCAAATTCAGTTGATAATCTAAGAGATGTGATTGAATTGATCAACCAGATGAAGAAGAACTTGATGTTTCTTAATGACTTTTTCATAACATTTTATTTTTAAATTTATACTTAAATATACGAAATAAATTTAATACATCCTAATACCCTATTTAACTGGATTTAGTAAGGTCATACATGAATACAGCCCAAGCAGTTATTATTACTACCTTTAGAATATTAGCCCATTGTTGTTGTGATATCTTTCTCATATTTCTATTCTTGTACATCACATATACCTTGTGATAGGATATAATCATATAAACAATCCATTTTTCTTTCAAACGATAGATTAATTATATAACTTTGTATTATATGACTTTGTTTCAAGAACTCAGTAATAACATTATCATCTAATAGAGACAAGTCAACATGACCATAATTCTCTCTAAAATACATTCTAACATCTTCAACTGTTTGATCTAATTTCATAACACTTTATTTTTTAAAATTATACTTAAATATACGAATAAAAAATTAAGGGGCCTAATACATGGCCCCTTTAAATTAATCTTCAAATACTATTAAATCTTCAAATTTGTATTTAACAGTCACTTTCTTGTTCATTACAAATGTGAATCCGGTAAAACCTACTCTACCTATTTTTGATACATTTGCATGATGTCTTGAATATATTACTATGTCATCAATAGACGATCTACTTTCTTTCATGATACATTCATCATATTTAAAAGTTTCAGCTCCTTTATAATCTATTCCTTTCACTTTAAACGATACTCCTGATTCAAATTGCTCTTTTGTCATAACACTTTATTTTTTAAAATTATACTTAAATATACGAATAAAAAATTAAGGGGCCTAATACAAGGCCCCTTATTTAATTACTCATTATCTTCATCTTCCTCTAATGGTTCAAAAGCTTCTGTTAAACTATTCTCAATACAATCTCTAATTACATCAAAATTGATTGGAACATCTGTCACTTCAATTCTTTTATCATAATTTAATTCAAACTCAACATCATCAAAACAAATAATATTGTTTCTACACGTTGATTCTTCTTCAATTGCCTCTACAATACTTTGAGCAATCTCTCTCAATTGAGTGACTGATAATTTAGGCTTCACTTGTTCTTCTTCAATCTTCTCTATAAGATTGACTACTTGTTCTGCTGAATAGAATCCAGGCATTTGATCTCTTAATAAATCAATCGTTTGCGATTTTGTCATAACATTTTATTTTTTAAAATTATACTTAAATATACGAATTTTATTTTAATAAACCTAATACACTATTTATCTACTTTTTACAGACTCAATTGCTTCATGACCTGAATTAATCATTGCAATTACTCCTCCCCACATATTCTCATCAGCTTCCCATTCAATATCATGAGGCTTATGTTTCATTCCCCAATTACTTAATGCGAATCCGTTACCACTCATTTTGAAGTCACCTTCTTCATTTTTCTTAAAAGTAATGTAATGGATATTATCACACATACTCGCTACTGTTTTGAAAATTACTTCTCTTGCACCTTCTTTAATAACTAATTTAGGTGGATTTACTCTTAATTCAACATACTTGCTCATAACATTTATTTTTTAATAAGCTTAATACTGGTAACATTTTAATAATCTTTTCATTACTTGATATTCAGTCATGTTTGGATATAATACCCTCCAACTATTTCTTATACGTTGTATATGTACTCTAGTTTCGAAATGTGCTCTTGACTCTACTTTCATAATATATTTTTTTAATTACCCTTAAATATACGAAATAAAATTTAATAAACCTAATATAAATTTAATTTCTCCCCCAACGTTTCATAGAATGTTTAGTTGAAGATGGTTTATGATTACAATGGTTAGAGGCACAATTAACTAATATTAAACTTACCAAAATTATAATTAATACTTTCATAATATTTTATTTTTTAAAATTATACTTAAATATACGAATTTTATTTTAATGAACCTAATCAATGTAAATAGCCCCTTTACGGGGCCATTCACGAGTATAATTAAAAAATATAATTGGTTATGAAACAATTATGTTGTTAATACTTGGCGCAATTCTTTCCATCTGCACTTCTGTATAAGGTGTATACTAACGCCTCTTTTAATTCTGTTACCTTACAATCCTTCATATTCCAGCCTCTTTCCTTAACATCTTTAAATAATGTTTCAGTTGTAGTTCTGATTTGATTGAATTTATCTATGGTTGTATTTATTACTTGTAATGTCATAATTATGTTTAGTTTTAGTTGAATAATTTATTTCCCATCTCCATGAATTTTGTGAATTCCTCTACACCCATCTCTTTAATAAGACTTGTGTTTAATATATGATACTGCTTATTTAATTCATTTCTCTCTTCTTGAGATTCATATTCCTTATTGTTAATTTTCCAATTAACATCTAATAAATCACTAAATAATTCTCTTGCTTTATCTGTTTTAAACATAACAATATATTTTAAATTAATAATACTTAAATATACGAATTTTATTTTTATAATCCTAATACTCTATTTAAAAATAAAAATTACCCTTCTGGAGCTTCACCAGCCTTCTAGTATACTTATACCTCTCAGCTAAGAGTCAGTACGAGCTTTTTACTTTGGATAATTTTTAGTGGAGTGAGAGGAATCGAACCTCTTGCCTAAACAGTCTTGCCGTAATCGAACCACTCCAGGACCTGCAGATCCAAATAATAATGACTACCAAAATTATTATTTTGATGTTGTGACAGGATTCGAACCTGCATCTTTATGTCGCCCAGTATTTGTACTTACAACTTGCGTCTACCATTCCGCCACACAACAAACTACATTCTAGGAATGCAAGAGAATATATAACAATTATTTTAAAAACATGATTGTATGATATCATCATGCCAATACCCAATATCATCATTTATAATTTCTAATTGAGCTTCAGTCATTTCCACTCCATCATAATCAGCACTTTCAATATAAGCGTCACAAAAATCTGGGTAATCATCAAAATCAATTCCACCAAATATTATATTATCAATTAAACTGTAATCCAAATCCAATTCTTCAGATTCAGGAAAGTTATCAGGATTATTTGAATTGAAATTATTATCATTATAAGTGTCTAACATAATACTATTTTTAAATTAATAATACTTAAATATACGAAATAAAATTTAATAATTATAACCTTTTTTAATTTTAGAATAATCTCTTGAATCAAAAAGATTAGTTACATCTTTTATTTTACCATTTGATAATAAATCTATTAACTGATACTTGATAAATTCTGCATCTTGGGCTAAACTACATTCAATATAATTTGAAATCCTTCCATCCCATGAATTCTGTATTAGGAACTCATCTGTGAATTCAAAACTATGTTGACCTGTTTCATTATTATAGGAAGCTGAACTATAGTTTAATTCATCTATTTTAGAAAGTAAGAACATGTAAGACATAAAAGAAGGACTTCCTATTACGTACCAACTATCTCCATCATTAAATGCTCTATACTGTATTCTTTGGATAGCTCTAAACATCTCACCTATCTCTGTTTTGCAAGGTCCTGATTTAGGTATGTTATCTTCTTCAAATTTTTTAGTTAATGCTTTCAATTCATCTGAAACTTTGAACTTAGGTTCATATATATTATGACCACCCCTTAGACCTATACTACCTCCTGATAATCTTTTATACTCTCTATGAATATATTCATCCATAGTTAGTGATATATATTCAGAAATATCAACTAAACCTGCTTGCTGTCCATTCCATTCAATACGTACTCCTGCTCTTTTAGCAATCATTAATTCTAACGAATCCTTACCCTTACCACCCCAGTTACCATCTTGAAAATAGAAATTTTGTAGATCTAAATCTTTTAAATCTTGAACAACTCTTAGAGCAAATCTTAGTTTTGTAATATTTGATACTTGTGTCATAACCTTTATTTTTTAAATTATACTTAAATATACGAATTAAAAATTATAAAGCCAAATTAATATTCATCATCGTAACCTAATTCATAATCGAACTCATCCTCAATTACATCAAAATCTTTAATTAAAGCATCTATATCTTCATCTTTAATAATTTTATAAACATCAGGTTCTTGTTCTGTGTCTAATTTGTCCCAAACCGATTTTACTTGTTTAGCCATTGTTTTATTTTTTAAAAATTACTCTTTTTACTCTCATCCCATCCTTATCAACATATAATTGAGGGCATACAACTGCGTTCTCAAATGATTTGTTAATAAATTGTTGTACCATCTCAGAATCGTTAGAAGTGAATTCAGCATAGTTTTCCCAAATGACTAATACTCCATTTTGATCTAATGTAAAATCATCACAAATATAAGCTGTAAATATCATATCTATTTATTTTTGTTTAAATATTCAATTAATTCTTGTGATAAAACACCTCCAGCATACATTAACCATAATTCTGCTAATCTTTCTTTTGACATAACATTTTATTTAAAATTATACTTAAATATACGAAATTAATCTATAAAATCAAATACCTTTATTAGTAATAAAATTGAAAATTATAATTATCTCCTACACTTCCTAAAGTTACAGTTTCATTTTGCAAATCATCATTCCAAATACAAGTATTATAAATTTTAATAAGAGTTACCTCTGACTCACTTTTATAAGTCACTTCGTAATTATTCCAACTAATAGTATTAGTAGTTAGTTTTCCTTTAAAACCTGTTTCATTTTCAATTGCTTGATTGAAAAAATTTACAACCTGTTCATCTGATAATTTCATAACATTTTATTTAAAATTACACTTAAATATACGAAATCTTATTTAATAAGCCTATTCATTTATTTCTTTTATTATTTGGTCTATATAGGCTTGTGCTTCTTTATAATCCTGCTGCATTTGTTTTAATACTTTAACAGGTATTTTAGAGGTAGTAAATGGTTTATCTTTCAGGAATGTATCATTTATGCTCCAGTTTTTATTCTCCTCTAAATAAGTGTGGAGTTCAGTTTGGAATGATATAAAATCCTCTACATACTCCTCTTCACTCAACCTCTCCTTATAAAAAGTTGAGTGAAAGAATTGTACTAATTCAGCTTTAGATAAGTTTGCTTTTGAGGCAATTAATTTAGCTATCTCTAATTTAGTCAACATAATTACCTAATTCTCTTAATACTTCATATTGAGCATCACTTGAAATACTTCTTGAATTAGACCCAATATGCCATTCAATTGTCTCATCCAAATTTAATTCTCTATATTCCTTCCAATCATAAATTGCGAATACGTTACCTTCATCAGTTTCTAAAACCCATTCAAAATTTACTTTATCTTCTCCTGTATTATAACCATAATCAGGTTCACCAAATACATTTGTTAATTGGTTAACACTTGCTTTAAATGTCACATCTTGGAATGAGGTTCCATTTGTACTTTGATTTGTTTTAGTTGCCATAACCTTTTACTTTTTTAATTAATAATACTTAAATATACGAAATTTATTTAATATTACCTAATACTATAATTAAGATATTTCCCATCTTTCCAATTCAAGGTGAGATGTTTCATATTCTCAGTTATTAGATTAGTTGATTCATCATCTCGATAGATAATAACATCCATCCAATCATCATTAAATTCCTGCTGTGTACTTGCTTCAGCTTGGTCAATAAAATAAGCTACATTCATCATAACATTATATTTTTAATTAATAATACTTAAATATACGAATTATTATTTAATAAACCAAATAAGGGGTCTATTAAATAGACCCCAACTTAATTACAATACATTATAATGTTTAACTTGACCAACTAAACTCGCAATACTCACTCTTGTCTCAGTTGTTTTATAACCACTACCTATCTCAATCTCAACTGTACATGTTCTACCTTTAACTTCAATTATTCTGATTCGATTTAATTTTGGGCAGTAAGTACGTTTTAATTCTATATGTTGTGGTATGTCAAATACAACTCCCTCTTCAGATGATAATTTAATTAATGTTGCTTCTGATTTGAGTGTGCTTATTTTATCATCTAATTCTCTAATACCTTTATTTATTAGATTCATTTGATCATAACTTCTTTTAAATTCATCTTTAAAAAGATTTGAAGTGTTATTGGCAGTGTCAACTAAGTCATGTTGACGTTTTAATACAACATCAGCTGCATCACCTAATATTTTTAATCTCTTTAATTCCCATTCATCATCCCCTTTTGTTGAAGTTGTATAATAAGATAAATCAACTCCATCATAACGTTGTCCTTCCTCAAAATATCTTTCTCTTAAATAAAGAGTAAATAATTCCTTTCTACGATTTAACTCGGAGTGGTCCATTTTAAAATAAATAGATCCTCTTGTTACTTCAATGTAGACATCTGGATGGAACCCTTCAAAATAAGGAATTAAAGCATTACTCATTGCTTGTTCCTTTCTTGTGTAGATTTCAGATCTAGCTTCTTCTAACTCATTCTTTTGAGTTATGAAGATAGCTTTTTGCTCTTCTAATGCTTTAATTACTATCATAACCTTTATTTTTTAAATTATACTTAAATATACGAATTTAAAATTTATAAGCCAAATATGTTATATAACCTTTTAGCACCTGTGAACCCGTATTGACCATTTAATTTTTCGTTTAAGTCAAAATCTAAATAGGTATTCCATCGATCAATAGTGTCTTTAGTACATCCCTTTAATGAAGTGGCTACTTGAATTACCTCCTTAGCGATTGCTTTAGGTAATTTATTATTTTCCTTTTCATATTTGGACTCATAATTTTTACCTCCACCTTCACTATTACCTGTTCGAGGTTTAGTTTCAATCATCTCATATGACTCAATGTTTGGATTTTTAAGAAATTCCCTTACATTATCTATTAAGATTTCATTTTTACCATTTTTGAAACAAACAATTTTATAAATGGTAATATCAGGCCTATCTTTATATTGAACTGCTACTCTACTCATAACTTATTTACTTTTAAATTAACATCCATCACAATTAGAAGCATCATCTCCACATGCCCCACAATAAGTGACCTTACTATCTTCTAATTCTTCTCTTTCTTCAAACATATACCTAACCTCATCTATTGGTTGAGACATTACTAATTGTCTTAACATTTGATCATGCATTCCTACCTGTTCAAGTATATATTGCATTGTCTCCCCATCTACCCCTATATGAGATAGATCTGAAATTATTCTTTCTACTTTATCTCTTACTCTTAAATCTTGCATTTGTGATGTCATAACACTTATTATTTAAAATTATACTGAAATATACGAAATTTTATTTTACAAGCCTAACAAACTAAATAAGGACCCTTATTAGAGTCCTTTTTATTGTGTTTTTCTTTACGTTCATACTTTTTCTTATTCTTTTGAACAGTATGTCGTGACGCGGCCCAAATTTCTTGCATTGTGAATTGCACTACTTTCATTTTCATATATTAATTATTTTAACATAAATATACGAAGGCTCCCTATGGGAGCCTAGTACCTTATTAAAACCTATTATGCTGCTATATACTCTTCAGCAATTGCCCATAACTTTTGATTCATATCAACGTCCTGTGTGAAGTTTTTAACGGCTCTTGACTTTCTTAACTTACCCTTAGCATTTAAGTAACCGAACCCACCACTTGTTAATTTCTCTTGAACTCTATTTAATACAACCCAAACTGAATTACCTTCATCAGCTTTTCGTTCTGCTATTAATAGATTCTTAATTTCCTCATCAGGTATTTGTTTTTCCTCCCCGAATCTAGCTTCAACAGCTTTGAGAGCAAAATCATGTTGTTGTTCAGGTGTCATTTCGACTTGTGAGAATTTGTTAAGATTTGCCACCATTGTTGGCAGTGTGTTCACTAACTCGCCAATATAATTGCGTAAATCCTCAAATGAGTAACCCATATGTCTCATTTTAAATCCTCCAAAGTCTTCAGATTTAATAACTAACCCATTTGAACATACTAATCTAAATACTCCCATTTCAAACCTAACCGCTGTTGAGCCATCATGTGAGTTGATTAATAATAAACTTGGATACATATCAGCTTTACCTTCCTCATTGTTAATTACAATTTCAGGATTAAAAAACTGAATTAAATGTTTTGCAGTTGCAGACGTTTTCTTTCGGGTCTTAACTGTCTTAACATCATATGGTAACCATCCTAATGCTTCCATATCATCAACTATAGTGTCAGTTGGGATATGTACATACTTGTTAGTTAAATTCTCACTAACAACGTGATTGAATACTTGAGGTGCTAACGTGGTTAATTCCTCTCTTGATAACGCTTTTAAACTCATAACATTTACTTTTTTTAATTAATAATACTTAAATATACGAATTAAAAATTATAAAGCCTATTTTCTATTAAAAAGTCTTTTAAAGAAACTGGCTTTTGCCTCTACAGATTCTACAGGTGTACTTACTACTGATTCTAGATACTCTGTTGTACACATGTGTGCGGGTCTAACTGTTTTGATGTTTAATCCCTTTACCTCTTTAATAAGTTGTTGTCTTCTAGTCATAATTATTTTACTCCGTTTTGTTTATAATGATCCGCTTTGGAAAATTTCGTTGTTGATAATTCTTTCTTAACTTTAGGTTGATTTAAAGTTGGTAACCACTCAATTAATGATTGGTAATTCTTTTTAGCACTGTTTTTACTCATCTTTATTTATTTATTAATTATATATTCTATTATTTCATAATTTAACCAATTTAAAGGAATCAAAACAGGGCCTTCAGTACAACTATGTGTTCCATAAAATCCCATAGTCATTGAATCGGGATCTTCATCTAATTGTTTAGTTCGAACAAGGGTTTTTGAGGATTTTCCTATTATTTGCCCTACATAAAATTTCCATTCACCCCCAAATTCAATTTTATTTTGTTCAAATAATTTAGTCATCATTTGTACACCCAATTCATTTAATCCTTTATTTACAACCTTTTTCATAACATTTTGTTTAAAATAATACTTAAATATACGAATCATATTTTACATATCCAAACGATCTATTTGAATGACTTTAGGAAATCGTAATGAACCGTCAGTTGTTTTCTCAAAATATTTAACAGTTGCTAACTTACCTATTAATTGGTCTTTAATAGCCCATATCTCTTCTAAATACTCCATTGTTCCATTAATAGTTGAGTCAAATTTAACTCCCTCTAGTGTTTGAAATGACATAGTAGCGGCTTTGTTAGCAAACTTACCTACTCCTTCATTAACTGATAGTATTTTGAACTCATCATCATGGAACGTTTTATGTTTTAATAAACCATTGGAACGTTTATTTTCATATAACGAATTTGGGTCTCTTAATATTTGACCTTCAAATCCTTGTCCAATATAATGACTTAATTGTTCATCTACATGTTTTGCATCAGGTAATTCATAAGTTGCAATTACTTTATAAATAAATGGATCTAAATTAAATTCTCGTTTTAAATCAAATAAATTTTCACATCTCCCTTCATAACCATAATCAACTTCATTAGGATCTAACATATCATACATCCAATATTCAATATATTGAGCAGATAAATCTAAATCAGCTTGTGTTGGTTTAGTTTTTCTAACACATGAAATAATAGTGTTAAAATCAACGTCCCTATTTGAAGTATACAATTCACCGTCTAATACTAGGTCCGGTTGAGTATCGAAGATATGCTTTAAATTTTCATACACATGCGGTGCAGATATAATCTCTTTACCATTTCTAGTCCACATCCCATCAGATTTGACTACACATCTAATACCATCTAGTTTAGGTTGTGATAGGATTGGAAATTTAACCTTATCTTTACGTTTATCATAATCCTGTGCCAACATTGGTGCAAAAAATACTTTCTTATCACAATCATTAATATCCTCCCAATAACCTAAATCTTTACGTTTTTGCCATAAAGCAACCGCTTCTGATGATACTTGCTCTTCAGCTGTAGTAGCATTCTTTTTACCTATATTTTTAGGTTCACATCTTGTCCAGTCACCTGTAAATTGTTTCATATTAACAAATCCTGTTGTAGTTCTAAAACTGTCACCATCAACTTCAATTTGCCATTGATTGATATGTTCTTTACTATTAGAACGTTTATATAATGTTGGGAATAATTTTACCATAACCTTTCTTCTATTAATTCGTCTATTTGTTGTTTACAATCTTCAATACTACTGCCAGTACCTCCGGGTTCATCACAATCATTTGTATTATAAAATACATATTTTACACTTTCAAGGTGTAAATAATTATAATCATTTATTAATATATCATAACCTTTATAATTTAACATAATACTATTTTTTAAATTAATAATACTTAAATATACGAATTAAAAATTATAAAACCAAATCATTTTCAACTATCTCAAATCTTCTTCCATCTATGTTATTTGTACCATATATGTAAGCCAAGTTATAATCTACAAAACTTTGAATATCATTCTGAAAGATTTCATAACTATCAAAGTAAAAAGGAATAACGGTGTAAATTTTCATATTATATATTTTAAATTAATCTATATTCATCACCCCTACAATCTCAGTATATTTAGTATCCACTAATTCTTTTCTAATTTCCTTAATCTGTTTTATGTTTTCTGCTCCTACCTTTTTAATGGCTGTTTGAACGTTAACATAAAGTGATGGATGAGTTTTTCCTGTCTTTAACACTACTTGGTAATAATTTCCTATCATATTTTTCTTTTATACTTAAATATACGAAAAAAGGCTTGAGTTACCAAGCCTTTAATCAAATATTTTAATTATTAATTTCTATTTAAAAGTATTCCTGCTGTTGAACCAAATACATTGTGAGATCCATAAGGTGAAACACCTTGCTCAGCCCACTTTCTTTCAGTTTCGGCTTTATATAATTCAAGTAACTTAGGCTGTGATAAGATTTCTTTTGTCTTAGCATCATACTGTGCGGCTTCATAGTTACCTTTAGCTAATGCTACTTTCTTCAATGCTGTTTGCTCAGCTTGCTTTGTTTGAGATATAATAGTTGCTGTCTCTTGTAGTACTGCAATCTTTCTTTCTATAGCTGCTTTATAAGATGCTGGTAATGCCATTTTAAGAATTGCAATATTGTTTAATGTGAATCCTTCCTTCTCTAATGCTACATTTAAGGTCTTAGTTACATTAGCTTCGTACACATTCCTATGCTGTAGTAGACTATCTGATGCAAAACTTACAGCATTATCTAATAACTCTTTTCTAACTATAGTTCTTACTCTTGAATTTATTAAATCTTCCATATCAACTCTATACTTTATAAATAAATCAGCTGCTCTTGCCCTCTGCAATTGTAAGTTAATGGAAACATCTAATCCAAATGTAGCTCCATCTGCTGATGTTACGTCAATATGTTCATCTGTTGGAGAGTCTTCGTTTGAATCTGCTGTCCATACCTTATGTTGAACTGATGTTGGATACATGAATACATCCTGTGTTGGTGGGAAATAGAAAATAAATCCACTTGCCATTTCAATGTTGGGAACTCCTTTATTGGTTCCAATTTGATCTACTACTAATGCTACTTCTGCTGAGTCGGCAATTTTACATGACCCTGCTAATCCTAACACTACTAAGATTCCTGCTACTGCTACTAAAATTCTGTTCATAACTACTTTTGTTTAAATTGATTTAATTGTTTATTTTTATTAATAATACTTAAATATACGAAATTTATTTTGGAAAGCCTAATCTAAGCCTAACTTTTTTCTCCTCCAATCAGTCTTTACTCCTGTTGCAAACATTGCATCAATTCTAGGTTTTGATTTACTCCAGGCCGGAATTGCTCCTACATACTCTATAGTATATGGGAAAACTAATCGAATTATTTGAGGAGACCTTTCAATACTCTTCTTTACATTTGCTGAGTAGTTAGGATCTATTCTATGGGAGTACTCTGAGTGATATACTGAAAATTGATTTCCTAATTTATCTAAATACTCTGCTGTGAGTTGGTCATTTAATATACCATCATTCTCTGATAAAAATATTCTTATTACTATTAAAAATATAAGTAATAATACTGCTAAAATTATTGTTAAAAATATAATCATAATTCTTCTTGTTTATCTTGTTTAATTTTTTTCTCTCTGTTCTCTTGAACCAGCTTTGATACATTTTGTGCAAAGTTGTGTGCACATAGAAAAATTGTTCCTATTATAAAAATTGTTAGCAATACTCCAGTTGTGAATGAAACACTACTTGGTTGATTCATTAAATGTGTTCCCACATCTATTAATTGGAAAGATACAATCCATCCTATAAAATACCCAATTGCCTTTAAAATTGTTCTTGTCTTCATCTTATTTACTATTTGATGTTTTAAATAATATTCCAAATAAGAGATTGATTCCTAATGCTTGCCAAAACCCTATTAGGTGTACTCCATCCACGGCTTTAACTAAAGCGTTGTTCCAAAGTAATTATGTTGGTAAAGCTAATATAATAGCTCCTACCGTAATTAATACCATTGCTGCTAATACTGCTCCTAATTTTTCCATTTTACTTGTTTTAATTATTAATAAATTGTTCCTGATGAATTTATATTTAAACTAATATCACTATCCATTGTATTGGATAATATTTTTCTAACATGCAAATCTGGATTAGTTATAACTGAATTACATCTATCAATTGCTGATTGGGCCTTGTCTAATAATTCTTGTTTCATTTTTTGAAAACCTAATTCAAGCAATTCTGGTAACTCCAAAGCACAATCACCCCATCTAGCTATTAAGAATCTATTTAGATTCCATGTATAGCCTTTTTCTTTATCTTGTTCTGATTTCCAATTCCAACCTATTAACATAGGATCAGGATCAACATCATTATACCAGATATGAAAACCATCAAACATTTTATTGTCCTTAGCGAATTTGTACACTTTAAGTACCTCTAATGGTATAGTTGATTTAACATACTTGTCAGCATCTACTTTCATAGGACAAACAGCTTTTAGTTGCTTTTCCATAGCATTGTTTAAACTAATATAAACATTTGGTACATTTTGTTCCTCAACGTTTTGAGTTGTTGCGAACCCTAATTCAAGTGCTAAGTCATTATACTCAGCTAATTGATCTTCATCTAAAATCAGAGCTTCATTTTCAGGCTCACGATAAATTTTTACTTCCATAACATTTACTATTTTTAATTAATAATACTTAAATATACGAATTAATCTCCAGGTCTCCTAATACTTTTAAAATTAAAACTCGCAATTTTATCTAATTCAACTAATGAGATATCTGCTTTTTTATTAGTTCCATAATGATAAACATTACCCTCATATAGATCCCCATTTAATCGTCTTTTACCATTAAATGAACGAAACTCACGTGACGTTACACGGTACCAATTATTCAAATTAGGCATATAAATTTCCAAATTAGAGGCAGTATTAAAATCATATTTGATTTTCTCGGTATTACCTGTTTTCTCTGCCATTTTTACGTTTTTCGAATGCTAATTCTTCCTTAAGTAACCTAATTTCCTCCAATAATTTAGCTATTACTAAATCCTTTTGCCCTAATAATTTATATATCAGTTCCATCTTTATCTTCTATTACTAAATACCTCATTGTTTCAGTTTGTTTTAGAGTACCAATTTTTTCAAGTTCTAATACTTCTCTATGATGGCCATTCATCATTAATGCTAAGGTACATTCCATATATATTACTTTCATAACCTTTAATTTTATACTTAAATATACGAAAGGCTCCTTACGGAACCTAACTTATTTAATTATCCTATAAATGCCCTTAATTGTTCGACACTCATAACTCCAGTTTGTTTTCGAACGGAACCGTTTTCATCTATCACTACTGTGGTTGGAACGTTTCTAATCCCATGTTCCAATACTCTTGGATCACCTGAATCAACATCTATTGATTGAAAATTAACTCCTCCAATTTCACTTTGCGCTTGAGCGAATTTAGGTGCATACACCTTACATGGTTGACACCAGCTTGCAGAATACTTAATTACTGTCTTCATATTTATTTAATTTTTAAATTTCCATTTATAACCGTAAGCGGTTTTTTGTTCTCCTCGACAACATGCCCCTACTCCATCACTATTAGGTTTATTAAAATAAAGTTGGGCTTGTGTTTGTGACTCCCATTCTTTAATAAAATTACCTTCTAAATCTAATTGAATTACTCGAATTAAAGTCCAAGTATTTTTTCTTTCTTTAAGATGACCCCGTTTGGCTTTAATTTTAGCTTTATGCTCATCACTAAATGGTTTACCCTTATGAGATTTAGATAACCCTTTACTTGATAGAGAGATTTTCTCCCCACGTTCTGGTCCAAAATTACATTTAGTAGAACCACCACCACCATCATTCTTATTTACTAAGTTAAATCCCCAGGTTCTGATTTGTGATATCCAATACCTTTCCCAAAATTCCCATTTGGTTGTATCAACTATATCTAATATTTCTATTTTAGTATTACAACCAAACTTTTTTCTATGTGCTCCTATTCTACCTTTAATTTGAACTGTTTTACCTATATAAAATGGAATGTCATTTCCATTATGTAAATAATATATTATTGTTTGTTCCATAAATATAAATATACAAGGAACACACCAAGCCCATTAAGGGGTTTCTTTTAATTTGACTACAAATGAGTTAAACTCAATTGCAATGAATGTTTTCTCACTTAACGATAAATGGAACACTTTGAACGTGTCGTTCTGCATCATATCTATATATTCCTTTGAAATATTAGTGTCTGTACCACTTCCATCTCTATTGATTCGGCTTATGAATATTAATTCTTTACCTTTCTTTTCCATTATTGTTCTTCATTTGATGGAATTTGACCCATTTCTAAACCATCGATTTGTTGTTCCTCATATTGAGCCATCGGTACTTCCATTATTTCTTCTTCTATTTCTTCAAATTCATGTTCGGGTAAGGTTTCAACAAACAAATACATCTCGTTGTGTTTTAACACATGATCACATCCTAACCACTCTTTCCATGCCTTCATTTTATCATTGTTAAATACACCTTTTTTATCGTGAAATTGATGTAATGGCATTACCCTATTAACTAAATATAATAAATCACCATGTTTAAATAGCTGTTTCATAAATTATTGTATATACGGATAGAAGTATGAAGGATAGGGTGAGAATTTATTCTATTACTTGTAATATTTTAGTGTCTTTAACACTTTTTACTTGAAAGTCTGTTGACATGCCTTCATCTTCAAACATTTTAGTAACTTTTACTTCAGCATCTGTAACACTCACTGCGTCTACTAGATACTGTTCTCTCATTTTGGTTTGTTTACCTTTATCGTTCATATCAACGATTTCTACATTTGCTAAAAAATAACTCATTTTTATTTGGTTTTAATTGTTTCTAATAATGTATGCACTTTAGTGCACATTTCATAATCCTCTATTATTTCAAAATAAACTAACCCTAACTGTAATGCTTGTTCCCATTCATTGGGTTGAACAGTTAATATCACTTCATCTAATTCGGGGTCATTTGTTAATTCAATGATAAATAAATCTACTAATGAAAATGTTTTACTTTTTTTCCATTCTTGATTTAACATTTTATAAGTCTGGATATGGATTATTCCTGGGTTACGCTCTGTGAACCTGATTAAATCATCTAAATCTTTTAAGGACATTGTTTTGGCTTTCATTATTTGATTTTAAGGGTTCGTTTTTTTCTTACTTTAGGTCTATCTTCAGGAAAGTTATTATACCATATCT